GAGTCTGAGTCTGATTCAGAGGAAGAAAATGTGAATTGGACAAAACTTTATATAGATATAACTAATCCTATAACTTCTGATAGTAGTTCGCCTATTTCCTTGAAAAAGATTGAAGATATGATAACCTTCTTATCTGATCTCATTGTCAAAGGGAATTTTTCTTATCCTTACCATCATTTGTATCTACCGCCACCTAAGATAATGTATAAAAATTTGGAAGAAATATGGAGAACCTCCTATGAAATTTTCTCGTCGATAGGTGATGAGAACTTTACGTTGATAATTGATTTCATAGATTATTGGCTAAGCGAGTCGATCACTGACCATTTTACTGAACATATTAGAATGAAATCAAGAAAGTTATACAAGACTTTTTCTCCAATGGATTCATGGAAATCTCCTGTATTAAATAAAGGTGTTATAACTAATATCATATCAGATAAGGCGGCATTCTCTTTTCTTGAAAAAGCTATCGAAGAATACAAATCACAAACAGATCCTAAGACAGAAGAGTTTACCAAATTCCTTTCTTCTAGGGAAAAGAATCATCTGAACAGTATTATTTACACTATTTTAAGACCTCCAACTATATTTAGACCAAGCTGGGCAATGGCTATTTTCAAACATTTGTATCCAAATATGTTATCAAAAGATATGAGTAAAATTAAATGGCTTGATCCATCTGCTGGTTGGGGCGATCGTCTAGTAACTGCCACTATTATGGGATGTCAATATCATGGTGTAGACCCCAATAAAGACTTGAAGCCAGGTCACAGTGGAATTATTGAACAATTTGGCTCTGTTAAACAAATGGTCGAATATAAGCCGTTCGAAGAAGTAGATCTAGGAGAAGAACTTTATGATATTGCATTCACTTCTCCTCCTTTCTTTGACATCGAAATATACAGTGAACAGGAAACCCAATCATTGAAAAGATTTCCTTCTTATGATTTGTGGTTGAAGAAATGGTTCATTCCTTCTGTCGACAAAATGTGGAAACATCTTAAAGTTGGAGGGTTCCTAGCTCTATATTTAATAGACAGTAAATTAAGAGTAATAACTCCATCACTTAAAGACCATATGTTTAAAAATCACAGGGACGCGTGGAATATCAAATCTTTCAAAGTAGGAGTCAACCCAGTTAAGCCTTTCTATATCTGGAAGAAACTTAAGGGAGATAGAGCAGAATATGGAGAAAACGGAAAAACAACCGATGAATTATATGACCATCGTAAATGGAAAACTACCAACAACAAAAAATATCGAAATAAAAGATAAAATCGGATCCACGATTTTTGGAAAATCCAATTGACTGATCCTACAGAAAATACATTTTTGTGATATAACGTCTTTCTATAAATTAATTTGATCACTGACTAATCAGTAATCAAATATCTTTGAAAATAACAAAAATATCTTGAGATAATTTAGATGGACTTCGTGAATGTTGGAAATAACGATTTAATCGACGATTTCCCGCAAATTTTCATAAATCTTTCTACATATTCCTTGAAGACCTCAGTAACGGGAGGCTTATATGTTTGATGTTCTTTTTCATTGACCATGTCAAGTAATTCTCCACGAAACCAATTTCTTATCTCCTTTAATTGTTTGAGATTCTACTTCTTCGTCAAAGTTCCTGAAAAAAGACATGGCTAACTTAATTGAGTCTTCCAGTTTATTTGGAGATTCCTCAAGTGCAATTTTCGTGTTACGTGTTTAGTGAAAAACTTGTTCACTTTTAATCTTTAGGGATACAATTTACTCTTCCTAATCTAGTGTCCCAGTAAGGAATTTCTCCAGAAGAACAACGAGTTCCAACTACACAACTTAACGCAGTATTTTCAACATCTTCTCTTGTGAATGTCGATGAATTTTCAGGAACATATGCGAGGATTCCATTCAAACACTCAGCTGGACCATTTTCGTCAAATACTGGAGGCCAAGACCTTTCTCCTAACTCTCTAGAAATTGCACAAAATTCGGTAGCTGAAGACTCGAATTGTAAAGGAGAATCAGTTTGAAAATTTCCTGCTAGATCTTTGTAACTATTCACTTGACTAATGATTAATTTTTGCCCGTCGACACCTTGATAAGGATTACCAAGTGTAGTTTCAAAGTATGCAGTTACATGTTCTGCACATTGGGGTTTTTGTAAACATCTACATTTGTTCTTACCTTCACAAATACCTATCTTTGTAGAACCATCAGACTGAAGAGCATGAGGAGTTCTGGGATTCTCACAAGTAAATGGAGAATTACAAACTTCCATAGTTGGGTTCACTGTTTTAATATCAGCTGAATTAACAGGGCAATCTTTAACTCCTGTAAAAATATTAGTACTACATTGACCAGGTTCACATTGTATTTCTGTTGGTCCCGAAGAAGGAGAATCCTTGATCTTCAGGATTAAGAAAAATAAGAAGACTATGATGATTATCAACGAAATAAACCCCAACACAAAATTAGGAACTGGGTCAGGGGGAATAATTATCGGACGTGGTCCGTCTCGATCCAATATAGAAGGCATGTTACCTTTTTGGATTCTGCAAAAAGTCTTTTAGACAAAACATTGAAATTTTTATTCCTCAAATTGACGATCTATTTTTTCGTAGCTTATGTTTAACGGAAAAAGTATTACAACTAATATGCACAGAATTATCATTACTAAGCCAGAAGTTGACCTCTCGGTCGAAACAATTGCCTATAACCTTAACAATATTTACAAACATTCAAAAACTCCAGTGGCTCTTTTTACTTCTTATGTTGTAGATTCTTTAGTACACATGTCACCATTTGGTGAAATATGTATCTTTTAGTCGAAATATCGACTTGTGTTACTTTGCCACAAATTTATCGTTTATCCATTGAATTACAATTTCATCGACGAGTATTGATATTCCCTTTTTTCCTGGAGGGAAGTAGAGCTTCTTGGCTAATTCATATTTGATATTGTAGTCAAGGAGTTTCTTGACAAATTCATGATGGTCTTTAACGTCTAAAATTTGTTCTTCACTGTCCATAGTTGATTTCAAGTAAAAGGTTACATTCTAACAAATAGAAACATTTTTTTATTCAGTTTTATATTATCATGTTTCCGCTAGCTCCTTCAACTGATAGTCCTAATTTAGCGGCTTTGTTAGCATGTTTGCTCTCATTTTTCTTTTTTGAGTCACTTGGTTTACTTGATTTACTAGATTCAGGATCTTGTTTCTTCATTTCTTGACTTATTACATCTTTGTCAATCATAACTATTCCATCATTATAGGCTATTGATTTTGGACCAGACGTAAATTTGAAGAGATCCATTTCTACTTCATTAATTTCATCTTGAACCTGAGATATATACAGAAGTATCTGTTCTCCATTTTCAAATAAAGACATGTCTCTGGCACTTTTAATTTGATCAGATATTCTACTGTATCTAAGACTAATGTACATAAATTGAACTGCCTTTTTACTAAGTCCGAGATATTCATGAAGTAATTTTAGAAGGGCAGCCATTGAAGGTCCTATAATAGAGAAATTACTTTTATTTTCACTAATGAATGCAACCAATACTGAAGTTAACAGAATAAATATTACTAAGAAGACTACACCAATATTTAGCCATTTGTACTTCTTAGCTTTAAATCTGTTCTGTTTGAAGTTCTTCATGGCCTCATTCTCGAATTCCCTTAGTTTCTTAACCGCTTTTTTCATACATGAGTCCTTTAATGGATTGACAAGACCAATTCCAGAACTAGCTAATTTTTTACCAGAGTCAACACCTTTAGATATAAGTGCTCCTGCCACTTCTACTTTTTTACCAACATCTTTGAGACCTTCTGAAAGTTTAGATTCACCATTTTTAGGTGGTTTGTTTTGACTTTGTTTGCCACTGTGATCCGCGGATAATGTACTTGCCCCTGAATTAGAAAACCCAGACATCATCTGGCCATAAATAGGCACAAATCCAACAAATCCATGATTCTGTTTGTTTTGATCAGAACTCATACTCTTTTCTGGTTATTTGAAATTTGGATGAACAATTTAGATACTGAAAACCTTAATAAAATTCTAGAATGGTTATCTGTTCAAACCATTCTAGAATACGATAAAACACTATTTTCAGTATCTAAATGATCAAGGAGCCCTGGTACCTACTTGTCTCGTGTAAATATTAGTCTTAGTGTCTACAGATAATGGTTTGGATAACTTATCAAATATTAGACATGATGATCCCGGCGATTCCAAAAACAATGTCGAGAATTAATCCACAAATATTAGATCAAACAATTTTTGTCATTTATTGATGACTCTCAGGAGCTGATCTTAGTTTCAAATCCCAAACTATACGCGAATTTTGCCGGAATAGCACCACTAATTTCAACTTCTAGCTGATACACCTACTTGACGAATGTAGACATTAGTCTTAGTATCGACACTTAAATTTCTTGGATTTATGATGGTCATAGTTCCTGATACTTCATCAAATGAGAACATAGTGCATATGTCACTTCTAAAGTTACAATTGTTAATTGCTTGTTCTAATGTTACTGCTGGTAGAATACATTTTTGATTGTCATCGTCTCCACATAATGTTTTGGCGTGGCCATTTACTGCTGGTAGTACTGCATAATCCCCTTTCACTGTTGGACATTGACTAGGATCTATTAATAAAGATCTTTCTCTAATATAAATAACTAAAAGAATAACAAAGGCAATAGCTAGAAATATTACCAGCGCAAGCCATCCTGTGGGAAAACTATGCCTAACCTCATCAACATGACTAATCGGAATTGTTCTAGAATACTTAGAATCCAAAGCGTCCATATCTTTTGTCTAGGGAAGTTTTTCAGGTATCGAAATCAATAAAGTTAACAAAACATAATCCATTTAGATAATAGAATTCACCAACTTAATATTCTTCGTGGTTTGGAGTTTGTTTATCAGACATGATTGACGATAAATAACATGGTTATTATTTGATTAATTTCAGAGTTTGAGAAAGCAGACTTTTCAAACCAAAAATACAGAAATATTAAAAGCTAATGGGAAGTCATTGTTCGAAAGAGGGTGAAACTCCAGACACTTCAAATGTTTGTAGCTCAGCAGAGGACCCAGGAGATAACACCCATGAAATCCCCGGATTCTGTGCGCCAATTAATTTTTTTTCGGGAAAACCAAAGAGAGAAGAATATTGTTGGAAAATAGGAGATGATGAATGGGAATATGATAGTCAAGGAGGAACTTGTAACTACAATGATTGTCATATTCCCAATGGTTATCATTCTGGATGCTGTAAAGGATGTTGTGGAGTATTAGGTAGAGGAGTAGTATGTAGAAGAAAAGCCTACAAAGGTAATGATGTCGATTGTTGTTTTCGTGACATGGCATGGAATAAGCAAAAACGTTTTTGCTTTCAAAGCAATAATGAAAAAAGAACCTGTAAACCTTCTAGTCGAAATATCACAAGTACTTCTTGTCAAGATTCTGTTGAAGATTTTTGTGTAGGAGAGGATCTAAGTGACGATGATACTTCTTGGTTTAAACGTTGGACACCAGACGGAGAAGATGGTAAATCCTGTTTATATGCTCTTAATAGAAATCTTTTTGGAAATCCTAATACTCCTGGATTAACATCAGGAGTTCCTTTGGATCCTGCTCTATATAACAATGCGGAGGGATTCCAGTGGAGCAGGGAATTAATGGTTAAAGTTTTCAACAAATATCGTCAACAGGGATTTATAATTGGTGCACTTCCTGGATTTAACGGTTACGATGATTTTCAAACAACAATATTTTCTCTGTGTTCAACCACTCCAGGTTTATGCGAGGAAGGGTTGAAACTCGTCTGTTCTGGTCAAACAACAGAAACACTTCTTCTTAACCCGGAGTTAGTTCCTTGGTGTGGGTGTTATATGTCAGATGATGAATATCAACAGTATGTAACTGAATTTCAAGTCACTAAAGAGTGTACTCCTATATGTGCAAGACAAGGAGTTATTCCCGTTGCTAGTGCATCTGGTGCTGGGACAATTCCGTGTACACAAGATGTTTGTGTAATTGACGATGTAACTATAAGTTTATCAAACACAGATGTTGGTGGAGATATTAATTTTTCTCAGTTTTGTGGAGGATGTTCTGGTTCTGCTCATGGCATGGCTACTTCTTCATCTAATAATGGAAATACCAACATTAATATTCAAAAGAGAAAAGCCAGCAGCACTTCATGTGAATGCTTCATTACCAATACTAATATTGATACTGCATCATCTATGATTGGCGGCGACATTGATTTGAATCAAACATGTGGCAAAAGTACTTGCTATAGAGAAAATCCTGATTTTGGTAAGAACAATTTACCTAAGCAAATAGAAGTTCCTTGTAATGCATCTAATGATTTTAATCCTCTTGCACAAGAAGAGGCAAAAGAACAAGAAGAGGAGGACAAGCAATTCAAAAGAAATCTAGTAATTTGGTTAGTAGTCATTGGTATAGTCGTGATCATTTTAATCATAGTGTTACTAGCCAATCTTGGAGGTAACTATGCACCCGCAATTATTCCTAGATATAGACCACCAGTACCTTGGGCTACTAAAGAACAAATAGGTAGTATGAGTATTTTTAATAAAAGAGGATTGACCCCAAATACTAGTAAATACGTTTCTAGATCAAATGGATCAATTCTTAACAGAGGAATCTCAAGAAATAGTATTTCTTCTGCTCACCCTGGATATGCTGGTTCTATTGCCAAACGGTACTATTAATCTAATAACATATGGTAATAATAAACATATGGCTCTATTGAGCTATATGTATTTTAGTAAATCCTAGTCTAATTATTTTTGCTCTCCAAAATAAAATTTGGTTATTTCCTCATTGTCTATATCATCAATGACCAACTTAAATTGGTTTCTCAAAACACCATAGATTTTGAACGAAGATGATTCATAGAACTCAGGACCAATTTCAGGTTTCCTCAATTTAATACCATTCCATAGAGAGATAGGATATAGGACATATTTTTTTGCTTTTAATGGTTTAGGGTTTCCGATTTTTTTAAGGATGCTGCTCTTAACATATTCATTAATTTTTTTGTTTTCATCATAAAGTCCCTTTGTCCATATACGTCTGTAACCAAACGGAGAAAAAATAACAATATCATGAATCCAACAATCAAAACATATGTAAATTCCTTTACGAGTTTTGTTGTAGAAGCTATTAAAACCTTCGTAATGATCTTGGTGTATTCTATCTACACCGAGACTAGCGCAGATCTTCTGAGAATCTTGACCTATCGTTTTTGAAATTTCAAAAACTGTTGTAGACATAACTTTGTAAGATTTGGTGTCCATTGGTGCCGGGTTATCTCTAAACTCTATGTAACTATTTTATCTTTCAATTTCTGATTCAGTTAATGGTTCTCCAGTTAGTGGATTAATTGGTATTCCTTGTTCGATTAATGTCTGAATACCACTTCTAGTAAAATAGTGATCCGGGCCTAATTTAATAGATTGATCAACTAACTCTTGATTGGACAGAGACAAAAGTTCTTCTTGATATTCCGTTATTTCAAGATCACTCTTAGGTTCCACTATTATTTCTGTATCTTCCCCATTCTTCTCAATAGTAAAGATAAAACTTCCGTTGACTATTTTAGTCCCTGAAGGAAATTTAGCCATGTCATCATCATGTTTGTCCAAATATCGGGACACTGACGATGACGGAATTATATTGAATTCTTCGCTCATGTTAATAAACCTTTTACCTTAATGGTCAAAACTATTATTTCTTCATTTTCATCTTCGCCTCCAATTTCGCTTATCTAAACTCAGCATATCTGGGTAAATTTGTACCGGAGATACGGTTTGGCGATTAGTGAATGAAGGGACTATCTTTATTTGTTGAGTCGAAGATGGGGCCTGATATAGATAAGGATTTGGATTTGGAGTTGAACTTAACGAAGGTATATATCTTCTTTTTTGTATAGGTTGAGTTTGTTGTCTAGATTGATATTGTTGTCTAGGTTGAGTTTGTTGTCTAGATTGAGTTTGTTGTCTAGATTGAGTTTGTTGTCTTGGTTGATTAATAACTGGAGGTAATTGATATTTCTCTGGTTGTCTAGGCCGAGATTCATCTCTATAACTAGTTTTTTTTTGCTTCATCTTCGGTGGTAAATATAATCCTCCAGGGATTGGAGTTATTCTACCTTGAAATGTTGTTCTTTGCATGGGAGTTCTATATGTTCTTTTAATTCTTGATTTCCTTGATTGAGCTATTTTTCTTTGTACATGAAGTATCTTCTTCTGGCAATCTTCGGAGAACTTTTTTTGTTTTTTGGTAGCAAAGTCATGTTCGTTATCTCCCTTAATTACGCAAACTTTTGTAAATCTTCTTCTTAGTGATCCACATAGATAATATTGTTCAGACTGTTCTTCAAGAACGTCAATATCATCTGAGTTAGTACAAGGATTAAATTTCCAAGGAGCATTATTATTACTACATTTATTTTTGTATTTCGATAAGAGCTTTTTCCCATAGGAATTAAGTCGTTTATTATTTCCTGGAACAGAACATGTTTCAGTGTAGATAGGTTCTATATGTTCTACTAAAGTATTTCGTTGTTGATGAGAAATTATTCTCATTGTTCTATCTGGCATAATAACACTGGTTCCAGGACCTAATCTTCTTGCAGCCTCTCTTCTGTTATTAAGTCTAGATAGAGAATTATCTGGTATTATAACTTCCCCTGGTTCTAAATCTGTTGGTAACTCTAATTCATCGACGATATTTTTCCTTGGTATTGGATTAGAAAATATGTCATCTTTACTACTTAAAGACAGGCTTTGAGGTTGACCAAATGGAATCATTTCCAAATTTTCTAATAAATCACTGGTTTTTAAAGAAGGCAATTTTACTTGTATCTGTCAGAAACTTTCTTCAAATAATATTTATCTTCGGTATGATCATGTCATCATTAGACTAGGTTTCTGGTCCTGATTTAATCATATTACAGCTTAGCTGCAATATGTGTTATTTAATTACCTAAATGTTTAGTTTATTACTTTGACATCTTGTTCTTCAATTAATCCAGTTTTGGCAGAGAAGCCAAGATTTCCAATAGTATTAGTGAATAGAATGTTATCATCATCAGTGCCTGGCATAGGAATATATTTTGGTTCTAATTCTAATTCTAATTCTTCTGGTGGTTCAATAACTACTCCTTCTGGTAATAGAAGTTCTATTGGTTCTGCACCTTCTGGGAATTCAATTTGAATTTTGTAATCTTCTCCTGCTGGGTTTTGATAATATCCATGCTTAGCGTTTATCCGGAAAATCTCTTGTTCTAGATCAACAAAGAAAGGATATCTTTGATCGACGTTCCCTGATGGAGATTTTACATTGATTAATTCTGCTCCTTCTAGACCATCATCTCCATAAACAAATTGAACAATCTTGTTGGCAGAATTTCTTACACTACCATCCATTAGAACCTTTAGATCTTCGAGTGTTTTGACCATTTCTCGATGAATTGCCCCAATTCCCGCAGTACTGACAGCTGTTTCTAATAGACCTACACGACCGGCCATTAAATGAAAGAACATTTCTGCAGGACCTAAACCTGTCAAAAATGAAGAAGAACAAAATCCCCTACTTTCAAGAGTTTTCTCTCCTGGAGAGAAGTAAGGAAGACATCGTTTTCCTCCATCAAATCCCATTGCTGGTCTTTTACCGCGAACAAATACTTGAGTAAGAGAAGCCATAATTTGAGCCATATTGAAGTATCCTCCTTTGGCACCAGCACCAATCATAATCTGAAATGCGTTATCTGGTGCCAGATTCTGTTTGGATAATTTTTGTCCCAATGTTTTTGATACATTAACAATACCAACGATTCGGTCTTCATGTCTTTGTTGTTCAATAGGATCAATAGGTTTTTCTCCAAGAGCAGCAACTTGCATTTTTGTTTTGGTAATTTCATCTTCAACCATTTTTCTGGTGTTTGGATCTTTAGGAAAACAATCACCTAATCCGACAGAAAAACCTACATCGATCATAAATCGTGTAAGGACAGCACCGGCATCATCTAAAAACTGAGCAGTTCTCGCCATACCGTAATTTTTCCACAAAGCCTGAATTATAGAGTTGCTAGATTTTCCTACATGAGACTTAGTCAATATTCCTTGAATCATAATACCATTAATAACTACAACACTTCCTTTTGTATAAGAAAAGTCTTCAGGTAAAAGAGCAGAAAACAATACCTTGCCTGGAATGTGAAGATTACCTGCGTAATCTTGTTGAGGTCTCATTCTGAAAAGATCAAGTCTTCTATCAAGAGTTGCTAAGGAATCTTTTGCAGTGATACGTAAAATGGCATCATTGAATGTATCAGGATTAATAAAAGTATCAGGACGCGACAACATATTGGCAGCTACAATGTTATCCATAATGAGACCAATAATAGGCGAGTTAGTCTGAGAATTCATAATACAGCTGTTTACGTTCATAATGGTTTTGATTTCAAGCTCTGCCGCTGCTGTTTGGGGTACATGGATATTCATTTCATCACCATCGAAATCAGCATTATAAGGTGGAGTTACCGAGGGGTGAAGTTGTGCAGTTAATGCATCTTGAAGAACAACCTCGTGTCCCATAATACCATATTTATGAAGAGTTGGAGCACGATTAAATAAGACATAGTCTCCATTTTGAAGCCAACGTTCAACTTTATCACCGACGTTAACGATATAATTCTTTCTCATGTTATCATTAACTCTCATTTGATGGCCTTTCTTGTCTCCCGAACCAGCAGTAATCCTGATAACTTTACCAGATCTTAAAAGACTTTGAAGTTCGGCCTTATTGACTGAAGTTGCTGTCACAGGCTTTGTCAAAAATGGTGCCCATACTCTTGGTATTCCAATCTGATTGATACGCATGTAAGGATTAGGGGTAATCACTGACCGAGCAGAAAAATTAACTCTCTTGCCTTGGAGAAATCCTCTAATAACACCTGTTTTTCCAACAAGTCTTTTGTAGAGGGTAGTCAACGCGCCTTGTTGTCCTTGAGACAACTTACCATCAGTATTGTTGATTAAATGCTTTAGTATAAATACCAACCCATCATAGATATCTCTTCTTTTTCTTGGATCTTTTTCCAATCTCAAGTTGGAAACTTTTTGGACAATGTCTTTGTAGATAGTTGTCAAATGATCTGGATAAGCAGAACCATCCTGGTATACTGGTGCTCTGATACAAGGAGGCGGAACCAACAAATAAGACATAATAAATCTTCTAGGATGATCACCGATTCCGAATCCCATTAAATAAGAATCTTCATCGGAAATATTGTCCAGAATACTTGCGACACATTTGATAGGGAGTTCCATCGCCCGACTCTCATCATCAGGATTCTTTACTAGTACTCGTGTACTATCTTTACTCTTCTTAATTTGAATTTCTGAGTTAGGGATGCATTTTTTGATCTCTCCCATAGGAAGATCTTTCAAAAAGTCAGTGTTTGGTGCTGTAATAGCAATAGGACCAGGAATTGGAGTCATAGGTAGCAAAGTTACTTGCAAACCAGGTGATTGTGCTACTGGGTCTCTGATCAAATTAGGAAGAATTGTTGTTTGTGGATTTCCTTGAACTAGATGTTGTGTTTGAACCTGTTTAGGACTCAATTGTTCTGGATGAATTTTTGGTATTTCACAATGAGGCCCTGGGTTAATAATACACGTCGCAGCTGGAACAACAATTTTATTTCTGGGAACCTTTGGATCTGTAAAAGGATATTTGGCTGGAGGAATAATAGTAATTTGTTTATTTCCACAACCAACACCTCTTCTACAAGGTTCTCCTTTACATTCTTCAGTAAGCATTTTGAGTCTTGTCTCTCCAGTATATTTCAATAAACCTCGATCTTCAATCTCCTTTTCGGTCAGCAAAAGACCTCCGCAAGAATGACAAACACATGTCAAAATTTTCAACAAAGGAGGGAACTTCAGATAGTTGTAAAATGGCTCAGATAAAGGATTTTTGGGATCATGTAATTTAATATGACCGTAATGTCCTGGACATCGCTCTTTACTCCGATGACAAGTTGGACATGCAAATTTATCATTAATAGTTCCCATACTCGGGTCATTGACAGAACCCATTCCTTCAAGATCAGTATTTCTAATCTCAACCACAGAAAGTTCAAGAATTTCATTGTCACTGAAAGAACTAATCTTTAGTGATTCGACAGCATAACGTGGGAGTTCAGTCTGCATTTTACGTTCGACATTCATTAACAATGCTCTTTCTTGTCTGGCAATATTGAGCGTAAATTCATTATTTGTCGTTTCAAGTTGACCACCTGGTTGGAATTGAAAAGCTGCAGCATTGTTTCCCAATAATACGTTAGCCTGGGGAATTACGGAAGGACTTGGTTTAGGATCTGGAGTCGTCACATGCGTTCCAAATATATTGGTAGGATTAAACAAACCTAGATTGGCAGGATTAATTCCAGGAATCAATTGCGGAGCTGGAACATTAGGTCTATTGGGAGTTGTTGTAGCAACAGGAATCTGATGCTCTAGTTGTAAGATAGATAATGGATCGAAGAGTTGATCTGTCATATCAAATGTAGGGGTTGATGTCTTTTTTAATCCAACAAAAGTCTAAATCACTTTTATCATTTCCATATTTTACCCAAGATATCTTATATTGTAACATGGGAGGATTGAATAAACTTAATTTTGGTCAAAGTAAGATTTTTTTGTTAATTCATATGTTAAATAAGTAGAATAAGTGTAGGAAAAAATGTTCGGTATTTATACATTAAACATAGCAAACTAATTTGAATAGATATAAAAACAAATATATTGCACAGTCCGTGCAATATATCATTAAAACACAACCCAAATTACTCATTTATCGTGTTTCAGAGACATCAACATAATGTTTCTGTTTAACATAGTATTTTTATTAAATCCCAGTTTGGTAAGCAACATGTACGAGGGGTTATTATTAATATCAACTGTTGCAAAGACCACCTTACAGTACTCTTTGCTTTTTTCTATTAGTTTTTGAGATAACTTGGTAGCTATCCCTATTTTTCTATATTTGTTTTTCACTACTATCCGTTGTAGATTGCATTCTGTTCCATATTTTGAGTTTGTAGATATTGTAAGACCAGCGAAGCCAACAAGTTCTTTTTCCTTGAAACACAGAATGAATTCTTTGTAGTTTTTGTAAATATTTTTCATATCACCTTGAAGGGCACGGGTAATATAAATTTTAGTAGATCTCTTGTTCTTTTGTACAGACAATAGCGTTTCTTTCCACAATCCAACAATATCTTTATGAACACCATTAGTCACGTCATCTTCGATTAGTGTCCTAAATTTAAACAAATCTAAATTGTTTGTATGACCTTTTGATGGTTTCAAATGTGAAACCGATTGTAAACAATCCATCATGTTTGCTTAGTTATCAATATTTGATTAAGGAGCTTCATTTTTATCTGGAGTCCTGTTAGATTCTTTTGAAAAAGAATAGCCAGCAACAGCCAAGAGAAGAAAAACAATAACGAAAATATAAATGAATATCTGGGATTCATTTCAAGATTTAATAGATGATTTGAAAATAACAGGGTATCCCTATCTGTTAGCTGATCTAATTTCTTTTCAAAACCCATTACTGAACATGGACTTAGAAGATTATGAAAATGACGAGATATCCAAACCACAACTTAGAACAGAAGATATTCAACCTAAAACCAGAAAAAGGGACTCAGACATAAAATTGAAGATTTTCAACGAAATACCTGGAAGGTTTATTGACGAAATACACATAAATAAAAAGAAGTCGAATATAAAAAATAAATTGTTGACCATGGCAACAGACGAAGCACAGATAAAACCTTTAACTATTCTTACTATAGATTGTCAAACATTTGCTAGTGAAAACGATGATATTCTTCCTTCTTCAACATCTCCAACTAGTTTTCCCTACAGTATTATCAAAGTAAAACCAACAGAAGACGGGCAAGATATTTCGGAAATCACCGGTTGCTATATTTATGGTCTTTGTTCTGATGAAAAGGTCCTCTGTGAATTTAAAGAGTTAGAATTGACTAAAGTTTTCAAATGTCAATCATCGGAAGATTCTGATTCCCTGTTCACACGAATTCATAAGGATTTTGTTATTAGAAGTGCGGCACAAAAAGATCAAGTCTTAAAAGATTCATCTTATCCAGGGGAAACAGAACTTCAAAAATGGACCAATACATTTTCTGGTTCTGTAGCAGTCACTTTATGTACTTTTGCATGGATGATGCATGATCAAAAATCTATTTGTAATCCATTTGGTCCAATTGATCCATGTTTTCCTCCATGTGAACTTAGCATATATCTATTAAATCAAAGTATTTTTCGTTATGTTAGATATATTATAGATATGATTAAGTGTATTGATCCACCTGATTTAGATAGAACTATTTGCCTAAAAAAAGTATGCTCTTGTAAAGGTAAAAAAAATGAATGTTGTTTAATAGGTAGACTTTGGGGATGTGAAATAGAAAGGTTGTACTGTATTTGGTTTAAATGTTTCCCTTGTGGTCCTAAACTTAAATACGAAGTTGCAATTTATTGTGCAATTCAAGGGTTTGCTTGCTACTTTAGTGAAAAGAAACAAAAAGTAGTCAAGAAAATCAAAGAATTCGATCAGAAGGTTTATAAGGCTTGTGATTTAATTCAAGGAAAAGTCAATGAAGCTCTCAAAACAATAGAAGAAGCTCATAACAAGGCACAAACTAATGGTAAAAATTTACTTAACACTATATCTACTTCAAGGGAAGCAGCTGAAGATAGTATTAGTAATAAACAGACGAAAGCAGTTGAAGAAATAACAAAAACTCACCAAGACAGAGTTAGCAAATTAAGAGAGACAGGAGACCAAATAAATAAAAGTATTATCCACAGTGGCGTAAAAGCTAAAAATGCAATGAACAAGACCAGAGGACAAATGTTAGAAAGTATGGATTTACATGAAGCCGAGACTGACCACACACTCACTGAACTTCATAAGAAATTAGTAAAGTCTATTTCATCGGTTAAAATACCGCAAAAGAAAGCTATGATCAAATATGCACAAAAATTGCAGAATCAACTGGATCAAAATCACCATAACAATATGACAAAGATACAAGACCGGTATGATACAGTCATTGATAAACTTGGATCATTTGAAACATCATCTAAATCTGCTATGGAATCATCCCATGAAAACTTCAAGGTTTCAGTATCTGATTCATTAGAGGAGATCAAAACACAAAGAAAGTCAACAGAGGACATGATGAAGACATTTTATTCAGTTATAGAAGACGTAGATTTTAGTGCATTGGAAAATTTGAAAAACGGTGACACTTCAACCTCTGGCACACAAAAAGATTCAACTACAGATGAAAATAAAAGAATAGCGGCACTAGAAAAACAAGTTGAGTTATTAACTAAAACGGTACACAATCTAATCAACAATAAAACAACAAAAAAGAAAAGAAGAATATATCACAATAAATAAGAATAAAGAAAAGAAGAATATATCACAATAAATTATGGACAAGTCTGTGGAAGCTGCGAAACATCTAATTATAAAATCTGGATATCCCATTGATTATGAAGAACTAAATTCGATGAGTAACTAGGATTTCCTTAACAATCAAGATATTACAAACTTCTTAGAACAACCAAACGTATTTGATCAGATAGAACCCACACTTAATGAAGAAATTAATATTGTGTCTAATATATTCCATCCGTAGAGCAAATCAATATTGAAATTAATAAAGGAATATCAATATCGTCAGAACTAGGTATTGACGTGAGTGATTCCCAAATGCAACAAATAAGCATGACATGCTTATTTAAACAATTAGAATTAGACAAACATTAATACGTTTCCGAATTTAACAAATCACATTTCTTATGTGATTTGTTTGAACAAGTTGTATGCTAGGGTGTCTTTGAATAGATTAATTTACGACCCTGGGTTGTTTGCTTGTATCCTTCTATGATTATCTTACCAGCATGTGTTTCACGATGACATGTTTTACATAGACACACGAGATTATGAAGCTCATTCTTATGAAAGGATTCATCCATATAGAATCCTTTCTGGTCGGCTTTACATTGTTCTTTGATATGATGAGTGTCGAGATTGTCTCCATCTCTCTTGGTCCCACATATCTGACATTCACTAGTTTCTAGTTTTACATTGTATTTTGATCTATTTGTGACCAACAGACTTGGTGATGATTTTAGTAATCTCTTCCTAATCACTTCGGACCCTTTAGTGAAATCTTTAGGAAGTCCAAGTTTTCTTGCTATTTCTATTCCATAATAAGGAGGACACACACCATCTTCAAGTTTACGATCATAAATAATTCCTCCATCTTGACTGAAACGAATCTTCATATACTTGATAGCGATGTTCTTTAATGTATTAACTTCCGACATATCAAAAATCTTGTGAAGATGGGTAGTTAGGACAAAACGAATACCCAATTTCATTGCAAAGTAGTTTATTGCTGCTGCTTGGATAGACACTGCATCAAAGAATCCGGTCCCTCTCGAAAGTTCATCGACTAGAACAAGTGACTTCTTATTTCCCCTAGTCAATATAGTTCTAAGTTCGTTCATTTCAACTGCAAAACTTGAATGATTAAGGAAAATATTATCATTACCCATAATTCTAGTCATCAACAGTTCAAATGGTAAATAAATCATTGATGAACAGGGGACAAAATAACCAATTTGAGCTAATATGACAGATAAAGCTGTAGCCTTTAGAAAAGCACTGTTATGGGTGACAACAAAGTTATCCAACATAAACTTATGATTTCCATCAGTTTCAAAACCATAATAGTTGTCGATGCCAACGTGATTAACAGTTATAACTCCACATAATGCGTCCTTATTAATGTTTCTTGGTCTAGCCTTTTTTCTTTTACATAGGACAGGAATCTTTTCGAGTCCATTACCCCAGATAGTCATTCTATTATAATTTTTAGTGATAACTAGAGTTTCGTCTTCCATGTGTTTACTAGGATATTGAAGTTTACAAGGGACTTTTCTAATTGTTTTTGTTGTTATTCTTGAATAACAGGCAAATCCCAAACTCCTTACTAAATAGAGTATGTCATTAGCTAATCTGTCACTCTTCTGAATTATTTCAAATGTATTATCCACACCTAAGTATCCATTGGTGTCAATTAGTCCTGCTAACAATTTTAGTCTAGTATCTCTAGAATTGTATTTATATATGTCTGGTATATGTTTGCTATTGTAAAGATCGAAGTCGCTTAAAAACTTACTAAACATATTTGTCCTCTGATGTCTTCTCATAGGATTTATTGTGTTTACCCTGTAACTATATTCCCTACCAGTATAATGAAGATAACAATTGTAGTCTGGAAGTTTTTTTGCTAAATATTTCAAAACAGAAGCTTCTTGATTAGTAATTTCCGTTTTCGCTGAAGTTCCATCGCCCAGCCAGACACCTAATATATAAGGATCAAAATAAACACACCTTTCTGGGAAAGCTATACCTCTTTTGTATCCAGATAAAAATCCATGATAGCTTTTAGGTAGTTTTAGATAATCATTGACAGAGATGGTGAAGTATCTTGATAACTTCTTTTTATTTTCTGTAAAAAGAAGGGCTTCCTTGTGTACTTCTTCCTTGTCCCCGTCTTTATATGAAAAATTTTTAGATTTAATTTCTATATCATCAGTAGAGAACCATCTTGCCTGATATGATTTTCTAGATTTTCTGTCAGTTATGTATGGTCTAGATGATTTCAAACATAATATATGATGACTGTTGACCACATATCTGTCTCCTTTAACATTTGAAATTTCATACATATTGTCTTTCCCTCTAGCTAGAGATAGTACTTTCCTTGGTGTAGAATCATCTCCCATTATTAAGTCGCCAACACTGATGTCCTGAATTTTCTTTACAGAACCATCATACATGATAATCCCTGTATCTCTGGCAAAACATTTACCTATACCGTTGACACCTGTTATGATTAAACCTAGAGATTCATCGTCAAGCTTAATATTGTTAGATACATATTGTTCTTGATCACAGATTCTTTCCAGGATAGGATGTCTAAGATCTTTAATGTCAAGAAAAGAGTTTGCTATCGGAGATTTTGATTTCTTCTTGTAGATATTGAGAGATGTCTGAATAATTGGCTTGCAATATCTATTCTTACTGGCTACTGTTGCACCAGATATGAGAAAGTCTAATTCAGCAACAAAAGTTTGAATTGATATGAAGAGATCCTTATAAGTTTCGTATAACTTAGTTTGATAATTAATATAAGCCTCCTTAGCAGCTTTTTTCATTTCTTCTTCTGAAGTTAACATTCTATCGATTATCATTTCCATCTTCTGACATATGATCTTCTTTTGACTTCCTGTTTTTCTAACAAAAGAAAGTTCGTTTGGCTGAATTATTAAGTTACCTAAAGTTATTGGACTAGTAAGGTTACTTGCTAGAATTTCCTCTCGTTTGTTAGTTATTACAAAGTAATATCTTCCTCCAGTTATGTTGATTTTGACTGGAGCTAACATATTCAACTTATCTACAAACATTTTGAGACATTGATGTCCAACGATAATATTCTGTTGAAGTGTGTCTACATTAGTATATATACCTTCTCTAAAGAAAGAACTATTTATCTTGTTAATGTTGATGTTCATTTCATCAATCTTTAAAACTGAATTGTAAGACTTAATTAGTTGATTTAGTTTAATTGGTAATTCTGGATTAACTTTGGTAACTATGTCTTTTAGTTCTGGGATCATGATTAGGGTATTGACGTTTTTGTAAGATTTATCCAGATTGATAAACCCTTGAGGTTGAAGACTTGTAAGAAACAATCGTCTATGAAGTCTCTCTATATCTGGTATTCCTTTAAGATTTGATATGAATGTATTGAGTAATGACTGTTCAAGTTTTCCTAAAGTTTCAATTCTGTCATATCTCCAGTTTAATTCTGTTAGATCAACAATAGGATGAAGCAATCTTTCTTTCAATAATCTTTTACCGAGAACTGTTGAGGTTTTATTGACTGTATCAAATAATGAATATTTCTTTTGATGGAGAAATTCGGTGTTTTTGTCAGACACAACATTTAATTGAATAATCGAGTTATTATCAAGTCTTAGGTGCTTTACTTGGTCTACAATTTCAGGTTTTCCTATTCGTTTGAGAATATTTTCATCATGTTTGTAAGCGTAATCAAGTAGAAGAACATAGGAAATAGATCCCCATTTCATTCTCTCAACCCCAATATGTTCTATTGGAGTAATTTGTCCAATATTTTTGAACACCTTAGCTAGTACCTGATTCTGATAGAATATGTTAAGATGTTTGGCATCGATCTTCGATTTAATATGAACTAATCTAGATGTTAAATTTAAGCGATATATCAACTGACTGTCATCAATCTTGTAGTTGATTTTATAGATAACAACCTCCTTAGGAATCTCAGATAAGGCTATTCTAGTGATTTCATCCATCACATTATCTGGATCTTTTCTGTGATAGACTTCGGTGATTTTACTTTTTCCAGTAGTTAGATCTATTACACTTATACCAGCGCAAAGAGATTCATCCCCATTATCTATATAAATAACCATTAAATTATTGGTATCTTGACTTGCTGTCTCTAGATGAGTACCTGGACTAACTACTTTATGAACTTTTCTCAATGGTTTGGTTCCGTTCTCCGGATTAATTTCAGTTTCTTTTCTAATAACTTCGATGGAACCAGGAACAGTAACAGATATTACCCAATATTGTCTAACTAGAACAACTGTAAAATTCTCTTCAATCAATGGTCTGAGGAACTTTTGAACAACGTCGGTTTGAAACCCGCAGTTGAGAAATTGGCTGTCAGCTTTTTTATTCTTAGTTACTAGAGCAATATTGAGTATACGTACTACATCTCTAATGTTTCCTAAAGTTCCCCCATCTATAGTTTCCATGTCATAGACCTCATAGAACTTACCACATTGATAAAAAACTGTAGTTTTAGGTCCAAACTCTTCCTGATATTTATTCCAATATTCAAAGTAGTCCTTTAACAACGGAGTCATCCGATATTTTAAATTACCTTTAGAAGCATAAGTGGATCCAAGTGCCTTATTAATACCCATAGTTTGTAGTTGAATCCTATTTAGATCTGATGGTGAATCATTGATACTTATAGAGGACGCTGAATCATTATTTAATTTAGAAGGCGGTGATCCATAAATAGCTTGATAGAGTTGTTTCTTTTTCATTTTAGATCTACCAACTATGCCTCTATCCTTAGCAATTTCCCTAAGTTCTTTGACTTTGACATTATTAAATTCAGGAATTAAATTTTTTTTGTTATCTGGGAGTTTATTAATAACTAGTGATATGCTCATTCTGACTGTAATGAAAGTTTTCCTAATTAAATAATATTGAAACCAAATCTCATTTTTGATCAAAATAAATATTCCAATATTGGAATATATAAATATGGTCTGTAAACTCTGTGGCTCAATCGGAAAACATATTTGTCCTGAGGACAAAAAAAATATTGAAATGTTTATTAATTCTGTTTCACATATTCTCGGTGAAGATATATTTAATAAATGTAAATTTATAGTAGGTGGAATGATCAGAGATTGGATCCGTCAAGGATGCAACTTCATGTTTAAATATAAAGATATTGATATTGTAGTTTCATCTAAATATCCTATCAAGAAATATCACTATAGACTCGATGAATATAACTATAGAGTTGATATATTATCCCCTGAATTCATATTTGAAAAAACAAACACATGTCTCAGTGTCAATTCATTGATGATTGATCTTAATCAAAAAAAAATAGTACCTATCTCAGATAAATTCAACAAGAAACAAATTTATAAAGATATCCGTGAATGGAATATGAGAATTTTGAACAAAGATGATGGATCTGAAATTAAGGAGGTCGTTATTGATGATAAAAATTTGTATAGATATTTCAGATTTTTTCCTAAAAATGTGCAGCTGATGAAACTACGTCAACTTATAATTGACGCAAATGATGATTACAAAAACATGGATAAAGAAAAGAATTATGCGAGATACGAAATTAAAAAGCTCGAATCAAAAATTTTTTGTGATCAACAGAAGCTAAGACAATTAGAAAAAGATATTTTGAATCCAGATTTCAAATTTATGGATACTTATACAAGAATCAGGAGGAAAAGAATAGATTTTAATATATATGATCTATTTGATTGGTACATAAGCAGACTATACGACTACAGAATAAACGATAATCAAACAACTAAAAAATGGTCAACGAAACCAAAACTAACAAACGAAAAAATAGATGAATTTACTAAAAAATTCGGAACAAACTTAAAAGATATCCTTGAAGTGTATGAAAATGAATTTCAGAGAATTCATCAAGAAGATCTGAATAAAGCACAGTCCGACATAGAAAAACTTAAGACTACAACTACAGAGGATATGAAAAATTTAAAAATATTAAAAAATAAACTAGCTAAACTAGAAGAAGATATAAAAAAATATGAGAACAGCGAAATAGGAAACAAATTCTCTAAGATAAAAAATCTATTATCATCATCCTCATCCTCATCCTCATCATCTTATAACTAATCTTATTCATGAACAAGACAAAAAATATCAAATATATCACAATATTGTGATATATTTCTCTATAAAGTATATAAAAATAGCATCTAATTGACTTCTCTTATTTTGGAAATTTTTAATTTAATTCCTGGATAATTGATAGGAACTAGACAACGGATTAGCTTAGCATCATCTTGAGGACAAATATTTATTTTTTTACAATCTATTTTATATCCAGTTGTTTCTTCACATAATAGGTCATATATGGATATCCCTAATACATGTTTAGCATATTCATCATTATTCCAAGTAGTTATGACAAAGTGTTCACTATCTGCTATTATTTTACTAGCAGATGTCGTAATAACCAATAAGAAAAAGAAACAGATCATATTTTTAATTACTTGATTTATTAAACTTTTCTTGTTTAGGAACTAATTTTAAACTAGTTCCATGGTTGATAATATTTTTCTCTATATTCTCGATTATATTCATTTTCAATATCTATATACTTCTGTGGATCCAACCCTAATTTTTTACATCGTTTGGATGAATCCATATACTTGTGGTTCAGAAAAATCATCTTTTCTCCAAACTATTTTGCCATTTTCCAGATCTCCTATAAGTCCATCAAGATTGTAGAATATTCTTTGGTCAGATTTTTTAAAATAGGGTTCTGACTTGTTTTTAACCAATTTTTATCTAATCCTAAACCCTTAGGAAGTTCTTCCCCTTTCTCGTACATAGATTCATAAATTGATATATCCATACCTCTAGTTGGTTTCCAATAACCATGTCTCCCAGTAGACTCTGTATTAGGAAATTGGTCAAAACACTGGCACATACTATACCATCACATACTTGTGTGCTCCATATATTTATCTTGACGATAAAGCTCTCTAACAATATCCATATGTAAAGGAACTAGTCTTATTGGTTTCTTATTTGAAAATCCCTTAACACTAGGAACTATTTTGATGTTCTCCATTTGAGGTTTGATTTTCTTTTTCTATCATCGGAATAATTATTGTTTTAATGAAAGAACAAAGTCCTGGGACAGCGATTTTATTCCAAAAGTTAGGATCAAATACTACACGCTGAACAAATACTCTTTTTTCTGGTTTACAATAGACTACGTAGTCACACCATTTTTTTCCTAACACTTTCATATTTTGCTGCATCTGACAGTAATGCGTCTTCCATATATGATCAGTCTCAGAATAAAGTTTAGACGGATCTAAACCATTTTTCTTCAATTGATTTATCTTGGCTATATGAGTAAATAGAGGACGATACATTCTTAATGGACACTTGATCTCAATAACTCCATCAGAGTCTAAAACATCTCCATCCACACTTGAACCTATTGATATCCACCATTTAGGAACACATAAACCCCTTTCAACTATTTTTACTTCTTTTTCTAAGATTATAGACAGAAGTATTTGATGAAGAGCTCTTGCTTCAGGCTCTGTCTTAACCCCATGATCAGCTGCCTTTTGTAATTTTTCTGCCTTAGCTATTTCATCTGGAGTACTGGGTTCTTTTTGATCTATATCAAGAATAATTTTAGCTATTTCTTCTTGGGTTTTGAAAGGAGAAAACCCCAATGCATAACCTGTTTTGGACCCTGTTATTCTATTTTTTCTTGCCTTAAACCAAGCCTCTGACAACTGCGGAGCATGAAGTTCATGAAAATCACCATGATCAAACCACTTCCCTGTTTCAGGGACGTCAATATCTGGATAAAGTTCTTCTAGATACCATGTGTCTTGATAGGGGGCAAATAATTTTTCCAAATTAATCATTACAGCAAAAGGTTTGCAGTCATTGAAATTTGAAAGGTACTTGACAAACCATGATTTAGTATTAACAAAGAATTTTTTATTGTGGTCTCTTCTTTGATCTATTGTCATTTCCCCTTTCTCTGTATTTAAAGTTGAACTCAACAACTTTCTAACCAAATCTCTGTCCATGATATCTAAGAAAACAAACTTTGCTGTTATTTAAGACTCCTTTTAATCCTTTATGCGATTCTATCTGAATAAAATCTTTTGTTGAAACAATATTTGTATCTGAATTCTTTTGGCAAAACGATATTTGTATCTTAATAAAAGCTTTTGGTTAAGATACAATGAAATCTTCTACCAGGTTGGAAATCAAAAAGCTTATGAAGGAATTTGAACAGGAATGGACCAAAATAAAGACAGAGCCTACCAGTTCATCTAATGATATAGAGACAGCTGAGAGAATTCTCGGTATAGAAAACCTAATTCTTCATTGGGTTCAAGTAGCCGGGCTTTTTATAGCTACTGCATTTGTTATAGTAGGTTTAGTCGGTAGGAAAAGAAGAGGATATGGAATAACTTTGTTTATATTTTCTGTTATTATTCTATGGATTGTTCTTGTTGAGTACCAAGTTAAAAAGAAAAGATTAGAAGAACAAGGAATTAAAGTCCCCGATAGAATTAATTTACTAGCTCTTTTAATCGCTGGAACAATCATTATTGTACTAATAATTATTTGGGACTATTCACATCCAGATCCTGTATAACTCTTATTTTTACATATTATAGCTAAGCTACAATATGCCACAGATCGGAAAATTATTCTACAACTATTCCTAGATCAGTATTGAATTCAGTATCAGATTTACCTAATACTTGCAATTGACCTTCTTGTTGAATCAATTGGTCTAAACCATGAAAGTTTTCCCCATTTATAACCACGTTATATGTTTCTCCTGGAGAAATCTCTATAGGATCAGCTAAATCAAGAGTATCAGTGTTGATAAAAAGTCTTACAGATAATGTTGCGCTTTCGCAACTAGTATGAGTGTCAGTAGTACTTAAGTTAGAAAAAGTTAATGAATCTCCATTACGATAATCAAATGTTTCCACGTTAGACTCATTCTTTAAAATAACTGACTCTTCTTCAGTTGGTGACTCAGCACTCAACTTGTGATTTCTATTGGTAGTTTTAGTAGTTGCCATTTGATAAGTCTCATCATTCATAGAAACATTATGATCTCCAACTAAATTCAGTTGTATTGATTCATAAGAACCATTAGTTTTCAACGAATAACTTTCAGAAGTACCATCGTTAACAATACTGTCAAGAACATCTGGATCTTCGGAATCAGATTTTAATAGTAACAATTTGTAGCTTGGGTGATGAGGTGATGCCCTGAAAGTTACAATTCCTCGTTTCTGGTCATGTTCTGGATCAGGATGAATATGTGACTCTGGTGCTAAGGAATCCAAGAGTTCCTCGGCGCCACTAAATCTTTCTTCTACTTTTATAATGGCATAAACAATAAGTAGGACCATAAATGTAATTATTATCACCATGAAGGCGATAAATGGTATTGTGCTAGAAACCGACATAGTCTTTTCTAGTACCTATAAGTTTTTCATCTGAAAACCTAGGAATTACAAAGATACCCGATTTAAGGTCTTGCTAACTATCTAAATAACACATTGGTGTTTTAACACCTATATGTATCTTTTAGGATGACAAAAGTCAACCGTGTTTTTCTTATGCTTCAGGGATAGTATAGTATTTACCGACAATTATTTGATGAACTTTGATGTAGGTATCTCCTTCTGCTTCTTCGATAAGGTTATTATCTACAACTACCTCTTCAATAGCTGAATCAGCAGCTAACTCAGCTTCGTGTTCAGACTCATAAAAACTAAATCTATCAAAAGAATCACTATCATTGTAGAGAAGATAAATGATGTCTTCTGTTGTGACTGGGAAACCTATATCGTATTCTTCAATTTCCTCTGGATCTATAGGATCTTCGAGTCCATCAGCGTCCAATTTAGTTTGAGCCTCTTCTTCATCAACATAGGCTCCATAAAAATATCCTTTTTCGCTGGTATGAACATAGAGCACATGTTCATCTTCTTCGTCAGAATAGGTTTCATCTTCGTCATCAGATACCAATCCTAAATCAAGGATATCTGTTGTTTTAATAACAATTGGGGGAGGCCCTGCAACAATTGGTTGTACCACTTGTACTGTTTCTGTTGGAAGTCCTGTTGTGAGATCTGTTGTCTGAATTGGAACAACAGCGGTTGTTTTAGCTTCTCTAGTTCCTTGTGCTAGTTGAGTTTTAATAGTTTCAACAAGTTTAGCTTTGGTTCCACTTCGTGATAATCCTAAACTACCAGCTATAACCTTTAATTCCTTGAAGTTGTAATAGCTATTGGTAGCAGTGGATCGTCCAGAATTTAGTCGATTGATGTCAATATTCATTGTTTCAAAGTTAGTCTTCCTATTTGATAAGGGTTAGATTAATTTCTTTTTATATCGGATAATTTTTTGATCAATTTTCTTTAATGGGTGGTATTTTTTACCTCTAAGTTATAGTTAGAAGAGTTAATGGTTGATAAAAATAAAGAAGTATAAAAAACACTGTGAATCTAAAAACAAAACATTAAAACTATGGATAGTCTAAATAAACTAGGTAGTCATGAATTTACCATTGAAGAAACAACAAAGTTAATTAGATCAAACAGATATCGAAATTTATCTGAATCAGGTAGGGTTCTAATGCATGAACTCTATGATCTTAGATCAGATGATGGAGATCAAGCAATGAAAGATCTTGAAATTATTCCCAATGGAACAGTAGTTCCCAACACCGGTTCTAAAAGAGATAGAATTGTAATAAATATGGAAAAAGAATTTGTTAAACAACCAGAGCATTGGCTAGAAAAGTGGATTGTCGAGTTCGACAAAAATATGGACAGTGATGCTGTCATCTATACTATGGCAGATCGTTTAGGTTTATCAATAGTTCCAGATATGGATAATGAAAATAGAATGTCATCAAGAGAGTCATTCATCTATGAATTTAGCAGGAAAATCCCTGAAATGAAGAAGAAAACCACTAAAACAATTGGTAAAATCGTCTAACCAAAGAATAACAGAACGGGATAATTTGCCGCAACTAAAATTCCCAATTCATAAAAACCTTTTGTTTGGACTTGATGGGTAGTGCGCAAAGCAATTTTATTAGTGAAGCCCAAAATTTGGAGAACTCGATTCTTCAAGCAAGTAGTGAAACCTGTATTGCTACTTGTACTAATGTGGAAGACAATAATACCATCATTATCAATGGAACTTCTATTGGTGGGAATTTAGATCTAACACAACAATGTAAGGCTCAGGCATCGTGTATAATGGCTAATCAATTAGACAGTCAAGTACAGAACATAGTAAAAGCGATGGCTGAACAAAAACAAACATCTAAAACATCGCCTTTTTCATTTTCATTTAAAGGGCAGAATAATGAAGCTCAAATTAATCAGAATATAACTAATTCTGTTACTCAAATTATGAATACCGCTTGTCAATCGACTTCAGATAACATGATGGTTAATGACACTATTGTACTGACTAATGATAGGGTTGGTGGTAATTTTGTACTATCACAAAGTGGGGATGCTACTTCAAACTGCACTATGAATAACTTGGCAAAACAAGTTTTATTCAATAAAGAACGAGCCACAGCTGATCAAACTCAAACAATAGAAAGTGTGTTCTTTCTTATAATATTGGCCATTATCATTTGTCTCATAGTTGGAGCTATTATTGTATTTATGGTAGTAGGACCTTCTGGATTTAAAAAGATTCTAGGACATTCACATACTCATACTCATTATTCAGCACCAACTGCTCCTAGTTATTACAGTGGTAGAAGAAGATGAAATTTAGCAGCTGCTTCTGAATTAGCTGTGTTATAAATACGTCACATATCTCTAAAATTTTAGAGATATGTAAGAGATGTGTTAATTTTTATATAAGGTTTAATGCTTTTAACTTGTCGAATAACTGTTCTTTGGACAGTTTAGATCTCCCCTTTATTTTACTAGCAGAAGCTAAGCTATAAAGATGTTTCTTGGTATAATTGGAGATATTTAAGTCACCAAGTTTCTTTTGCCAAGAAGAGACTTCAGTTTCTGATATAACCTTTAAATTGAATAGTGTCATATAATCATTTGAGTCTCCCGTTTCTATAACAGCTGGGATATTATTGAATATTTCGTCATTCATCAATTTCCAGAAGAATCTTAATCCAATATGTCCTTTTCCAATTAATTGATGTCTATCCCTAAGAGAGCCACATGGATCTTTGCTATCATTCAAATGAAAAAGTTTAAGATATTTATGAAGATCAAGATCTAAAATTTCACCGATTAAAGTGTTATAACCAATATCAGTTGTAATTTTGTATCCAGAAGCAAACGCATGACATGTATCAATACATATTCCTACACGATCTTTATTCTTTGTTAAATCTATAATGTTTTTGAGGTGTGAAAGTTTGTATCCTACTTGGTTTCCTTGTCCTGCCATGTTTTCAATAAGGAGAACACAGCTTTTAGTATTTTTGTGAACATAATTGATAGTATCAGCACATCTTTTTAGAAGCTTATTTAGCTCAGTAGATGTAGCTTTAGTATTAACTTCCGAAACTTTAGAATGTTGACAGGTACCTGGATGGAACACCAAATATTTCAGACCGTAGGCTTCAGCCCGTAAACATTCTTTGAGCAATATTTTTCTCATCCATTTTATCTTGTTATCACAAGCACATGGATTAATAGACAAAGAGATATGAACTATAATATTGTCTAAATTAACTGGGAGAAATTTCATAGACTCTATTTCCGAAGAAGTTGGTAATAAACAAGCGTAATCATTCTCATCTCTAATATTTATTTGAAGATGTTTTCCTATTAACGGACCACGTTGAAGTATTTGATTTTTGGTGTCCATAGCTAGTAGATTTATTTTGCTACTAAACACCAAAAGAGTCACTTTTGAAAATTTAGTAGATCGACTTGGTCTATATTGTCACATATATCTAAAATTTTAGATATATGTATTTTTATAGGAATTAGACTAAAATTAATAACAATCAACACAGTATTGATTGTAATTGCAATCTGTCATATAACATTTATGTTTATGTTTTAGTGTGCCACATCCGGCACAAACAAAATTTTCACCTTTTTTAGGAGTATCTGGCATAATAGTATGAACATTTCTAGGTACTGTGGTTTCTGGAGGATCTTCTCCTGCTTTAAATGGTAAACTATCAATACCTACAGGTTCAGGTGTGTGTTCTCTGTCCATTGGTTTCAAGATGTTCTGATTTCCTGTATCCTCCTATATTAGTAATATTCCGATCAATTTTTTGTAGTATTCTTTTGTTATTTTTGTTTCCAATTGATCCTTGACTGTTGAGGTGACTATCTAAGGATCAATGTTTCTTTACGTAATAATTTCATCAATTTTCATCAACGCTGATGTCTTAAAGAACGAAGGTTCAAATAGTTTAGTTTTGACATTTTTTTGCTTGAAAGCTTTTTCCAATTTTTTACTGACATTTCCCTTGTTATATAGTTCTAAAACCTTTGGATCAGAAAGACTATGAAATTCATGTAAAGTTCCAGAACCCAATCTGGAATATCCTAAAAATGCTCTTTCTAGACAAGACAATGAATGAAATGGGAAAGACATCAAAAAATTATGATGATCTGGTTTTGCTAATGAAAAAATTAGGAGTTGATGTCTAAGTTTCTTTTTATCGATTTTTGAACTCTCATTTGACATTTCTTCTACAAGAAAATCAACACGGTCTCCTATTTGAGTCTTAATTGGATCATCATCAAAATCTAACAACAATTCTTTTGCCCTTTCGATACCTTTGGATGACATATGAGAGAGAATTGCTCTAACATATAAATAACAAAAATCTACTATCATTTTTCAGATTGGTCTTTCAGGAAAGACCCATGAAGATAAAATCAGAAAAACTAAAAGACATATTATCAATCAGTCATGTCGAGCAAATACGAAAGATTAAAATTAGTAGGTAGTGGTTCATACGGTGAAGTATGGAAGGCCAGAAGAAAAGGCAAAAACTCTACAAAATTTTATGCATGTAAAATCATCGATTTTGCCCAGAGTAACGATGACTTAGAAACAATATTGCAAGAAATTGTCTTTCTCAAAGACTTGGATCACCCAAATATTACTAAATTCTATGAGTCCTTTATTCATAAGAATACGGTGTGGATTGTAATGGAGTATATTAATCGCGGATCTGGTACAGAACTGGTTGATAAAAGTCCTTGTCAATTCGGTAAAAAAGGATTACCTGAGAATATTATAGCTATTATATGTAGAGAAATGCTCAAGGGACTTGATTATGTCCATAAAAAGAGAAAGATTCATCGTGATATTAAAGCGGGTAATGTTCTCTTCAATTCCAAAGGTGAGGTTAAATTGGCTGATTTTGGTGTTAGTGCTCAACTTGATAAACAAACAAAAGCTAAAATGACCGTTATAGGAACTCCTTATTGGATGGCCCCAGAAGTAATAATAGGATCTGGTACAACAACTACTGCAGATATTTGGTCTCTAGGAATTACCGCAATAGAATTCGCTAAAGGAGTACCTCCATTAGTTGGTATGGCTCCTATGAGAGCTTTAATGAAGATCCCAAATCTTCCCCCTCCTAAACTTGAAGGAAAGTATACCAAACAATTTAAAGATTTTATTGCCTCTTGTCTAATTAAAGATCCAAGAAAAAGACCTTCAGCTGAGAAATTACTCAAGCATCCGTTCATTAAAAGCGCGGGCGACAAGAGTATTCTATCAAAAAGAGTAAACCAAACATTTCAACATCAAAGTGTCAGAATTAAGCCATCAAGATCAAGTTCAAGATCCCTTAAATTCAATACTGACCATGAAGTAGTTATTCCTAAAAGTACAGAACAGGAAGCTCCTAACAATGGTTTAAGTTTTGTAATAGGATCTACACCCGATATTCAAACTGTAATTTATAACAGTGATACAGTAAAGACTAGTTCAGGTAAAGATAATATTGACGAAGGATTTATTACTATGAAAGATCACCCTGAAAATGCCAAGAGTGCTCTTCTTAAGTCTATTAAACAGAGAATTGAAGAAACTGAGAGTAAAAGTGACACTAAACATCTAAAAAGTTTGAAAAAGGCGTTGAAAGATGTAAATTCAGGGATCATAGGGGCTTTATTAGACAAAACCTTGGACATTTTCGAAGATTCTATCGAATAAACTCTTATAACATATTGCACTTATTGCACTTATTGTGCAATATGTTTTTTTTATAAGTATAGGTATAGGTATTTAGACAAGATGTTTCAAGATTGTTTCCAATGGAATGATTAGATTCTTTTTAGATTCAATGTCGATTTTTACCAAGGGAACTCCTCCAGTTTCATATTTAAAATCAGAGATTTCCTTATCTGAATGTGTCCCAACTACCAACACAGGAATATTAAATTCCCCGTTTTCTTTGATTTCGTTGTACCACTTTGTTTCCAAATTTTTAAAGGAAGATGGATTAGATAAATCCGCAAAAAATAACACAGCGTCTGCATCTAAATAATATCCGGCTCTTAAACCTGCAAATTTGTCTTGTCCTGCAGTATCAAATAAAGATACAGCAACTTTTTCATCGTTGTACGTGAAATCCATCTTAGTGATATTAACGTAGATTGTGGCTACGTATTTTTCGGTATTTTTTCCAGCAGCTTTTTCCAGTAGCTTTTTAATCCAGGCTGTTTTACCGATATTTCCATCTCCAATAATAACGATTTTGAATTTTTTTCGACTTTCCATTAGACACAAAGTTTTTCTACCGAAGATAATGAAAAAATAACTTATCAATTTTTGCCAGAACATCATCCGACAATTGTTATTATTTTTTATTATTTTTTATAACTAGGGTAATATACTGTGACGGTAATGTTTTAGATTCAGATTCAGATTCAGTTGAGTTAGACGGCTTAATGGCATTATTTTTCTGACGTTTCAATGTGAGATACTTTAGCGTGTTGACAGATTTAGCAGATTGTTGATAAAATGTCATAATTAGGTGGATAGGAACGACTATAAGAATTGCTGGATTGAATTTTATTCTATTGATCCAGGTGTCTATCAATGGAATATATGGTTCAACAACAGCTTTAAAGTACTTATGATTAATAGTCTGACAAAGTTTGGGATAGATTTGAAGATAAATAATAAAAAAGAACAATAACTCTTTACTAAAGGGAAGCCATGTTATGATGTCTTCGAAAAATATGGCTATCAAACAAAGAATACCAAATACTGTCCAATAGTCTAGAATATGATCGTTAGATTCCGACGAAATTCCCTCAACTGTTTTTTTGTAACTTTGATATAATGGGTATGGAATACCTGTGAAACACAAGAACTTAATCATTCTAATTTGTCTTGGGAGATCTAAGAGTTTTTGTCAAAGTTATTCTTTTCATAATCTGATCAAATTTATCAGTAGCAGTGTCAGAAATTTCTGACACCTTTAGGGTTTTTACGTATTTGGAATAGTCAAAGACTAAGGTATTCTTTGGAAGTATTTCTTTGTAAGCCAAGACTATTTTTGTTTGCAATGTTTGGTTCTGATCGATAAAATCCTGTCTTATGAAACCTGAGTTAAATTTATCCTCAAGATAAATCAGAATATCTGGACTTAGTTTTTTCAATAACAAGGAATCCGTCTGAAAACAGCAGGTTTTATCAAGACCTCGAGCTATAGAATAAGCTATTCCCGAGTAACAATAACGATCACATATGACATAGTCGTTATTATCAAGTAATTTGTTTAATAGGTCTAGTGATTCATACCTATTAGCGGAAAATAACAGATGGAGAGCCTCGTCAGAAAGTTTGACATCACTGCTAAGATATTTTTTCAATAATGTTCCTGATGGAGTTTTGTAGTTAGGAAAACTGAACATTGTCACCTTATTCCCTAAGTCTTTGAGGTTATCGGCAATATGTTTACTTAGTGTGGTTTTCCTGTATTGTCTGCTCCTTCAAGACATAGAAAAATTCCTCTTTTCTCTATAGAATCCTTAAACAAGTCAAATATGGAACTTCCATCTATTAATGGCAAACACGGGCAGAATACAATCTCTGAATGGTCAATTAAAGCCCAAAAACATATCGAACAGTCTAACTTGGTTAAAAGTATTCTTAATTTAACCAAAATAATTCCTGACAAATCACAAGTTTATTCAGTTTTATGCTATGTCCTAACCGAAAAAGTAAGTCATGATGGATCTCATGGTGTATTATTTATAGAAGGAACATATCCAAGAGAAGATATGGCAAAAAAAGAGCCAAAGAATTAATTGGCGAAACAGGAATTCCAAATTGTTATGTTGTTCAAACTTGCAAGATCTTACCTTTAAATTCTAAGACACCAATTTCTAAACATCAAGTATCATATCTTGATAATAGTCATCTTCTTTCTGAAGCAGACAAACTTGATAGACAAAGAAAGAAAAAGCAACTCCAGGAACTAGAAGATATCAAAAAACTTACTGAACAATCCAGGAAAAATGCCAAGAAATCGGGAACTATAGACGAATATAGAACACTATGGGAAAACTATATTGCTGTAACTATGATGAATATAAATATCCTAAAACAATTAAAACAGAACGAAAAATTAATCAAAGAAGCTAAGTCTAAGTTGGTTTCAGCAGCTGAGAAACATCCAGAACATGAGAATAATTGATTGGAAGATACCAGGCAACTATTGAAAAAACTAAACAAAACAGATTTGTTCAATCGTTATGAAAGAGACTGGAAAAAATATAGAGGAAATGTTTTTTCCTAAAATATCATATTGGACCAGCAAATCAAACTGAACTTTCTAATGAAATACCTGTCTGTAATAATGGTGTTTGTCTTATTCCTAACAAATAATTAGTTTAATCAAACGATTCCATCACTGAAAGTTTGAATTGAAAGTTTGAAGATAATTGGATCATTAGATAAAATATTATCTTTCTTAATATAACAGTCTAGACTGTTATATTATTAAAAGCTTAATGATCGAAATTGATAAAAAAGGAATAATTTATGCATACATAATTTATTAACCATGGCTATCTTTATCAAAGATTTTATTGGTCTTGTACAAAATGTTATCAAATATCTTACTAATGGTATCAAGTTACGTGATCCAATCATTATACCATTGACAAAATCTCAGATTGATTCGAAAGTGATTAGTATAGAAGAAGCTGCAACATCGATTAAAATTGTTTTAAAGAATCTTCTCAAATTAAGAGAAATACCTACGCTCACTCCAAAGTATCTATACAACGTGATTCTAAACTCAAAGTACTCTTTAAAATTGGGAGTTGGAAATTTATATTCATATTTCCAACTCCTAATTGACGAAAATTCTTACCCAAATTCAAGACCAATATATCAATTATTGATGGATCATGATGCTTGGAAATGGTCATGTCAAATTACTCCATGGAGACACATATATTGGTCAATTACTGCATTAATAAACAGTTACAGACCTTATGATGAACACTTATTTATTTTAAAGTATATCAATAGTTTGGTAAAAGATATTCTTATCAAGTGCAATGATAAAAAACTTAAACAAAAATTTCAAGAGTTCGATCATACATTAGAAATCTATCTTAATCAACGTTATGATTATGATCAAAAGTATGTTTGGCCAGATCACAAACCTATAAAAATTCTTAGTCATGAGATATTGACCAATTTATGCTGTAATCTAGGGTTGACAGAAGTCAAAATTGTTGATTTAAAAAATTATGTTCAAATAAAAATTGATCCCAGACATACGGATATGAAGAACAATCTGTATAGCAATTTTATTTATCATGGCTATATTGGTTTCAATGATAACAGTGACAAATATATTCGCTATATTGATGAATTTTTGGCAGAATTGGAAAAAAAAGGAATTTTCTCATATGAAAAATCGATCAAATATGGTGTTCATAGGAAGATACTAAAATATTTGAACAAAACATACATTACTGGTAAATATCCAGTTACATCTAAACAATCTGAAGAAGAACCAATTGCATCTACATCTGGACAATCTGGACAATCTGAAGAAAAACCGGTTGATATCATTGAAAGTATCGTCTCATATATGAAACAACATTTCGGTTAAAATTGATGATCGAAAATATGGATTATATATGACCCGTTAAGTATGAGTTACGATAGAGGAATTACTGTTAATGTTTTATGCAAAATTATCGATTATCTTACTTGTGGAATTTTGCTAAAAAGAAACATAAAAGTCACGTTTAATCATGAACAATATAATAGTGGCAACATAAAGCTTTCTTTAATGGTTAGGATTATTCGAACACATTTGAAGGACATTCTTAAACTTGAACATCTACCAACATATTCGAATGTAAAACTCGATAATTGTTATAGAAAAATCCAGAAGATGGATTCATTTGATATGATATATGAATTGATCTATTTCTTTATGGATATTGTCAACAATGAATCAAAGCCAAACACAATTAAAATTTACCACCTTATCAAAAAATTTTATAAATCAAAAAGGCACAAGATGCCTCTTGATATTGAAATGTGGAAACACATGACTTGGTCAATTCTCGCATTGTCAACCAATTACAAATATACAGACTCTTATCTGTTCATCAAAAAACGAATCGAAGATATTAGAAAAACTATAAATGTCGTCAAAGAGATATCCAAAAGCAAATCTTCATATGTGACGTCTGCTAGAATTTTAATAGCAAATATCAATAATTATATTGATCAGTTAGAATTATACATGAAACCACGTTACGAAAGAATCATAAAATGGCAAAAAATCAATATTGAAGGAACCAAATCATGTTTAACAGAAGAACTATATAATGAGTTGGTTGAGATTATTAAAATGTGGAATGATGTCTGTCTAAATCATGAACTCACTGAAGAGCAACGATACAAAGTTCAAAGGAAAATGAAAATTAGGTTTGATTGTTGGAAAAATAAGGATATCTTTGAGGGAAATGAAGTATTGAAGAAAATCAAAAATATGTTTGAAGAGAAATATGACCAATTGTTAAATATCACCGTTAAAGAATTGGATTCTCGAAAATTGAAAGGAAAAAATAAAGGTATCTTCGCTCAAGATCCCAATATAGTTGATGAGCCTATTATATCAACTTCTACCATGACCAATGCTATCATAACTCACATTAATGATAACCCCACAAATAATATTGGTGAAGATAGCAATCGTGTCATTTTGACTAAAGGTGGATCCCATATTCTGAGAATTGAATCCTATGAATTATTCACTACAATTTTTGTGAAATATGAAAAACTCGATCATAATACTATTGTTAAATCTTCTAGTGTGATCAAACATGAAAAAGATGATATTGAAGCCGTTGCTGTCAATGCAACATTGACTCATATCAATGGAAAAACAATTGGTGATGTTAAAACAGTCGATTATATTGTTTTAGAAACACCTGGAGAATATACAATTAGAATCAGGTCCAATGAACCGTTCATTACTATTAAGCTTCGAGTTGGCAAAAAAAGTTTTTTCGATAGATTATTAAATGCTGCATATGGAAAAACGAACATAAAGAATTGAATGATGTGTTTGTAAACTTTGTGAAAAAAAATACATATAACTCAATAGAGAGTTATATGTGATGTTATTAGAGATAAATGGTATTCCCGGAATTTGATCATGATTAAACTTAACTTCTTGATAAATTCTATAGATGTTCCTCCTAACATTCTGGCGGAACACATGTAAGGAATGCCAGATTGTTGAGTTATATCTTTTCTAATCCATTAGTATTTTTGTTGGCTAACATTTGAATATTATTTGCGCTCATTTTTATCACATGTAATAGCTTGGCTATTATATGTTTTGGTTATTGAACTTGACAAATTTAGTTAACGTAGTTGGGAAGGCCCATTTCATTTCTAATTCGAGTACATAATACATCCTTACTTCCAGCAGCACTTGAGCAATATGCTTGAGCGAACTTTCGAAGTTGATTGGTTGTGTAGTAGTTATTAGATCTAGTAGTTCTTTCTTTACTAACTCTTGAAGGATCAACACTATGTGCAGTACGAACATTTGAACTATGTATAAGATTTGACCGAGAACTTTCATAAGGAGAAGCTGAAGCAGCAGCCAATGTTGGTCTTCGAGTAGTAGAATAAGTGTTTACTCGAGAAAGATGAGAAATGTTGCTTTGATGAGTCTGATATGGAGAAGTAAAAGAGTGACTTTCAGAGACCGGACTAGAAGTAGCACGAGTTTGAACTGCAAATGGATGTCGAACTGAACTTCGATGAGTTTGAACAGCAGGTCCAATTACATGAGTAGGCAAAGGAAGAGTTGATCTGGCCATTGTAGTAACGGTGTTTGGATGATAAACTGTACTAGAAGAAACAACAGCAGGATTATAAACATTGTGGACAACATTAGGACTTCCTGATGGCATCAAAGGAATCACAGTAGTATCGAAAGAAGTAGTGTGACCAATTGAACTTTGATGAGTTTGTCTAGGACCAGACTTTGATACTACGCTAGTGATAGAACTTGGAATAACGGTAGTTCCAAAATCAACCTCATGACTTCCAATGCTTCGATGAGTTTGTTGCACACCTGCAGTCATATGACTAGCTCTTGGTGCACTAGGTGACAAGACTGTGGTGTTGGAAAGATTGTGACTAACCAATGAACTATGTGTTGGACCAGTGTGTTTTGCCATTGAAGAACCATAAACACGTCCTGGAGTAACACCAGTTGATTGAGTCAATCCGTGACCCAAAGAACTAGCATGACTAGTTCTTACTGGGGAGGTTATTCGTGGTAAAGGAGGCATTCCCGCAAAAACATTCATATTAGGAGCTGGTACGATACTAGGATTGTACAACATAGTTCCTGCACCTTGTCTTTGAGCAGATCTTCTTTGATTTACAGGAGAAGATACTACAGGGAGTAGATTAGAAAATGGCGAAGCTACACTATTAGTAGGTACAATCGAACCTATAGGTGAAGTGATGATCGACGATATAGCAGGAAATTGGTTACCTCCGTAAGGAGAGGTATATACTGGACTAGATAAAAAATTCTGGCTCATTGAGAAATGTTATTTTTAATTAGGACTATTTTCCTCATTTAAATAGAATTTCTTTAGAAACAGTGTAAAATTGATTCAGGGATTTTAGCCATTATTTTCAACTAAAAACCATACCAATTGAGAACAAAACAGTATTAAAATGCGAACTTAAACATAAAAATTCAAAATTGCCACAAAAAAAAAATCTTTATCAGCAGCCGGATATGATCTCTATTGTTGCGAGGAGATAGATATAAGTAATCATGGAAAAGTTAAAACTGGTATTTGTGTCGAAATTCCTGAAGGATATTATGGTAGAATCACTCCTAGATCTGGACTTGCTGCCAAAAATTTAATCGATGTAGGGGTCGGTGTTATAGACTCTGATTACCGTGGTGAAATAAAAGTTGTAATTTTCAATCATTCTGATAAGGTTCATAAATTTAAGGTTGGAGATAGGATAGCCCAACTAATCATCACTAAAATGATATTGAGTTTGTTTCTGTCAAGAAATTGGATTCAACTAAAAGAGGAGAGAGCGGTTTCGGATCAACAGGTGTCGGACATAAAAAATTGGTAACCGTGTTTGTAAATCATGAACATTTAGACACATTTGTCCATTAGGACACATATGTTATATTGTTAGACAGCGTTCTCTCGAGATTCTAGATATTTAAGAATATGCTTATCGTAAGCTTCTTTGGTTAGGAAGAGCTCTGCGTTCTTTATAATCTGATTAGAGAGATGGTTTCTAATTTGTGTTTCACCAAAATCAAATCCTGGAATAAAGGTTTTCCAGTCTCTGTCTTCAGGTAAACTTATCTTAGGTCCCATATTTAAGATGAATGATTTTGGTGGTGCATTTGGTCTTATTGTCTTGTAAAGTTTAGGAGTTATAAAATTTTGGATAACTTCCTCATACTTTCCCTTTTGAAATCCCTTGACGATAGTTTTAATAGGCTTCTTACCTAATCTCTTATCAAAGACTGATCTTCCGCTAACATGTTTTCGTCTGGCTTCAATTGTTCTATTCTTGATAGGACTATGTTCAGATAAAAGATATATCAAACAATGATCTAGGTTATACTTATAAAAAGTCATTACTTGTTCAACTACATTACCATAACCTTTAGCAACTAATTCATTAAGAATGTTGACATGATTTTCCAGATGAGATTTGCCTTCAAGTTCACACAGATCTAGATTGTATCCAATTTGCCAGAGTTGTTCAATAATCTTCATTAAAAGCTTCTCGAGATAATACAAGTAATCTATCTTTTCCTCTTTATCAGTACCAAGTCTCTCTAGATATGTTTGCGGAAGCCTCATCTTAGAACCCAACAAAATACCTCCACTAGCATTTTTAATACCCTTGTCTGTATCTATAATCAAAAATTCTAATCGTTCTCCGGGTTGTGCTGGTTTTCCAATTTTCATCAATTCATCGGCAAAAACCTTCATACAATATTTTTCATTTTTATAACTTGCTCCAAGACCTTTAATCATTACTAAATCTTCCCATGGTACTTTACCAGATAGTAAACGATCTATTTCTTTAACTAATATATCAAGAGTCTCTTGCATTGGTCGTCTATTCAAGAGTTTCATTAGAACCTTTTCAAATAGGTCTCTTTGAAATTTACAGTTATCTCGTCTTGATTTTACTGTACCCTTGTGCATAATTTTAGATACAGGCACTAAATCACCTTTCTTTAATCCTTTTTTCTTATTGTCATATAGGTTAACAATCCAGTAAGCATAACGTTTCTTAGTAATACAGCACATACGTCCTGCTTTTTCAAATTCAAGATAAAGAGCCTTTGGGAATAACGCCGATATTTCATGTTCCAGTTTAATACCCCATTCTATTGACTGTAGATTGTTACTCACCAGTGTCTCTGGAAGCTTTATCATAATGGAATCGGTGTCGCCATATACACTAAGGCCATTATAAACTTTTTCACAATACCAAGTACAAAATCTAATAAGTTCTCTACCTCTACCAGTTACACACATAGCACCTTCAATGAGTGGCAACATACCACCTTTTTGTACACCAAGTGCTCCGTACATTGAGTTGGCTGATACTTTAAGCCCTTTTTGTCTCATATCGAGAATAACTTTCATAGTAGGATTTGTAGCAGCTTTCATTTGCTTCTTGACTCGGTTACGTTCGTCAATCAAATAACTAACTAGTTCAGGTAAAATTCCCTTTTTATGTTCGGCCTTAATGAACTTGTAACGCCGATGGATAATTTTTATTTTAGTTTTCTTCTCAGGATCTTCTCCAAGATCATCTCCAAGATCATCGGACTCTTCAACCTCGACTTCAAATTCATCATCCCACTCGAAAACATTACACATATGATCTGGTACAAGATGATCTAAGCTAGGAGGTATCAACGTAGTATAGCAAATGTTGTAGGCGATAATAATAGAAGGGTACAGTGACTTAAAATCCAAACATATAACGTAATCATAAACACCTGGTATAGGGTTTTCAACAAAAGCTCCCTTAAAATTCTCTTTTTCAGCAATTCTGCTATCAATAACATAACCTCTTTTAGTTGCCAAGTTATACATTTGAGAAAGAACACGGATTTGTTGACCTCTAGTGAAAGTATCCATGATAGGGATGCCAACAATAGATGACAGTTCAACTAATGCAATCCAAATATTTGTAAATTCGATGATGTCAAGAACTAATTCAGAATCTTCAATACAATAAGCAGCAACCCTACCCATGTCTTTCTTGGCTTTATCATAATCGGTTACAACTTTATCGATTAAAGACTTATCAATAAACTCATGATATATAGGGGATTCTATAGTTCCAGCTTTAATACAACCATCAAGGCGTTTCTTAGCTATTGTTATTCTCTCGTATATTCTAAACATTTCTTTGGGGGATACATCATGTTTTCCTCGATCAAGCATATATTTACCGACCGTGTTCAAATCATATTTTGAAAGCTTATGTTCACGTCTAATGATTGGTAACATATCAATGGAAATTCTTCCAGGCATGTCGAGAATATTTATTTCATTGAAACCATATCCAGATGATTCCCATATTTTTGTATCTAATTTTGGACGAAAGTTATAAAGACGACTACAATGCTTCCAATCTTTACCTTTTCTTCCGAGTCTAGCGTTAAGATATGGATAATCAAACCCAAAAATGTTATAGCCACTAATAATCTCAGGATCCAACTTGGCTATCAGTTCAGCAAAGGCATCGCATAAATCGACTTCATTTTCTACCTTGATAATTTTGCTAGGATTAGTATTGGCATATTCCTCTGGTAGTTCCAGATCTCCCATTATAATTAGATATCTTTCTCTAGTGTCTCTTAATCCTATCCTTTGATAAACACAAGAAAGCATGTAACATGGATGTTCGGAATTAGTCATATCTGGGAAGGAGTTATGATTCTTTGAATACATCTCACCATCAAATACTACACATCCTGGATGCGTAGTCCATCCTTGACTTTCTTCCCTGCCTATAGGTTTGAGATTATTCCATTCAGGTACCATGTATTCGCGTTTACAGGTAGAAATCCTTTCATCTTCTGGAACTAATATTCCATTAACACTGAACCATTGAGCATAACCACATTGGCGAATAGTCAACATCTTCCGATGCATTGAAATCTTGTTTTCGAGAATAGTGAATCTTACATTTTTCTTGTCTAAGTAATTAATAGGCTGAGCAAGAATTTTGGCACACCTCTTCATAGTTTTGATATTTTTGAACATTAACAATACAAGTTCTGACTTGTTATTAGCCTGATAATAGTAAAGTTTAGGTTTTCTCTCGGCACGCCAATTTAAGATTTCATATTGTTCTCCTAATCTCTTCTTCATCCAACCAACAAATATTGATTTATTGTAATTAGTCCATGTGTATGGTCTCCCATTTATTTTCTTAGGTAATTCCACGTAACAGAATACAGGAAAATTGGGAAATCTAAGAAGATAAGGTTTGGAGTTTTTATCTAGACACCATGCTAATATATGATCCCTCTCATTTTCAGTCTTACTTGAATCTTGTATTTTCCAATCATATGCATGTGCGACTATTTTAGTAACTATAGAGTTACCCTTATTTGAATTGGAAGTAGTTATTTTATTTTGCTGTTCCATATTGACCTAGTTTTATGAAGTAAATCGAAGTTAAAATTTGCAAATCATTTTGGATCACTCGGAAGAAAACAAGTTGGTTATTTATTTTTTACTCTAGTCAATATATTTATCTAGGCATAGATAAGACAAACATATATTTTTTATAGAGATGTCTAAACGATAAAATGTTGCTGCTGAATGATCAATATGGAGAAAGTGGCAACATTTTTAACTTATTACCTTTTGTTTCAACTATTTTCAAATTGAATAGTGGTTTGCTTTTGTAATGCTTTATCTATTTGATATAAGTGAATAGTTTTTCATTAGTTGTTTAGGGTTATGTAGTATAGAAGGTCTAAGGTGTATAATAATATGGTAAAACATTATTCAAAAATGGATTTATCTCTTGAAATTATTTTTGATCTTAATATGAAGACCCCTGAGCAATGGGAAGGACTAGTATCTCAAATTAAAAAGTTACAGGTCAAGAGACAAAATTTTAATGCATTTTTTGTCTCATCTTATATCTACCAAAAACTTACACCTTATGTTAGTTTTTTAATGTCACAGACAGAGCCATTAAAAAATCGATGGCTCAATATCATATTAACCTGTTTGGATTGTATGTCTATTACAGGATTTTATATAGGTAAATCTAAATTCGCTAAACTAGCAATTAACAAATTACTGCTATATGGCGGAAAGAATAGATTTAAAAGAACTATTAATAATATGTTGTTCTATAAGACCAAGATCATGGTAGTGAATAAGTACCCAATTAGTTTAGCAGATCCTTCTATACAAAATGGATATTATTTGGTGTTTAATCCTTCCATTATTAAGGTTTCTAATAACCCATCTCACTGCTATTTGATCAATCTCAGAAGACAAGTTTACAATAACAAAACAAGAAAATATCAAGGGTATAACTACCTAGTTTCAACAGACTCAAAGTTGAAAAATGTAGAAGTGGCTGAAATTTTGGATGATTATCCAAGAAAAAGAAAACCTAGCAAATACTTAGGGATGGAAGATATTAGGTTTGTTCAACCTAGGGACAGTTATGACAAATTTGAAACAATTAAACAATTTATTACAGGTAAGTGGTTTAGTTGTACAACTGCGGATTCTAATGATAAACCGTGTCCTTATGATAATTGTCCATCACAAGAAGTAGGCTTAGGACAATTTGGAGAATTTATTGATAAGAAACCATTTAATCAAGTGAAAATAAAGAAATTTATTTCTCTTTGTGTATCTGAGAATAGCTCAACTCCTGAAAAGAATTGGCTCTTTTGCCAAGATCAAACAGACACTAAAGACCAACTGTCTATCTTTTATTCTGTATGCCCTAGTAAAATATTAATTGTCGACACAAATATCTCAGATAAATCGCCAACCATAAAATGTTCTGAAAAGGTTGTTCATAAGTATCCTTGGGACGGATTCTTTATAAAAAATTCGGCTGGACCAATCAAACTCATCAATCCTTCAGAACCAAAAGACAGTCTACTATATAAAGATAATTGGCTCTTTGTTAGTCATGAAAAATATGAACATAGTCGTGGTCGTTGGGTCTACTATCACAGATTCCTTATTACCAATTCTAAGTTCAAAGTTCTGAAAATTTCTCCTTGCTTTGTATTTGAAGATATAGGTATTGAATATTGCATATCTATCACTGAGTCTATAAATAAAGATAACTACATGTTGGGGGTGGGCATTAAGGATAGAAGTGCTTGGATCTATGAAGTATCTTCCAAAGAAATATATAGATTAATCTCTGATGGTAAAGGTATTCTCGAGCTATAAAACTAATGATCAAAATACACACATATCTGTTTTTCAGATATTTGTGAGAATATTGCTTAAAAATAACAGAATACCTGAAAATCAGAGATTGATGGAACCCCTCAAAAATGCTGTCTTCACTAATTGTAATGACAAATATGTTCCCTATGCTATAGTTGCTCTAGATGCATTTGCGTCAAAAAATAATTGTGACAAATACATAATTGGTAAAGAGTTCAGTCAGACTTCAAAAGATCTTTGTAGGGATCATGGAGTAAAAATTAGAACATGTGACTTAAGTAAAGACTTTATCTACTTTGATAAAAGACCATATGCTAGAGAATATCCAATTGAAAGTTTTTATCGTTTCTATGGATACAAAATACTCAATGAATACAACTTTTTATTCTTTGTCGAACCTGACGTTCTATCTCTAAAGCCATTAAATTTGGATCTCTCAAATATTAAATATGTTGCAGGAGCTTCTATTAAAGGTAATAGATTAGTAAGTATAATAGGACAAAAAAGAATTGCTTTAATAAAAAATAAGTTTGGTATTTCTGATATAAACAGAAAACGTATATTAGGTGGATTCAGAGTCTATAACGTTAAAGGACTCCTAAGTGTGAATTTTTATGAAAAAATTATTGAATATTATAAGACCAGTATTTCTGGAGGTTATCATATATGTGATGATGATACTTTATCTTCAGTTTGTCAGTTAATAAATCCAACATACTTTCATCTAATTAGTCACAACTATGACTGGATTTATGAAGATGCTGATAAATTGATAGACGAAATATATAACATTCATTTTCATCCAACTAAGCCATGGAAAAAGTGGAATCTAAACATAAATAAATCTTTTCACAAAATATATAGAAATTTTGTATTTTCCAACTATAATGGTAACTTTCTTAAAAATTACTATGGAGAGTTGTTCAATCAACATGAAAATACTCTAGTAACTGGATATTTTCAGTTGTCTGACTGGGATAATCGCAAACCTAAGAAAGGTTATTTAAAAAATGGAGAGAAGTTGTTAAGTATAGACATTCCAATGATTATATTTACAAATAAACATTTAATGAAGGACATTTGGAATATGAGGAGAAAACATAACCTTCTTAATAAAACATTTATATATCCTCTTACAATAGAAGAGTTATATTATTGTAAATATAGAGACAGGGTAATAACCTGTTACAATAATGGTGGATGTCCCATAGGTCTTAATAGTAAAGAAAAAGAAACTCCTGATTATCTAACTATAGTAAACTCAAAATTGCACATGGTGAAATTAGCTATCGAGGTTAATCCTTTTAAATCTTCTCTGTTCTCATGGATAGATTTTGGAATATTTCATGTTCCTAATATCATATTGGGAAACATTAAGAATACACTAAGTCGAGTTTCAGATATATTACATGACGTTCCTAAGAAACAAATCACGGCTTGTTGCATATGTGAAACAAGCAATCTAGAAACGAAAAATAGGAAAAGATACTATTCTGAGAGAAGATGCAAAGTCATATCAGGATTTATGTCTGGAGGAATTATCGCTTGGAATAAACTTTTACCTCTATATGAGAAAGAATTAGAAGTGAATATAAAAACTGGGCATCCATCTCTTGAAGAAATTATCATTGGCGCTATTTCGTCTGAACATAGAGAAATATTTAATCTATACTATGGAGATTACGAGGACATATTTAGAAGCTATTTTGAATGTTTGGGTAGACGAGTCGTTTTAGTTGAAAATATTAAATACATGGTCAGATACAAAATGTATGACAAGCTTCTAAAACTAGCTAGCTCTGCATTAAGATCACATGGGTATCAGAAAAACAAATTTTCTCTTGACAATCTAAATTTTCTATGCTCAGAGATAACAAAAATTCCTCCTGAAATAATAGAATCTAATGAAGAATATTTGTTCCCTTGGACAAGAAGCAAATTTCATCTAAATTTAGATCTTTCAGTAAGAGACTATCTTCCAACGAAAGGTTTAGGATGGAAAGATTATTTACGGTGCCTTGATTTTGAGAAAATATTCTCATTACCTTTAATATTAGGTAACACCAACTCCCATATACCTAAAAATCCAGTGAAACATAGATCAACAATAGTAACATTATTCTCCGATGTACAATCAATAACCAATGAAAACACAAGAGAGAGAATAGTAGGAGGAAATTTGGAGCATTATCTAAAATGTGGTAATAAATTACTAGACACTGACAGACCAATGATAATATTAATGGATCCAAAAGGTATAGATTATGTCTACAATTATAGGAAGAAAAAGGGTCTCCTAGATAAAACTGTAATATTGCCGTTTTCATTAACTGAATCTCCTAACTATCTTTTCAAACCGTTAATTAGTCAGTGTTTCGAAGAAAGAAGATCATCAAATCTCCTTGATACTAAAAGCTTTGTCCATAGAATTTTGCTTATTATTTTTCACAACAAATTCAAGGCATTAGAGTATTCACTTGCTAATAACTATTTTTCGAGCGAAGTTTTCATATGGTCAGACTTTGCTATATTTAAAGATCCTTCTAGAATAACCAAAAATACAACTCTTGAGACAATAACAGATAGCTGTCCAGACAATAAAATCAAAATGTGTTTAATAGAAGATTCGAATGCTAAAGAGGTTTCCAATAAAGAACATTTTTATAAGACAAAAAGGTGGAAAGTTGTAGGTGGACTTATATCTGTTCCTGGCAAGTTAATGAATACATTTATTTCACTATGGAACCGGGAACTAAAAAATAGCTTAGAAATAGGAATTCCTGCCTTTGAAGAACAGATACTTTCATGTGTAAAAGCATCTAGATCAGAGTTGTTCGATTGCTATTACGGAGATTATGTTAACATATTTAATAGTTATAATGGTTACAAAACAGCTGACTATATAACTCTATCTAATCTTCGCCATTGTCGTAAATATAAAATATGGAGGACGTCTATATTTATAGCTGAAAGAATGTTCAAAATGTCTAACAAGGAAATTTTGCGAAATGGATACAGCTTTGGAAAGCTTGCTGAGATCTATGACGAATTACTGATAGGATGTTGGTATGGAAAAAGAAAAGACCTATCTAAGAATTCAGCACAAAGAACAATAGAACTCTCAATAAACTGTAAACTAACTCCCCACTTAATCAAACATCTTAATAAAAATCTAGCGTTCCATGGTCTTTCAATTAAAACATAGACAGATTTATTCACTGATATCAGTGAATAAACAACCATTTAGAATTCAAGTAGATGGCCAAACGTATTCAATCTCCCTAGTCCTATCCTTACATGTGTATTTTTTGCAGTAGGTTTTACTGTTATTTTCGAAGTAGCATTCTTCGAAATCGCTCTCGAATTATATCCTTTACCTTCTTTAGTTCTTGTCATAACATCATTCACCAGTGTTATACCATAGAGATCCCAATCATCTATAGATGATTTTGTAGCTGACGGTCCTGATGGATTAATAATCACATTTTTGACTGATGCTCCTTCTTCATATATTGTGACAATTGCGCGAATTTCATGTTTAGGGACCTTCTTCATTTCATATTCTGCTAATTTTTGTCCGTTAAAGTATGATGTAAATTTACCTTTATTATATTCCACAGATATTGTGTCGTTGTATCCTATTAATTTTCTTCCTTTTACATATGGAATACCTCCCCAAATATATGAAGTTATTGTTCCGTGACCTATGAGAACATTAAATTCTCCACCAATACTATCAAACTCATCAACTGACAAAAGATGTTTGGTGAGTTTTTCAACTATTAAACCGTTGTTCTTTCCAGGTGGAAAAGCTATGAAGTTTCTGCAATCTGATCTATGACTTGTCATAATACTAGTGATCATAAATACTCTGTATCCTTTTGATTTGAAGAAATCAACTATAATCATGTAATCATCTGTGTTTAGATGACATTCAAATGCAACAATAGGACTGAACTTATCAATAACAGTTAAGGATCCTTGGATTACCTTCCATTCCATTCCTTCAACATCCAGGTGAATGAAATCAAGATCGTCTATAATCTTATCATTATATAGATGATCTATTGTTGTAGAAGTAGTTTGAAAATTCCCCGAACTCCCAACTTTGAATTCACAATGTTCTATATGTTCATCTGTAGAAAGAGTTTCTTCTTTATTACTAAGAGCCTTGTTTAATATTTTTATGTTCTCGATATTAGAAACTTTCGCTACTGTATCAATATAGTTACAATTTATTTTTGATGGATCAATAGCATAAATAGTCGAGTCTAAGTTTCTTGCCCAAGGTAAAGAATTGTCACCTATCCATGCACCAGAATCTATAATGTTTCTCTTAATTAGACCTTTGTTTATCAAGTAAGTACATATTCTCCTGAAGATTTTCTCAACGTTATACCTTACTGGAAAACATTCTGAATACTTACTTATACTTTTGTTATTGAAAGGTAGGTAAATCACCACATTGTTATCATGAGGAAAGACACACTTAATATGTTTCTTCATGGGATTTATACCATGATATCCCATGTTTGTCTTATAATGTGTTAATTGTTCCTGAGAAATATTGGAAAAAGGAATAAGTTCTGACATTTTAATTGCTATTTCTGTTGACAGATTTCTTTTTCCGGAGTACCAAAACCCTATAAAAAACTCATCATATATTATCAGTAAATTCTCAATAGAATAATGATTGCCACTTAATGTTTTGATAGAATAATCCTGAGAAGAACTAAAATTATATTTCTTGATACTGTTCAAATATCTGAGAAATTTTTCTCCTTCACTTACAATATTTTTCCAATCCTTGTTGCTTCTTCTAGAACGAAGATATTTGAGAAGTATATCAAACCTGGTGGATAGACTGGTCCATGATAACAGTAGATCTTGATAGTCTCCTATATGAAATTCAAATAAATTTTTATTCCTTTGATATACTGATGATAGAATTTGTTCTTCAGATGAGGGATAGCCAAGTTTTAGATTCTCTTCAAGTTCTTGATTCCATAGCTTCATATAGTCGCCATAGAGATGTTTTGGAAAAGAAATCATTCCGGCACAAGTTGTATATCTAGTTCTTCTATAGAATGATTCCCTATTTGCAAGTATTGCTTTTGAAAATGTGTCAAATCCTATAATCTTTATTTTATCATCTGGACAGGCTTCCAATGACTCTCTAAGAAGCGTAGGAGTTCTTAACTTCATTGATTTTTTCATAAGTCCGAAATCTACCCAAATAAATATATCTGACCCAAAATAGTTGTCTATAATTGATTTTTCGATAACTTTCATTTTGGTCCACCAAATAATGAATAAACCTCTTAAGATGTAATCATTTTGCTTTCTTAATACGCTACCTATTCTATTTTCATTGAAACATTGGCTTACTAATGGTTTATAATAGTAATAAGGTGAATTCCTAATATCTACAGATAAGATCACAGTTTTATTTAGTAATCCTTTCTGTTTTCTGTAGTTATAAACAAAATCATAAATTTCTGGATTCACAACTATATACATACAACTATTAGTATCTAGTAACTTAACAGACGCATTTAGATAATAATCCATATTAGATTTAAATGCGTCTGTTAATTTCCTATGATAAAGTATCTGTTCAACATCATACATAAAAGTGACTACAACTCTATCCATTTTTTCTGGATTCTTAGGTATCCAGCTCTTCTCTGACAATTTTATATACTCTAATGGCAATTCATTTATTGTCTTAAAATCTAGGACTTTCAGGTAACTCTTCCATGTTGCTTTTGTTTCATTAAGGGGAAGAAATTTCCTATCTTTAATATCTTTATTTGTCAGAAATTTTATCAAACTTATATACTCGTTGATTCTTTGATCTTTACTAGTTACCATAACATTATAAATAGTATTGAGATTATTGTGGGATAGTTTAACACGAGCCATCATATAAGCAAATATCAAACTTAGACAACACTCGAAGGAAATTTTGTTTATGTCTCCTTTAATGATTTGTTTTAAGTAATTTATATCAGTAGTATTTGGGGACAGATAGTTTTTAAGTGTTGGAGTTAGAAAGTTTGTGATCTCTTTATTGTCAGATATTTTATTAAGAGATTTACTCTTCCAAGTATTTCCAGAAAAAGGAAAACTATTCATCAATGACGTTAAATTAGTGGTTATTTTAAATTGATGAGTCTTCCTTGTTATATTTATTGGTAATATTTTTCCAGAAAATAAGGATTCTACATCTAGAGTCATAGGATACCAATACTTAATATTATTCCAATACTTACTAGTAGATAACATTTTTTTACTGATTAATCCATTTCTTTCTGACAATACTAAAGATAAATAATCACACATATTATCCCTATCATATAGAGACATAAAAAAATCAAAAAATTTGATGTCATCTCCTTGAAGTCTATTTCCTAGTTTGGTCCACCTAGTTGGTATTCCATAAGCCACACTTAATATAACACCATGTAATGAAGACGATATCGTACTTTCACACTCAATTAGTTCATTAACAAATGATTCAGGTTTTTGTTGAATATTTATGATTTTTACTCCAGGTATTGCAGGTTTCCCTGTAAATAACTTTTTGTCGACAAAATGAGGTATAATGCCTAGCTTGTATTTTTTCTTAATATTCTTCGGTGAATAAAACTTCGGAACTAGTAGTCCTGGATCTCCTATAGGCATGTTGTGAAAATCTTTAATATTTATATTTCCGTTCATCAAGAGTCTATGCAATGTTGCAGGCCCTCTAACAGCTAAAAATATATGATCTGACACATGAGATTTGGAATCCATTATTCCAGTTCCCCAATGTATATCTTTGACACAAGTATTCACTAATGATCCACATAACCTAAGTTTTCCTATTTGATCATATTTAGCTGAAGCTCCTGCTTTTACACCTGTAATTTTTTCAAATATATATGGACCCAATAGGTCTCCCATATTGTTATCACATTGAACATATCCTACTATTCCCTCTCTTGCAAGCATTTTTTTCATCTATGTCGAATACTTCAAATATTTGTTTGTCACACTTATCCTTTAAGATATTTTTGTATCTAGCCGAACCTTTAGGCTAATGTATTCTAATACATTAGTTTTTATTAGTCAGTAAACTATTACGTTAACACATTGCTCTAATAGAGCTATATGTATTTTTTGTATAAATAAAGTTTTATTCTGTTTTCGCAAATAAACGGAATGTGATGTTAATCCTTTGACCAGGGACAGTAGAAATAGCACGTTTTGGTACTTCATGTGTGTAATATTTTTGCATTTCTCCACCCATAACTAACAATGAGTTATCAGTAACAGGGAAGTCACGAAAAATCTTTTTGGTTTTTTTGTTTCTTACTCGAAAAATTCTTTCTTGGCCGAATGAAAAAGAGTAAATTCCAGAATTTGGTACAAGTTGTTTCTCGTCATCGGAATGTGCTCCAATGTAATGTTGTCCATCCTGATACCAATTGACAAGAATTTGTTGATATGGAAGTCCGGAATCTTCACAAACCCAATTCAATAACTTTTGAAAATAAGGTTCGGTAATAGGGAGAGCAACATTAGTTGTCCCAGAATATTTGTAGGATTTTCCATAAGATTGTTGCCATCTTGGAGTTTGTCGAGCCTTTCCATAAATCATAATAGTATGACGTTCTTCTGGGTGAAGTTTCCACAACTTCTCAAAAAGCGCAGAGTTAACCTGAATATCAATTGGAAGGGGTTTCACAACTCGAACCCATGAATTACCAATAGGAAGTTGAATTGTTTCACCAATTGTAGGTGTTTCAATTGGAAGTTTTGTAAGTACAACTTTAGTTGGCAATTGTACAATTAGAGTTTTATCTACTACCGATTCCTCCTGTTTACCAGTAGAAACAGTTTTTACTACTTGTTGAGTTATTGCAATCATAGGCGGCATGTTATTCAAGAAAGACAACATTGTTGATTAATATAGGGATTGACTCTTTATATATTTATGATATATGAATGATCATTTTTTATCAGATGCCCTAACAATATAACAACAATATTTTATATAACCACTAAAATGTGAAAACTATTAATTATCAGGGAAATAAAATCTTAAAGTGATATTGATTCTTGGTCCAGGGCAAGTAGATAGAGCTCTTTTAGGGACTTCATGTGTGTAATATTTTTGCATTTCTCCACCCATAACTACCAAGGAGTTATTTGGTAGTGATATATTTAGTTTAACATTTTTAAGACTGACATTGTCAACAAATTTCTTAGAAATAATTACAAAGTCCCTTTCTTGACCATAACTAAAGGAATAAATAGCAACTTTTTTAAACATTCTGTTTTCGTGATTGGATCCATCAGCATGGGGTCCAATATATTGTTGTCCATTTTTATAACAATTAATATACATCTGATTGTAAGGGATTCCAATTTTATGTCTAACCCATTTAAAAAGCTTTCTTTGATGTTTGTGGGAAAACTTATATTTTTCTAGAGAAATATCATCGGGAATCTCTTCCGCAATTGCATATCTCTCGACTTGAATATCTTTTCCAGCTAAATTAGACCAAAGACGTTCTTTAGGATGAAGATCCAAATATTCTCCGAATATTTTCTCATTAATCTGAGATTCCGTTGGAATAACCTTGTAAACTCTAAACCATGAATTTCCTTAAGGGAGGATATAGGTGATAGTTTTCTTAGTTTCTAGTTTCAGTATAGGTCTAACCTCAGTTTCTGAAACAACTCTCTTGTTCCAGTTTATACTGACATTCTTCATCTTTGTTGGAAAATGAAAATAATATTAATACAATCAAAAACATTAAAATATTGCTATGGAAACCGCAAGGACTGCTGAAAAAGTGCTAAACGATAGACTGAGAGGTTGTTTGATAGGAGGAGCTTTAGGTGATGCTCTTGGAGCCCCTTACGAATTTAGAAGACTCATTGTTAACAGAAGACCTTATTCAGAAAAATTATTATATCGTGCAGTGTTACCAAAGAGAGGTCAAAAATCTAAAGTACTTGTTGTCGGTCAAACCACTGATGATACCGAAATGGCTATTACACTCTTAAGGGCAACAGCATCTGAATATAATAGAGATAATGTAATTACATCTTACATGCTTTGGGTCAACGGAACTAATGAGATTCCAAAAGCTCCAACAATAGGAACGACTACTGGTAAAATATTCAAAGGAGTCAAGACACTAAAAGGTGTCAAAAGACGTCTGGAAAAATTTACCAAGGAGAAAGGTTCTCAGTCTAATGGATTTTTGATGAGATGTGGTCCCCTAGTTAGATTTCAGTCTCCTGATATATTTGTACAAGATGCAAAGATTACTAACTGGGGGCCAATTCCAGAAGCTTGTGCTAGACTCTACGGCACTCTTCTAATATTAGCTTATCAAGGAAAAGGGATTGAAGGACTTTATAGTAAAATAGGTGAAATGTTGGGAGAAACATCGAACATGTTTCCAATCGATGTCATGAAAACTCTGAGAAATGCTTGGCATGATGCCTTGAAAACACAGAATAAACAAGATTTCAATACTCCTGAGGCAATCAAGTCGGGATTGAAAAACAGTAGAGATATGACCAACGGAACTCATGGTTGGTGTGTCCATGCAATTTATTGCTGTTTCAATGCATTAATTCATGCGAAAACTTACAAACAGGCAATGGAAATGACAATCAAACTATCAGGTGACACTGACACCAATGCTTGTATTGTTGGCTATTTATTTGGTTGTTTAACTGGGTATCAAGGTTTATTAGCTGATCCTGTAACAAAGACAAATATAGAGATTCTAGTTTCTGCTGACTATTCAAAAGGAGATCTCCCAAGACCTCTCTTTCTTCATCCTAAAATACTTTTGTCTTAAATAACATACATATCATTGCCTAGGCAATAATATGTGTTTTTATATTGGATTACCATTCTTGGAGACAGCTGGAGAAAAGATTGCTCAAATACTTTTGTCTTGAACAAATTAATCTAAATTCGGTCCAATTTTTGGTTGTACATTCCTTTTTGTAGGCTTCATTCCTTTGACCGAAAGTTCTTTCCCATTCAATCAATAAGTTCAAATCTTTTTCAACATCACATGAGCACACATATATGTACTCAAGAATTTTCTATTTAAAACGGATTAGTCGAAACTTTTTCCAATTCCGTTTTTTGAGGGCTTCACAGTAAGCTTCATTTCTTTCTTTAGCAACAATTTCTAATAGTTCCAATACTTCGACATTTGAGGATAAGCTAGTCATATTATAAGGGGTTATGTCCAAAACTTTAACAAATATTCAATAGCTAAATTTTTCATTTCTTGACATATGTTTTAGTTGAAAGTCTAGTTCTCTAAAAGTCTGAAAATATTTTTTTATTAGAATAAAAGATATTGATGAGTAGTCCATCTAGAGCTGAATGCCGTGGTGATACGGCTAATGGACAGTCTTGGTTTAATATTTGGGATGATAGTGCTTGTTACAACACTTACTTTGATTTTATTTATACTGGCGAAGAAGGTAATCAGACCTTTAATGAGGAAAATTGGAAGGAATCCCAGGAAGACTTCGAACAAATCTTCAAGAAATATCTATCTACTAACACAATAACTGTACCAGGAGATGATGAATATAACGAATTCCAAGAAGTTTTAAGAATGAGTTGTACATCTCTTCCAGGAGTTTGTGATACTTCACTTAAACCTTTCTGTCAACCTTATAGTAGAGAAAAAATTGCAAGTGATGGAGGATTGATTAATTATTGTGGCTGTTATGCCCCATTACCAAACATAGATTCTGTTAGATCGGTCATTGAAAAAGATCCTGAATGTGATCCTCTTTGTACTAGAATAGATACAATTCCACTAGATGATGGTAAAGGAAATGTTAAACAATGTACCAAAGATGTATGTGTTATTGATGATATTACTATTGAAGCTACTAAATCTAGTATTGGTGGAGGAGAGATTAATTTTAATCAAGTATGTACAACTTGTAAACCGGGTAATTGTATCTGTATTATAGCTGGGGTGAATGTTAGTGAAACATTTAAAGAAGCTGGTGGTGAGGTTAATTTTGATCAACAGTGTGGAACTGGATCGGAATGTTTAACTATTCAACCAGATGGAACCGATAGAGTAGTAGATTGTAAAACTGCTATCGAAAATGGTAATGGAGGTGGTACTGGAAGTGGAAATGGAGGAATTCCTATATGGGTATGGTTCATTGTCGCTATAGTAATTATTGCAGTTATTGTGGTTATTCTCTTCCTATCATTTAGAGGAAAAAAGAAAGATCCAAAAGTTACCTATATTCATTCACCAATTTCAATAAGAACCAGAGATTTCTAATTGAAAGACAATACTTAAATTTTGTCTATTAAAATAACATCTGATGTCCTTAAAATCAACACAACAAGTATCATCTTTAACAACTCCACTTCTAGATATAGACAAATATTCTGGTCGTTGGTATGAAGTAGCTAAACTTCCATTGATTTACGAAAAATATTGTAATGGCGCTATAGCAGATTATGCTATAAAAACAAACAAAAAAGGTGAAAAATACGTTTCTGTAGTTAACACTTGTTTAGTTAATGATAAACCTGTAAGAACAAGATGTGGTAAAGCTAGAATAGTTGATAGTGATGATCCAGGCAAGCTTTCTTTAATATTTGATGATGGCAAACCATCAAACCCAGGACCTTCTCATTATTGGGTATTTTCAACAGATTATAACACTTATTCTATTGTTGGAGTTCCCTCTGGTAATCTTCTTTGGGTTCTTTCTAGAAAGAAACAAATGCCAACTAAGCAACTTCGTAATCTCCTTCTTTATTCTGAAAAACTAGGATTTCCTATTAGAAAGATGACTATTTGGTCTAACAGAATTTGCTAACAAATTCGACACATCGGTAGATGTTACCGACGTGTTTTTTGTCGAGGTTTATGTTTTCTTTTGAATAATTTTTGTCGTCTTTTGTTCTTTTTCTGTATTTATTGATCTAATCGACTCCATTTCCTTGGTATTCCTACATATTTGGCCGTCACTTACACAATAACTAATAAGTTTCAACTCAGAGAATTGAACATTTCACTTAAAATATTGCAATAGAAAATATTTATTAGATGACTGAACCAATATCTCCAGTTTTACTGGACCATTGTCAGAATTTAGTAACTTGTCCAGATGGTAATTGTCCTGGTTGTAATGATGGAAATTTATGGTGCGATGATTCGAGATGTCATCCTCACTGTGAAGACTGTCCTGAAACTAATAGCCAAGGATTGGCAACAAGTACTGTAGTTATAATCATAATAGTAGTATTCATATTAGTTATGTTAATCGGTTTGTGGGCTTATCGAGGATATCAAGAACCAGGAGAAATTCCTGGTTTTGTTCCAGATCATATGAAATATAACAACTGCCCGCAAGTTGGAACTAAAATTTACCGACATACCGGATTTCAGGAAGTTCCTGTGGCTGTATCCTAGACATATTAAGAACAATGTTCCTAATATATCCATTCACAAAGGGTAAGCATCGTACATTTTCTTAGCTTGCTATGGAAATAGATTTAGTCGCAAGTAGAATTACATTTTCCGGCTCTTTATCAACATTCCATATCAAAATATGAAATGTCTAAGGTATTCGTTTTTTTTTCAGTTTTCTCCTTTTCGATTTACTGCAAGATAATTTTCAAGATCCTTTAAAAACACAAACAGATAACAGAATGAGTTCATCGCACAACCCTGGAATCAAAATAACCTATCCTCCAAGCAATTGCACTATCAAAGGAACATATAAAATTCGTTGCAAGTTAGACAATTGGAAATGTTCCAAAGGAGGAAATCATTATCGTCTCTATATTGATAACAAAGATCACGGTCCTGTCTATGATCACAACGATGTTCGTTGTCAATCTTTCGAACATGGTGGCAAACACACCATTAAAGTGAAGCTTTGTCACGAAGATGGATCTTATGAAGGTTCGGAACACAGTATCACTGTTTCTAGTCCTTATAAAGAACCTGTTGACGAAACATCTCAAGAAAGTCAAGACACTTATGAAGAATCTGAAGAAGATTATTGTGATAGTGATTACGAAGATCACAGTGACTACGGTGAAGATGACTATGAAGATGATTACGAACCTAAATCTACATGTCATGATGATTCTCATGGCTATAAAGTTTGTAAACCTTGTACCAGCTATAAACCTTGTCCAGAAAATTGCAAGTCCTGCGATGTTCCTAAAATAGAACAACGATTGATAACTGATATTAATGCTGATCAAGAAGTATCTGATATCACCAGCGAAGGCTATGGTGAAGGTGTATTGAGAGTTTCTGCTGATCACACAGCTATTCATTATTGTTATGATGTAAGAAATTTGAGTGGTCCTATCATTTCAGCAAATATTTATGGTCCTGCCGATGTTGATGAGGATGGTCCAATAATTAAGACTCTTGAATTTAAGGAATGCCCTAAATATTCTGGAAAGTTTCATGCTGAAGGTGTATGGAGAAGTGATGATCAAGACGAACCTTTGACTGAAAAATATGTTCATGATGCTTTGAGTCACAGAACTTATGTCAATATTAATACCTATAAATACACTACTGGAGAAATCAGAGGACAACATCATCCATTCGATTTTTGCGCTGTAGGTGAAACTGGTCCATGCGGTCCAAGAGGTCCATGTGGTCCTCCAGGTAAACATGGATGTCATGGTAAGGATGGATGCCCTGGACCAAGAGGTCCACGAGGTCCAAAAGGCCCAGGAGGATGTCAAGGTCCTAAAGGTTGCCGCGGACCACCAGGATTTGGTAAAGATGGTTGCCCTGGTCCACGAGGTCCTAAAGGTCCTCCGGGTTGTCATGGTCCATGCGGTCCACGAGGCCCTAAGGGTCCACAAGGATGCAACGGTCCAAGAGGTCCTAAGGGTCCACAAGGATGTCAAGGTCCAAGAGGTCCTAAGGGTCCACAAGGATGTCAAGGTCCAAGAGGTCCTAAGGGTCCACAAGGATGTCAAGGTCCAAGAGGTTCAAAGGGTCCACAAGGATGTCCAGGTCCTAAAGGTCAACAAGGATGCCAAGGTCCACAAGGTCAACCAGGAAAAGATGGATGTCGAGGTCCTAAAGGTCAACAAGGATGCCAAGGTCCACAAGGTCAACCAGGAAAAGATGGATGTCGAGGTCCTAAAGGTCAACAAGGATGCCAAGGTCCTAAGGGTTGTCGTGGTCCTTCTGGCGGTCCAACTGGTGCTATGGGTCCACGAGGTGAAAGAGGTATCTCTAATAGAGGAAAGATCTGTTTCTATTGTAAAGATGCTTGCTTGACTCCAAGTGCAAGAACTGCTGTAATCCAAGGCGATTGTGATCCAGTATATGTAACTCTTCCATGTGTAAAATGTGAACATGCTCACTGTAGTCCAGGAGCAAAACATTGTTGTGTTGGTCATATTCTAACTGTAATCAACGGTGGAAAGAGTCAAGTTGTGGTCAAACCAGCTGAACATCACGAGATTTTCCGAATTGCCGGTAAATTCACTCTTGAGTGTGGTGAAAGTGTAAGCTTCCACTTTGGTAAGGGTGTTTGGTATCCAATTAATTGCTAAACATTTCTCCTGTAAAAATAGTTCAAAAATATTAAGACCTATCTAAATTAATGGTAGGTGTCACATTTCATTTGTTTCAAATGAAGTGTTTAATGATCATTATGGATCTCTTTCCAAGATCCTCTGGTGAAGAAAAGCAAATGTATTTTTGCTTTGGGTTGGTTCATTTTCTGAAAGAGATTTCTGGTTTGCTTGTTTATATGATCTATTCCCATTTTTTGTTTGCCATTCTGGTCGCTGTTTATTTGTTCTTTTTTTATTTTTTCTATATATTGGTTGATTAGACGAGAATATAGTTAAGCCTTTAATTTTTGAAATAAAAGGTTCCCCTTCATCCCAGCTTTTTATTAGTTTAGATAAAGACTCTAGCAATATCGATTTGTTTTTGGATACAGATTTAATAGGATGAACTATCTCATCTTTCATACCTATACTAGTTACATGTTCTTTTGGTTGATCTTGTGTTGGTTTCTTGAATAACATGTCTGGATCGATAGGAGTTTTTAAGAAAACCCGAGGTAATTTTTTATCGTTAACTAGCACCAGCTCGCCTGTATTTGTTTTAATATAAAAATGTTTATTCATTCTGATTACTAGTGAAGTATTTATATTCTGTTGACGAATATGAGGCAAAATAATTCTTTGTGGAAAGAATGACATTGTTATGTATGGTATCCGAGATCTAGGAACTAAACTAGAGTAAACTTGAAAATCTATAGGAAATATTTTTGGTCTATCAAATACTACTGGAGTATTTGACTTTATTTGACCATATACATATGGCAAAGTGGAAACTTTTGGCAGTTGTGTTTGGCGAGGTAAAATATTGTTATGAATGCCTGGAATATCAGGGTCTTTTATTTGTTGGTTCATAAGAAATGAAAGATCTTTATAGGAAGAATTGAGTGATTCTTGGTTAAACAAACTGGATGGTTCTAGTGTCTTCATTGCAATCAATAACATATACTGATTCCTTTTAGTCAATTTTTCCGAAAATGAGACGTTATAAAATTAAAGGAACAGAAATCAAACATTAGAAATCAAGAAAACAAGATGGGTACAAATCATAGCAACATAGAACCAAATAAATTAGTTATTTGTCCTCCCATAGAAACATATACCGAAGAGAAAAAACAAGAAATGACTGGTTCAGAAGAGAGTGACAAAGGTAATATACAAAGAATGACTGGTCCAACAAGTATACAAGGTCCTACCAGTCTTCAAGATCCAATAAGAGATGATAGTGATGTAACTGGTCCTACTGGTATACAAGGATTCACTGGACTTCGTGGTCCTCTATATGATGAGAGTGATGTAACTGGTCCTACTGGTATACAGGGATTCACTGGACTTCGTGGTCCTCTATATGATGAGAGTGATGATGAAAATATACAGGTAATGACTGGTCCTGTTGAAGAAATTAATCCAGAATACATAATTCTTAAATAGAATAGGTGTTGAACATATTTGACCAATTGGTCGGATATGTTTTTGTATATTTTTGTATATTTTTTTAGATTTTTACTGTGGTTGCTGTCTGGGCGATCTTGGACTTAATTTTGGTTCGACCTTCAGCATACTTTCTCATGTTTGTGGATAAATTGTAGAGACTATTTCCATACTCTTTGAAAATCAGGTTCTTGATATTCAGTTGTATTTTACTCTCAAGTCCTTGGTCTCCAACATTATCAGAAGGATAATGTTTGATCGCATCTTTCTCGGAAACATCCAAAATGGGTTTGATTCGAATGTTCATTCGATTAGTTTCATTGATATTTTCCCATTCTGTTGGGTTATTTCTTCTGAGAACAGAAAACCCATAGAGCCATTTGACTAATTTCTCACGATCACTGATCAAGTCCTGGTAGTAACCAGAGACTTCTTTTTGTCTATTAAGAGGTACTGCCATAATGAAGCAGACCCAGTTATTGTAAAGTCTATCAGCTTTATCAAGAAGATCATTTGGATTTCCAGCAAGGGGAATATCCATCAGTGTCATTGGAAACTGTGGATGGGGAATTTTGACATATGCGGGCCAAGTGAGAATAGACACATCAGAATTTAGCATGTTGACAACATCATTGACATTCAATCTTGGGAGTACAGGAAATCTCTTGGTGTACTCAAGTATTCCTTGATTTGTTCTGAAATCAACATTGTTTGCTGAATTGAGGAGTTCATAGAAACGGAATTTCATGTTGGCATGATTGTCTCTAATATTGTCTCGCCACGCATAAGATCTTGAATGGATTTCAAGAGTTCCAATGATTTTACCAGACTCATCAAGTTTTTGAACAAATAGTTTTTCTCCTGGAAGAAGTCTATCATCCATAGGTTGAATGATCTGAGTCACAGGGTTGTACCAGAATGTCGGAACTGCTTTGTAAAATCCAGTGGCCAAAAAACCATTGGCTGTTTCAATATTCATTTTAGAAGGAGAATACAAGACTGGGATTTTTCGTTCACTGTCGAGTTCACTTTGAAATTTTGGTTGATGAAGTTTGTCATCAACATCTGGGTACGAAGATTCTTTCGGATTCCATACAATCTTTGGTCCAATATAAACAGTATATCCTGAACCAACATAATCCTTTGTAACATAAAGGAGAGACGGATGAATTAAGAGAAAGAGATGACAATAAGGAGAGAATTTCTTTGTCAAGTCAAATAGTTCTTCATCTTTGGGAGCAGCCAACTGGCTCCAAAGATCAGAAAAGAATGGGGAATCAGCCCACTTTGATTTGGATATATCAAATTTCTTGTGAGTTGCATGATAAACCTTTCCTTCATACATGAAGACTTGAATAACCACACCTTCAAATCCTGGAAGAATGTTGTATCTTCCGGAAGCCAATGTGTGAAACTTTTGATCCATGTCTTGCAATTTAAGTTCCCCTGTTTTGGGGTTAGGAACCAATCTGCTAGTAATAACAGTTGGAGCATAACCGTAAGGTCTTGAAATGACCTTTTTGTTTTTGAGATCAACAACAGTTCCTCGAAGATGTCCAAATTCTTCCAAATTGGCATCTGATTTGTAATGAACCATATATAGGGTATTACCCGAGGTAGTAGTAACCATATCAGTCACACTAAATCCGAAATCGGATTGGAGTCCAAGGATTTTGGCTATTTCCTTGGTAGTGGACTTTTCAATGGTTTTTAGATTTTTAGTCGAAATGATTTTAGTTGATGTAGACATCGGAATGATAGAATTGGTTTCAGTAAAGATAGAGTTGTGGTTTTCCTGATTTGCGAAATTATTACTGTCAATTTTCCGTCGTCACACAAATATTTTTATACAAAATAATATTTTTATCTTTACTTAGACCCCTATAACAAAGTACTTTTAACATCAGCAGCAAGTAGTTTAATTGTTTCCTTCCATATCTTTTCTTTAATTATTCTGCTATCAAGAGTTGATGATTTAATATAAGTTCCCAAATAGCAGGAAAATACTAAATTAAATTTATCGTCAGATAATCTATATGTCAAGCATTCATATTTAGGATTAATATTGTTGACTGCTCTTAAATAATAATCTATATGAGATTCATTAGATAAAATGGAGATAATGGCTTTTCCTTCATTAATTGAAATAATGTCAAAAATCATTGAGGCTATTTTCCTAGCTTCATCAATACCACCTACAATAACAACAAAATACTGATTTTGAAAATAATATTGATTTTTCAGTTTAATCATCGCTTTGGCTATCCAGTGTCTAACAACGTTATTAATACTGACCTTAATATAAATCTTGGTGTCTCCATCGCTTCTACTATTAAGAAAATTTACTAATCCCCCATAATAACATGTAATTCTTTCATCTTTCCAATTAGGAATATAAAGACCATCCCCAGTGGTTTCTTCTATAGATAACATTTTTCCTATAACTACATTCCTTGTTGGATAACTAGAAAAACTTTGAGTTACTGTTCCTTCGTCCGCTGGAGAATAAATTCCATAAGCTTCATCTAAATCTTTATCTAGATAGGGACCTCTTTGACTAGGATTAATTTCAACTACTGCTTGTTTCATTGTTGATGTGAAACTTTTATCACTTATAGAACTGCTAGAAGTTGATAAACGAGGTTTTATCTCAGGTCGAGTTATTTTATCGACTCTTGTAAGTTTCCATTTTTTAATCATCGGTCCTAATATGTTGGTTACTGCTCCCATTTTGTAGAATTTTATTACTTTGTTCTCCACTTCCAATGCTAAGTCAGCTATAACATCGTTGTAATTAGCGACATTTGATGCATCTACAAATATCCGTCCATATCTGTAAAATGGTTTTAAACTGTAATCTATAGTTAGATATCTTATCACTGAAGTAACATAGGATTTTGGAATGACCAAACCATCTGTTAAAATCTTTTCAGGACTATAGAGTAATGAAATATATGGTTCCTCGCCAGTAATAAAGTTAGAAAAATTTCTTAAATCTATGATCTGGTTCTTGGTAAATTTGGTTACTACCCCCTTAGTTTTGAAGGTAACAGATATAAATCGTTTATGTTGATCTTCAACTGTAGTAATTTCTGTGACAATATCTATTTTTGGAAATTTGTCCCGAATATAATCTTGCAATCTACTTCTAAGTACATATATTTGGTATGGAGTATAGTTAAACTCTTGAACTTGTCCAATGTCTCCTGGACTACTTTCTGTGGTAGTCCGGTAATAAGGTGTTTTAATCATAGCTATGAGCTTTCTAAGAATACAAAGTTCTTTTATATACCAGAGACTTTTTATCGAAAAACTGGTATCTTATCTCTAATAGATAGCACCCTGACACTTTTCAGCTCCGATTCGTTATTCTAGTCTAAAGGAAATCCCGTTCTTCAAAAACTATTTTTTTTGTTGGTAAGAATGGATTCGAAATATATTGGACTGTCAAGAAGAGATTATATTCATGGGGATTTGGACAATAATACTCCGAATATAGTTCTTGAGGAAATCGCTTTGTGCCGAGGGTATGAGAATCTAGAAGGTCTCTCTAATCAGAATAAGAGAGCTCAAGTAATCGATGCTCTGAATAAATTAAAGCCAGAATCTATTGAAAATACTCAAATAGAAGAGATGAGTGATAAAGATAAGTTGGCCTTAAAAAGATTTATTAATCCAAATATGGATCTAAAATGGACAGCTGAATCTTTAACAAAGGCTCTGTTATTTATTCTAAGATTCAAAGACCAGGAAAATTTTCGCAATATGGATCCTAATTTCATTAAAGGGGTTCAAACACCTGAATCAACCACAAATTTAAATGCAACCATTATTTACTCGGCTTTGAGACTTAGAGGTGTTAAGTTGAATTTTTCGACGACGTTTGATCAAATGGTGTCACTACTTAGAATTTATCTTAGATCTGATAGAGCATCTTTGACAGAAACTCTTATTGACTATTTGTCTACCTCTACATTCAGTAGAGCAGTAATATTAAATACCCTAATTTCTATGGGAGATGTTGTAGTTGAAGACTTTTTTGAATTAGTTGGATCGGGACCAAAAGCGACTACCTCTAGAGATGGAATAAAATCTAAGAATCATTTAATTCCTGCTAAAACCTATAATAACAGTCAAAACGGTATAGAAAAACATTTTAAAAATGGCCCATCCAGTCATCACGATCAGCTAGATAACTTAGATCCTTCAAACATCTATTCTATTCCAAGTAAAAGTCCTATGAGTAATGGTGTATCTAATGGTAATTTTGGGTCACATGAAACTCTGGTTAAAAAAAAACTTATTTAAAGGTTAAATCTCACTCTTATGGACCAACTGACTCAAGACAATCTGTTCCTAAGATAAATAAGAGTTCAGATAAAAATTCAACAAATATGAAGAAAAGAGTAAATACGTCTAATGAGGGTAAAAATGTCAAAAACAATAAATGTACCCGTATGGTAGCTAATGGTTTTTCTCACTCAACATTTGAAAAATTGGATCATGAATCAAGAAAGATTAAACAGAATATTAAACAATATGAGATTATTTCTCCTGATAATTTGCATAACAGTAAGACATATAAATCAATGAATATTGCAGCTAAGATAGCATATGTTGGAGTTGTACATGATATAGATGTTTCAAGGACCAAAACTCCTGATATAGAACTGAAACGAATAATATCTGTAGGAAGAGACAAATATTTAGATGGGAACTGGGAAGAAATGGATTTAAGAAAACATTTTAGTGCTTCATTACCTATGAGTTTTTATTCTTATTCTCAACTCACAAAATTGGCTAAGTTAGAAGGAATAAAAGTAAAATCTGTTATGAGTCCACATGACTATAGAAAGCTTTATTCTGCCCTTCAAGCTTTCACAGTATCTATGAATTTTCATTATAGAATTAAATCAATTAAATGGTCAACTGATATAATTCCTATTACAATGGATCATATTAGTGAAGTTAAAGACTACGAGTTGATTCCATATGGATCTAAAAATTCATCTATGACTCCTTATACTTACAATGTTTTATATGATACATTTGAAAATAGTCAAAATTTTCTTAATCCATTGTCAACTAGCAATAAAAACAGATACTACGAACCTTATCAAATCAATAAACTATCTCAAATGTGTAGGGCTCCAAAATTGCAAAAAGAATCAGATATCCACTTTAAACTTAGGAAAAAATTATATTCTCTTATCAAGAAGATAATTATTAGAGACAGTAATTTAGACAAGGTTACCAAGACATTGATTAAATTATATTATGGAAAAGAGAAAGATCAACAGTTACTTACTCAAATACTTAACAAGATTGTTGATTTATCCATGTATATGAGAGCATGGGAAGGTCCCGGAAACAAATTACCAATAACTATAAGTACAGTCAAGAATCAACATGAAGTTGATCTGAGAGTAACACAAGCTATGATGGAGTTAACAAAAATTCTAAACAAAAGGAAAATGTTAGGAGATACTGTAATGAATCTCCCCCTATATAAATACATGTCTAATAAATTTATAAGAATTACTGATCCAGATAGAGGTAAAACTATAGGAGAAAGAATTAAAATAGTTGAGAATAATGTCAGTATACATTCATGCATCCGTACTTCTTCTAATTTCTTATTGCATAGTATTGCTAAATTCTCCGAATATATAGATTACAGTCCAAATTTTGATGTGAAAAAACTTCGGTGGATTGCCTAGAATAATTGTTATCAAATCATATCCTGGATATGATTTGAAGACTGCAAAATAACAAGCAGAGGTTTCTATCTTCGTTGAAAGAGTATTTATCATTGTTCGAAATTTTCAAATCTTAAACAGAGGTTCAACTTTGAAGATTGTCTAAAAGGTCAGGATAAAATAAAAATATCGACTATACTGGAACTGTTATAATGGAAGAACAAGATATAGAGTTTTTTCAGGCACTTACGGGCTTGGTAAAATTATCTAAACAAATCATGGAAGACTGTGTCAAGAGAATTCCTGCAAGATCTAATGTAGTAAAGGGAATCCAAAAAGGAATAAAAAGATATGGAATGGCTCTCCATAAAACCCAAGGGAAAAATGTGGAAACCCATCATAGAAGCAATGTAGCTTTGATTTTTAGAAGAAACAAAATTGCTTTCTTAACAGTTAAGGAGGATCCTGGATGGATCTACGGAAACAAAAACTTAGTTATAAGTTACGGAGAATCACTTGGAATAAGACCTAAAAAACCTGTGAGAATACCAGTTGGACATATTTACGCCTTAGCATCTGATCTCAAAGATGAAGCTGGTAAGTTATTGAAAGGTCAAGAAGCAAAAAATTGGGACAAAGATATAGCTAAACTACTAAATTATCCTGATGCTCTACTTTGGTACTTATTTAGATGTTTTTCTACTATGACTATATTACCAGCTTTACCTGAAACTAAAAATAGTGAAGAAGAAAAGGTTAGTAGCAGTGAAATGAAAACATTAAAGAAATTAAAAAAACACTATGCAGAAATTATCGGTGTAGCGAAATCTAAAGGTGGACTTAGCAGTTTAATGAATCTGGCAAGCGGAATGGTTTCAGATCTTGGGGGAGGAGATGTTAATATGAGTGAAATGCCTCTTCCTGATGAAGACCAACTAATGAGTGCAATAGGTGATATATTCCAAGATACTGGATTTAAAAATAGCATGTCTGGAATTATGGAAAAAGTAACCAAACAAGATGATCTCGGAGGAGTTATGAATGTTATGGGAGAAGTCTTTCAAGATGGTTCTTTCCAGAAGGGAATTCAAAATACTGTAGAATCAAAGGTGAAGAAATCCAAAAAGACTAAAAATACCAAAAAACCTACCTCAACCAGTACATCTAGTTCCGTAACAAAAATAGTTCCTAAGTCGAAAGTTAAATCATCTAAGTTACCAATAAAACCAACTAAGGCAACAAATGGACATACTGATATAGAAATAATATCAGACTCAGATGATGACGAAGATGATGAAGATGAATTACCTAATGGAGATCCACGATAATCAAATCATTTCAAGTATCTCTCTAAAATATCTCACTAGATGTGAGATATTTGTCAACCCTAGAGGACTTGATGTGAAATATTTTTCTATTCTCTAGATGACATTATTTACCATTTATCAATGTATATCCTTTATTAGTATGATATGAAGGATTCTCTACAACTGTCATTATTGGGGAGTCACGAGTTTTAGATCTAAAATAAGATATTGGATCTGGTTTCTGTGTATGATTTTCATCTGAAACTAATGAAAATGATGTTGTCTCTGATTCCGGTTCTTCTTCTCCACTAGACGAACAGTCAGCACTACAAAAATTAGATTCTGTAGATGAAAACATATTGTAAGCAGTGTCCCAGTCAACATGTTTTTTTCCTAATCTTAGGTTTACTGCATTATGAAATTTCCAGCTCCACATGAACATTCCGATGGGATTTCCATCTTTACCTTTTATGTCGCTATAATCTATAATAGGATGTTTACTAATATAATCCTGATAATGGGTTCTACATTCCATACAGGGAAGATTTTTAGAAAGTTCATCCATATACTCTATAAAACAAGCAATCTTTTTCTCTGTAGTTGCTCTAATACCTTTGAAGTGTATACTAAACCATAATCCTGGACCAAAACGTGTAGGATCAGTAGGGAATAAAATCTTATTACTATCTTTAACAACTTCCGACATTTATCCAAATATTAACCAATGTATTTTTTAGGTCTACAGGTTTTTTTTAAACGAGTCATATCCAAGAACATTCTAATCAAGTCAAGTAATTGAACAAGTCTTTTCGTCAAAACTTCTAAAGAAAAACAGCTTCGGTAATGTCTTACTTTAGAAATCCTATTCCCAAAACTCAAAGACCTGGAAAGGCTAGATATACCATACATAACTGTCATAGTAAACAGGTCATAGCTAATAGAAATTGGAATAGCAATGATTATATGAGATTTGTGTCTATTGACCCTGGTAGAGCTAATCTTGCTTTACGGATCGAGAAAAGATTCAACAAATCTGGATCACCCATTATAACTGAGGTTCTAGACAAGTATAATATTATAGAATATGATACAGACGAAGAAGGAGCCAGTTATCTTTATCAGATGACAAATCTTATTTTTGACAAATATAAGAACCTAATTGTAAATTCTCATGTGATATTGGTAGAAAAACAGATGCCTTTTAACTATAAGGCACTTAGGATATCTCAGCATATAATCAGTTATTTTATATGCAAACTCTTTAACCATCCTCTCGGTTCATTAATAATAGAAATAGATGCTAAAGTTAAAACTGATATGCTGGAGGCCCCTAATAAATCTAGCGATAGAGATGTAAAAAGATGGGCTGTTATTAAAGCAAAAGAATTACTTAACGCTAGAAACGATAAAAAAGGATTGGATATATTAGATACAACAAAAGGCAAAATAGATGACGTCTGTGACACCATAGTGCAAATCGAGGCTGCGTGTGTATTATTTGGTTGGAGACTTAGCCCAGAACCTAAAAATTTGTCACCAATAGTAGATGCTCCTCCGTTGAAAATATTAGGTAACCATGCTCAAGATATTGTAAGTTCAACATCTAAAGACGAAGGCGAATTCACAATAGTAACAACAAAAATTCGAAAAAAGAGCGTCAAACAGACAACTTCACTTGTACTTCAACCTTATAACCTTGATATAAAACCAAATACAAGGATCATATTAAGTATAGCTCCACTGGCGCCAACTAAACCAGTAGATACCCAAATAAGTTTGGTCATCAATAAGTAAATGATCCCAGTTCTTTGTGACGAAAAACTTTGAGGTATAAAAAGTATTTAGGAAGTTGAGGTAGATGGATGAACAATTAAATCCAATTTATACATCTCTTTATCATACACCACATAAGCACCATGGAGGATTTTCTATAAGTATGGTTATAGCGATCATAATAATTATTGCATTAATCGTTACTGCCATAGTTGCTATAGTCTTGTTGATTAGAGAAAATCAAAAGAAGAGTGATCCTACAGTCAATCCAGGATCAAATCAATGTAGTAAGCCTATTAGTGAATTAGAAAGTATATCTGATAATCCTTGTTGTTTATTAGGAGGAGAACCTACTGCTCTAAGATTCATGAAAAGTATAAACATGACAGTGGGTCCAGTCCCTACTTACTATCTAGATGCTTGTGCTGGTTTTTGTAAGGATGGTATGGTTGATAAAAACTCTCTTAAGTGTGTCTCCGGGTCCAATGTAGATTTTGACAATTGCGTAGATAGAATTAAACCTGTAGACTGTCAAGGTGCTGCTTTTCCTGTAGCCATAGATGGTATTCAACCGTTTTATGCTAAATCAGCTACCAAGGCTCAATGTACAGAAACCGGATCATGTGTACCTGCTGGTAATGAAACATCTGAAATAGAGTTCGAAAACTCAGTTGATCCGAATCTTGAACCTGATACAGCGGAAACAACATTTGAAGTAACGAGATAGGTTACATATTTGACTATTATAGTCATATATGTTTGTTTTTGTATTTTGACACACTTGTCACATGCGAGATATCCACATTGACATAAAACTTCTTTTCCTGCTTCAGGAAAATCAATACAGCATACACTGCAATATTTCATCTGCTCAGATTCCATACCTATTTAGGAACATCTTAAATAATCAATTTTATCAACTCCTTTGGAATATTAAGTATTTGTAGTAAAGGAGTCGATTGGATTATTGTTGAATATCTTACTGTCTAAGTACCATAACCATAAATATGTCTTTTAATCTGTGTCTTATAGGAGTTGATCTATTTGATCCAATAAAGATAAAATCATGTCAATAGATTTGCATGTTGATAAAGCTTTCCAGTAGTGTCTGTAAATTTTGTCTGTAATTTTATTAGTAGATACTAGACATTGAAGTGACTGGTGAGCTTCAATTCTTGTCTGATCGATGAACTTCAATATTTTAACAGAGGGTTTCTTTCGTATTGATTCTGGGATAAAGTCAGATGAAGTTTTTGGAGATCCTGAATATTTGTTATTCTCTAACTGGTTATTGAATAACCAGAGATACATGTGACAAGTCCCCATACTTTTATTGCAACTTGCACATACGGGTCTAATATTTTCGATAATCAAAGGGCCACTTTTTGATTCAGCACAAACATGTCCAGCGTGCCATGTATCATTGATCATCAACATAGTATTACAGGTAAAACATTTGTGCTTCAGAACTTCTCCGAAATGACTAATCCATACTTGATTTTTCAAATCTCTGCAAATATCTTGTTTTGTTTTTTCTTTTCTAGATGTCTTGTAGAACGAAGTTCTAGTATTTTTTCTGTTCCTGGTTTTCTTCACAGTTAGAGTTTTCCTGGTTTTTGTAGGTAACAGTTTAGGATGTGTAGGTCGTACAGGACTACATATTCCGGATTTCCGAGGAATTTTGCCATCTATAGATGGTTGTCCAATTTCTGTTAGTATTTTTACAGGATCTTCATCTCTATCTTCTTCATTTTTGATTACATCAACTGGCGAATCAAAAATTTCTTCATCATCCCCATCTTCTCCATCTTTTTCATTAATCTCACTAATTGTTAAATTCTTGAAGAGAGTTAGGGTTTCTTCGTCGGAAGTGTTGGTAAAGATTTTCAAATCTTCGTCCTCTATGAACTTATCTTGGTAATTGGATTGATGAACATAAACACTTTTCTCAGTATTCCATCTACCAGTATCGACATTAAATCGTTTGTCGGTATTGTCTAGGTCTGATAGTCCTTTCATATATTTTTGAAATTTTGACTTTGTTGATATTGGTATTGTTGAATCCATTTTTTGTCGATTTTCCGATAGGTATAGGTGTTGTTATGAATAACATATAATCAATACAAAATTTCAGTTTCGTTATTTTCCAGAGCCGATTTATTGCAAGATTAACAATATATTCAAAAATATTATTCCGACTATATGAGTGAATAAACTATATTTTGTAATATACTCATACTCGTCAAAAATGTTGATTAAGTATGATCCTTCATCATTTAACTAACATTTCGCTTAAATTTAAGTGAAATGCTTTAAGGGTAGAATTATTCTTCAAAAACAGGTCTTCTTCTAGCTCCTTGTCCAGTGTCGCCGCCTCTATTCATATTGGTAAACATAGAGCCGAAATGCGCAATCATACTTCCAATATTAAATCCTCCTTCTGATCTTTCTGGAGGATCAGGGACACCTTCATTTTCTTCCTCTTCGTGTTCTTATTGAACTGGAATATTAGTTCTTGGTCCCTGTCTTCTATGACGAGTATTTTGATTATTTCTGTTATTGTTATCTCCTCCTAGCCATCCAGTTATCATTGTTTGAACAACACCAGCTACTTCTTCACCAAGCCAACCAGAAAGATATTTAACTAAAAGAAAGATCAGACCGTTGAATAATGACAACATGATAATTCTTACTTCTACTGGCCATTCTCCACCAACTACAGAATAATTTTTCTCTCCGAGCTCGATTAATAACCTTTCATATTTGTTCATTGCTGAAAGCTGGCTTATAGTATATCCAGAGAAATTAAGTTTTAACCATTTAACCCCGACTAATTCTATTCCTAACCACAGGACAATTAAATATATCTTATATCCGTCAGCTTCATTTTCTACATGAATTTGTCTAACATATCTCTCATAAGCTGAATGAATTATATCTAAGTTTTCATGTGGGTCTATTTGTGGAATTTCATATTCAGGGAAAGATCTACGCAAAATAGCAAACTTTATTCTAAAATCAGCATAGTGTCTTGCCTTTTCTGATTCTGACATTGTCGAATAATTTGGTCTATAACTAATTTCTTGCTCATAACCCATTGGAGTTTCTTCAGGTGTTCCATATTGTTGTCTTGCATAGTTATGATTTTCATCAATACCAGGATTTTCTTCAAAAGACGAGCCATAACTGTTATATGGTTGTTTAGTTTTGTAGATAGTTCCTTTAGAAACATTTACTCTTTCTCCTGTCTCTACATCAACATATATTTCTGTTTGAGTTCCATCAGGTAATATAGAGACCAATTTCTCTAATCTTCTAATTAAAGGTTCGCTTTTTTCGATAGTTGGCGGTGTATTATCTATTTGTTCGTGTGTTGAGACTGCCTCTATCTGAGAAGTTTGTCGAATATTTCTATCTTCAGAAACAAAATTTTGTACTGATGGTTCAGCGACCGATTGAGTCTTTGTTTGAATATTTCTATCTGTTGAATCATAAACTTGTCCCTCTTCGTAAACACGTTTGGGAGTCTGATTTATTCGATTTCTGTTTGAAGAAATACCTGAGGTATTTTTGACAGATTTTTGTCTTATAAGGCTATCCGTAGGAGACTTAAAATTACGAACTATAATAGGAGAACCTAATATCGGCTCAGTATTATTGTTGTCAGTTGCAGTTGTTGAGGAAATAACTGGTATCTTCTGATTTGAAACCCCGGCTTTGTACGAAAATGGTTTATTTACTTTAGGTGATATGACAGTTTCAACTACATTCCTGAGTACTGGCGGAGAAGCCAGAGTACTATGCTCGTTTGTCAAACGAGGTGATTTTAGTCGTTTCGGAGTTTCCCCTATTGTATCTGTACTAGTCTTATTTACTTTATCTTGCATTAAAGAATTTGCCGGTTCTTGTCTCGAGGAATTTGGTAATTTCTTATTGGATGGGTTAGATATAAGAGGTTTATTATGTGGATTTTTGACCGGGAAAGCAATAGGTAGATTTTTTACTTCTGGCATAGATACCATAGGTAGACTTTGAGTTTTTATTTTTGGTAATTCATAGTGTCTCGGACTCTTTGGACTCTTTGGACTCTTTGGACTCTTTGGACTCTTTGGACTCTTTGGACTTTGTACTTTAATATTTTTAGACTTTGAGACCTCAACATCTGTATTTTTCTTATATTTCTTAGATGGTTCCCTTTTCATTAATGGTGGGGATTTCAAATAATCTTCAACTGTAGGAAGATCATATATACGAGAATCAACAGAAGTAATAAGAGGTAACTTAGAAGTATTTTTCTTCGTATTAGGTAGTGTTTCATCAAACAAAGTTAATCCAAAAGGTCCTATAGGCCCATCTATTGAAGTGGGCTCTCTATTTGAATAAATTCCTTCCCCTGGAACAATATTGGAATCATTGCCATGTACTGTTTTCTTTCGTTTAACTTTCCTTGTTGGTTGAGAAGATATATTAATTTTAGATGGATCTGAAGAGTATTTGTTAGAAGGTAGTTTTTTGAGAACATTGTCTACTGATTCTTCGGTATTAGGATCTTTTACTGATATTTTTCTAGTCGAGTTATCCTGGCTAGATAATAAATCTTTAGCATTTGGACCGACATTTCGTCCGTGTATTCGATAGTTAACTTTTGGACGAGGAGAGGTTAAAAGTTTTGACCTTTTTAGTTCCCTGTAATCAGGTGATTTAATACGTTCATTTGAATAATCTGGTGTTTTTGCTCTAGATATATCATTTCCTGTTGGAGACATAGGATGAACAGGTATTGGTGTTGTTTGACCTGGTATTGTATGTCTTCCGTAATCATGTGTGGCTCCGGGAGTACGTAGAGCTGGTTCACTAGATAAATCTTCTAATTCATAATTAGATATAGGGGTAACTTGTCTATGTTTAATAGCATTACTAGAGTTAGGAACAGGTGAAGATAAAGGTGAAGATAAAGGTGAATTAGATGGTGATGAAGAAACAAAGGAATTTGCAATCTTCTCTATTTGATCACTCCCTAAAATATCTTCGTGAGGTGTTCCGTTAATTTTTTGTTTTGGGTTGGTTTCCTTTTGATGGTCATTAGATGAATCTCTATTATTTAGATGTTTCTTTGAGTTTGTTCGTTTTTTAGTTTTCTTCTTTGTTTTCCCTGTTTTCCCTGTTTTTCCTCCACTATTTGAAGTTTTAGAGCTTTCTCTGTCCATTAATACGATACAGCTATTTCTCGTTTTCGGTTATCAACGATACTTTAGACCCGTTCGTGTAATGAGTTTTTTGATTCTAAGACGTTTTTTTCTCGATTCGTTACAGAGAAGTTATCTATTTTCTTAAATAGATAACTGTTGTAGATATTAACCTATCCTACAGAGTGATTGAGGAAAACAATTTAATAACAGAAATCCTCAGGATTCTTCAGACAGGAATTTCATAAATTCAATAACCTTTGGTCCATTAATATTAGACTCTGATTCTTGACTAATAAATTTTGGAACACTGAATGTTTGGTGACTTAGTTTACCTGTTTTTATTAATAGTACCTTAGACCAAGGTGAAAGAAAATAATCACTATTCCATAATTTCTTCATAGCTGAAGTGAACTCTTTTATAATTTTTGGATTACTTAGTGATATAGTGAAGAGACTTTTTGTTATTCCATCATCTGAACTCCCTTTAGATGTTTCATGAGATTGGCCACTGAAAAGTAAGGGAATAAGAAAATCATTTTTCTTAAAATATATTTCTATCGAATAAGAGTTTCCATAAACTGACAAGAAGTCATCAAAATATGTATGGTCTATTTGTTTATTAGAAATTTTACGACCACGGAAAGCGCCTCCTATACTAAGAGCTAATATCTTACCTGGAGGTTTAACTATAGATTTAGTAATTTTTGGAATCATAACTTTATGTTGATCAAATGGATATTCAACAAGTCCAGGAAGAAGTCCCATTTTATACAGCCCCATAAGACCCCATTCTGAGAAATTTCCATGTGTTTTTATTAGTTCACCTGTCATTATTTTATTTTCTCTTCTCATTATTAGCACCTGTCTCTCATCTTTTATATTTATAGTTGATGATTGACGAGAAAGAAGTTGTCTTAACGCAGTATTTATAGATTTCAAAGTGCCTATCACCTTGTCGTTAGACAAATCAGAAATATCTATTGCTTTTGTTTGATTTGAGTTGGTGAATAAAGAAGGCATTGATACTGTCTCAGTTATAGGAAGAACTACATACAATTCTTTCTGTGCGTCAGGATAATTTGTTATACTTACTGCTAATGGTATTATATCTGAATACTTTCTAGTAAGAAATATTCTTTGTTCAAGGGCATGATAAAGATCATTAGATGGATATATGGTCCATTTCTTATGTCCTTCATACTGATTCCTGATAATATTTTTTATTTTGGTTATTTCTTGATATTCAGTAAAGTTTGCCTCTATGTTCATATCCCCTAACACTTTAATATTAGGAAAAAACTCTAACAAAACACTATTGTTTTTAATGAGCTCTACGTAGGATCTGTATGAGGCATATTGTAGTTTAATGATTGACTCTTTTCTTCTAGAGAATTCCAGATGAAATTCGATCCTTTTCAAGGTATCAACATTAGCATTAAACCTGAACTTTGGTAATCCGCCCTGTATGATGTTGTTAACAGAAGTTCTGAACCATTGTTTCGGTCCAGGATAGAATTCCACAGAACTTTTGTAGATCGATTTAGAAACATATTTCTGTTCCTTGACCAAAGTTGCCATTGATATTCCTTCTATTCTAAAGTTTAGATATACAGGTGAGGCTTTCCAAAGCTTTGCAATCTCAGCATAAATTAACTCGGTTCTCATATCCTTAATCTCTGAAGATGTGTTCATTTTGAAGTGTGGAACATCTAAAACAAAGGTGTCTGTAGTGATCTTATTTAGAATATTGTCGAAATTTTCCAAGGTATCGTTAAAGAATCTTGAATTTTTCATTAGTAGGCAGTCATCAAAGACTAAAAATTCAGTAGTATCTATTTCTTCATCTAAGCTCATGAGACTCAACACTCTTAGATATAAAGGACTATTAGATAATAATCTGTAGCCATAAAGTTCCTTTAGTTTCTTATTGTCTAGTGATATATGAGAATATCTATTAATGAACACTTGTGTCTTTCCATTATTAGTCATAGGAATGTAATTAATTAAGGAAACTATTTCTTTTTCTTGCTGTTTGTCAAGTGTTGTCTTTAGTAATGAAGTTTTCTGGACGATATCAACATTACTAATATTTAAGCAAAAATGTTTCTGAAGATATCCCTTGATAATCTCATTTAGACCGCTCACTAAATCTGGATTAACTAGTCCTTCATTAATTTCTAATGTATAAGTCACAGGATAATATCTTATGTTTTCGACAAGTTTCATAGTTGTCTTGAAAAGGTTGCTCTTCATATCTGGGATATTCACATATATTCTCATCTTTATAAGACCATTATCTAGATTGGTTAATGTAACTACTGAATCAAGAATAGAGAAATTGCTTAGTACTTGTCGGTACTCTTTCGACATTCTAGGATTGTAGGGATCAGTAACAAAAACTATTTGTGTCTTCCCTGATATCTGATTTTTACGTTTATTTCCATTGTGAGATCCAGATATCATTGAAGATTTGCTCGAGCTAGGTCTACCATTATATAATTGGATTTTTTTATCGGTTAAATATTTATGACTTGAAGAAGACATTGATATATTCCTAATGTTTTTCTTATGTTATTTTAACCTTTTGAGTCTAAATATATATCTCCCGTTCAGAAAACAAATTACCACAAAATATTCGAATGGAGGACACAGAGTCACCTAAAAAGATTAAGTTAACAAATGAGGAAACCCTGGTTATTCGAAAATTTATGAGAAAAACCATAGCCTACTACCTGACCTACTTTAAAAATATTAAACTAACTGAAGAACAAACTAAATATCTTGACTCATTAAATATAGATAAAGGTTGCGTCGCGGAACTGGGGGTAACTAAAAAATCTTTAGAGAATTTATTGAAATCATTGAAATCACTAGCTATAGGGGGTATCGGTAATGTCTTATTTGATTATTTTTATTATTGGGACGATCAACAAACAGGCAAAAAAATTCATAATTTCTGTGATTTTACCTTATCAATATTCACATCAGAAATGTTAGGTAAAATGACGATAAATTTTAACGATAGTTATTGTGTTGAAAATATTATTGAAAGACATGGCCTGATGAATTTTTTTAGCTATTATCTAAATGAATTCTTAATATATCAGAAGAAATTTTCCATTAAGAGAGTAGACAATGTTGATTATATTAAAGAGCCCGGTATGTTAAGTAAATTAGAGTAATTTCTAAACTAAAATAACCTGGCAATCTAGATAGACTGTTATTTTCTGATACTTATTAACAAAAATGCAATCCTTCGAATTAAACTTCTATTAAATTTAATGTAGAACAATTACAGTGCATAACCTTTAATTGACTAAAAAATAGAGTCATTTTGAAAAAATTCAGAGAAAAATCCTTTTCAAAAGTTTAAGCGAGAATAGATTTTCTTAGAAAAGAAAACCAGATCATTGAGTTGTTGCAGATGACAAAAAATTCTAGATATCATAGCTTTGTTACTTCTTTCCCTGAAACTGGGGAAAGTTCTTCTAGTAATGAAACAGAAGTAGAACATGATTTTTATCATAAGGGATATGATGATAACTCTTCCTCAATCAAATCAAGAGAGTCTTCTCAATATTTTCAAACTAATGGTAGTAGTAATTCCAAAAGATACCCTCATATGACTATTGAAGGGGACAATGGATTAGAGACTAATTTTTACAAAAATGGCTCTCGATATTTACTTGTTGATTCAGTTCATACTAAGGGAGGAAAATTTTTGAAGATTGATTTACAGTCATTGGAAGATAAGCTCAAAAGAGTGAACACTTTCAAAAATAAAAAGTATGATGATTTGTCACTTGATGAAAGAAATTGTGTTAATCAAATATGGCAAGTTGTTGATGCTACTAGAGATAGTATCTCTTATAGTACTATTTACGGTCTTTTGGTAAAATACTTGGGTGAGTTTAAATCAATAAAACCTAAAAGTGTTTTAGCTATCCTTGCTGGTTGTACAAAAGAATATAAAGGTAATCCTGGCAAATCAGGGTGTTCGCTGTTCTGCGCTGGCTCAGTTCCTAGACCAAAAGGTGATGATTCTTTCCAGTTTTGTGAATATAACGTCATTTATGCAGATTTCGATCATTCCAAAGGTAAAGGAAAGAAAGGATACACGTTTTCCCATCTCCACAAGAAATCATCTGACGTGGCCTATCTTTATGTTGATCAAACAGATGCTTATAAGCTTAATGGATTCAGTAAGGAAGAAAAAGCCCAGCTTTTAGCTTTGGGTATTAAGAAAGTTCAAGTTTACGGAATTGCCAACGATGCATCTCATGTTCAATTGACCAAACTTGTCAAGATTGAAGATCTGCCATCAAGAGAATATTCTAAGAATCATAGTTCTAACGGTAATAACAATGGAGTTATCTTATTCATTGTGATTGCTATAATTATTGTTATTTTGTTATTTTTCTTGTTCCGTAGAAATGGTTACTATGGTTATGGAGGATCAAGCACAAGTAACTATAATACAAATTATTGGTCTACCAATTCCAGAACAAGTAGCGTTGGACTTTATTAGGTAAGATGCTTTAAATTTTCACTTTGATAAAGTGAAAATTCATAATTGTCTATCTTATTTTAGAGTTGATTTTTGTCCAGATTTCACTAAGACTCATTCCATTTTTAGAAATAGTAACAATTCTTGTTGATCTAGCACGTAAAATAATTTCGTATAAATCATTACTCTCAGTTGTTGAAGGAGTAGAAATAGAAATATCATTAATGGCAATTACCATTGTTGATGAATTTATCTTTCCATCACTACTTGTTCCATTACTAGGCATTCCATTCATAGTTAGTTTTGATTTAGCAAGATAAGGATCTGTGCTTCCTATTTTTATCATTAGTATAGGATCTATTCTATCAAAAACACAGCCAGATTGAACATCTCTACTATGACTAAGTCTTGAGAATGATTTACAGTTGTAACCATTCTCTTGCGAACAGGTACGAGTATGAAAATACGGTTCGAAGCACTCAGAATGAATGCTGGATTTAGTTTGATCTCTCGGATTACCGGTATGTTGAATATAACTACTTTCAATTGGATTCCATCCTCTATCGGAATCATGGTGGCTTGTTGTATAATTTGAATAATCATTCAATTCCATAGATCTTGTGTGCCTTGCTTTCCATGTTAAAAATGTTACAGGATTGCTAGAACTTAATTTTATAGAAACAGTTTTTCCAGAAGGCTGTGGATCCAATCCATGTCTGATTGTTTCGAAATTCTCTACTAATATTTTGAGTGGATCACTATTTTTTCTCCACTCTCTCTCTTCATCAGTAATTACACTATATCTTCCCCACATACGGAATTTACCAAAATTAAGATTTCCAGGTTTCAGATAATCTAGATTAAATGGAGTTCTTTTCCATGTATCTTTCTCTGCTTCACTCTTTGCTTTTTTGGTTCTAACCATCATCATTATAAGTTTACTCAGATCTTTCTTGAAGACACATCGATATGATACTTTACTCAAAGTACTATAAAATAATGGTATAGCTGTTCCATTTCCACTGAAAAAAGGTAGAGGAAGACCGATCTCAGATGATGGAAGTTTTTTGGACCATGTTTGATAATAGTAAGTATTACCTATAATTCTATTAAGAAGATCTCGCTTACCTGGGGCAACAAAATAATGAACCCAATCATCAAGACTTTCGGGATCAAAGGTTTGAATAGTTGTGTCGTTGAATCTTAATTCAACACTCTTGATCAGATGATTTGCAGGATTTCTTGGAAACCTAATTCTCATTGCTTTTGGAGCCTTTACTTCAATTTCAGGAATATTTACAGTTAAATAGGTATGACTTATAAAATCATATTTGTCCGAAGCGGTAAAAGTAGTATGATCATCAGAAGGTACTTGAGACAACTCATCGGTTACTTGAACATACCAAGATCTTTTTCTGAATTCATAAGTGAAAGGACTGCTAACAACATCACTCTTATTAGAAGAACTATGAAGTTTTGCTTGAATCTTCGTCAAGGCAGCTATTTCTAGAGTAGCAGCATTTGATTGGTTCTTGGACATCTTGTGTTTTTGTCCTAACCTATTTAACTTTATACATGTTTTGAGTAAGACTTGAAATATCTATCTCATTCATTAAATATTTTTTTTAGTGAATGATTTACTAGGGCAAACTAGTATTGAAACTATACTAAAATAGTTTGCTTATTTTTCTTCACTCTGTACATATAAATCACTAACCTATTAAGATAGAAAACATCATTTGTATAAATGTTAAATTGTTAAATTTATATAAATATTAATAAAATCATATGTTCCTACTAATAAGCCTAAATCATCTATATTAATAACATGTATATATAAATGACCGAAAATGCGGGGAAAGATGATTCTGATAAATCAAAAAATGACACAATAAAATCCAATCTAGCAAATTAAGATAATAGCTTGAAAATTCGGATATTTGACGGACGAAATTGAAAAACCTAAAAAGAAAAATCTCTCATATAAAAACAATCCTTCCAAGAACAGAAAAAGAAAAATTCAAAAATTCAAAATGGCAACTGTAGTTACTACCGTAAAAGATTTTAATTCAACTCTCGCTCCCTTTAAAAAGCAGGTACGAGATGCAGCACGACTTGCAGCAAAAGCTGGTTCACTCAAGACAGGTCAAAAACTTATTTACCAAACTCCAGCTGGGACTGTGATCATCGGAGTTCGTGAAGCACTTTCTATTCACTCAGCAGCTGTCAACAGACTTCTCAAGGCAGCTTCTGACATGTTCTCTGGATTGAAGAAATCTAAGAAGGGCAAGAAACGAACTGGTAATCAAGGATTCCGGTTTCCCTTCATTGTTGGACCAGAATTGGTTAACTTCTTCTCCAATGGCAATCTCGGACCAGCTCAACCCAGCGTTGTTGGGTCTTCTCCTCTTAAGTCATATCTTTCTTTCATTGGAGCTGATAACCCTGCCAACGCAACTTATGTTGTTACTCAGGCTATTCTCACACCACTTTTTGCCATCTATGCTCATGTCAACAACCTGGCTTCTCTTTCCACCCACAACAAAGGTACACCTAACAAATTGAACTGGAATGGCCAATGGTTGGGAGCTGATACCACCATGAAAGAATATCTCAAGAATACTCTTACTACTGTTACTGCTGAATCTCTGTCTCCAACAAAAGAAGCCCGTCGAGCTGAGCGAAGAGCTAAGGTCGATGCACAAATTGCCGTTGAAACATCCAAGTATAATCAATTGGTTGTTGAAGCACAAGCTGCTGCTGTACAAGGCAAGACTACTGATAAACTCGAGAAGGAAGCAACAAAGAAGCAAGCCAAGATTGCTAGTTTGAAGCGTCAACGTGCTGACATTAAGCCATTCGATGAAAATGACTTCCAATACTTTGACTTCCAAAGTCTGGTCAAGGCCAATCGTCTTACTCCAGAAACTGCTGTTACCGCAGGTGTCCCATCTGCAACTGCAGCTAATGCAGCTACTCTAGTAGCTCGACCTGAAGGTTACAAAGAAGACATCAAACGTTTGGTTGCTGCAGTTGATACTCAACTCAAAGCAGGTGTCGGCGTTGATGCATCTGCTATTGCCACCCAACTTTTCGGTGGTCAAATCAAACCACAAGTTGCTCTCTTTGCCCGTCTCTATCAAGAACAAATTGTTGTTTCCAATGCTCTTAACTACTACCGACAACAACGTGAAGCTGAAAAGAAAGCTCTCTTGGCTCAACGAAAAGCTGGCCTCTAAACACCTATCGTCGATAAATATATATAAAATAAAAAACACACATATCCCTCCTATGAGAGGAATATGTAATATCAAAGACAAACATTACTTTTGAATAGCAGCTACCCAATGAGTAACTCTTTTATCATCAAATTCTCCTGTAACTACTGGGTTACCTAGAGGATCTGTCTTTTTCTTATAAACTTGTAAAACAAAGGTGTAACTTCCTTTATTTCCGTTTGGATCTACGTAATCTCTAACTGAGACTCCTCTACTTCTATATGAGTCTCTAATCACTTTCATCGAGTTTTTTCTAAGATCATTCATTTCAGTTTCATTAAGGCTAGATATTAATCTATTAGGACGAACCTTTGATCGGTAGAGTATTTCAGCTTTTAGATAATTTCCTATTCCACAGAAATACCTCTGATCCATCAAAAATTTACAAATTTGCCAATCTGGCCTCAGATCACATTTTGCTTTCCACAATTCAGTAGTGATATTCTCGGTCAAAACATCATTACCTAGTTTGTTTATTTTTCCTCTAAACTCGGCTTCATCCATAATGAACAAATTACCATGTTTCCTAAAATCATTAAAGTAGGCTACATCTTTAATAATGTTTAACTTCCACGGACTTCCGTCATTTTTCTTTACATTTGAAGAGATTCCAGTGTTAATCCAGAAGTTTGTATGTTTTTTCTTTTTATCACTTAATATGTGCAGTTTTTCTTTGAAAAGCCAAACTCCTGACATTCCCATAGTACTATTCAAATACATTTTTTTATTGGTTATTGAACCATCCATTTTTGTTTCTTTACCAGAGAAAATAAAGAATATTTGTTTACCTTTGCAGGTAACTCCGTCTATTTTCATTGGTAATAGCTTGGAAAAATCGGAATATTTAATCATTCTCTTGCAGTTGTTCTTGGAAAGTCCCTTGGACCATCCGAAACTAACTAAAGTTTTTCCCTTCAGTCTTGAGTTCAAAGCCTCTGTTATAGTTCTAACTTCTGGTCCTTCTGGCATCTTTCCTCTAACTCATAATCTCTTTTGTCAGCCTCATTTTCTAGAAGTTCGGTATTGGGAAAATTAGGAATTCTGTGGGCAAAAAGAATAAATAAACAAACAAAAAAATAGAGAGTTTTGTTCTAAATGTCGCAACCAGTATTACATACTTCTGATTCGTTCACTACTTCTTCTAAGGCACCTTTAGGTGAAATCACTGCAACTCTTTTCGCTCAACAAGCTGTTTATCAGCTATCAGATAGTGATTTTAACCTAAATACAAAGGATGCAATTACTACCAAATGGGATGATTGCATGATTATCCTCTTTTATGACGAGGGTCCAGAATCAAAAGATTTGGTAAGAGTTTGGGCAGCTGTAGGATCTCAAGTTGTTGGTCCCGTATTTGGAGCTTGCAATTTAAGGTTGTCAAGAGGAGTAGCTAAAGCATTCGCAAATCTTAATATGAAAAACGGGACCTACAAACCTTTTGCATTAAAAGGAATACCATTTATATTGACCTACCAAAATGGTTCTCCAGTAGGTTTCTATAATGGAGATCGGGAAGTTCAAGCTATTGTTGATTTTTCTCTAACTCTTGCTTGTAAAGCAGACTATTATGAGCCGTTACAATTACCTGCGGGTAAAACTGTATATCAACAAGATAATATCTCAGTTGCTGGATGGACGGAATATAAACCTCAAAGAACTTCTTCAATACAATATAAAGCTGGGGATCCTGTTAGAAGATTTGATGTTTCTAGAGTCCCAACTTCAACCGCACAACAATTTGTACCAGCTTCTACTGTACCAACTTCTACTGTATCAACTTCTACTGTAACAGCACCAACTCAAACAGTTCAAACGATACCATCTGCAGTACAACCCCAGTTATTAATACCTACTACGGTTCAAACAGCAACTCCATTACCACCTCATCCTGGTAATCCATCATAACTTTATAAGTTTACACATGACTCTATATGAGTTATATGTTAAGTCCTGATAGGACTTCCTAATATTTTATTTTAAATGGTTATTTAATACCATCCGTTAGATCCACAACAACTGAAGAGAACTGCTAGAATGATACAGATAACAATGGCAATTCCGATAGACCACCAAATAGCTTTGGCTTGATCTACTTCGTCAGATTTGTAGGACTTATGGGATTTTCCTGATTTGTGGTTATGATCTCCATGATCATGTTTTTCATCTTTCAGAATGAAATCTGGTTTAGCCAAGACCAAGAAAATATAAACAAGAACTGCAATTACAATGAACCAAACGACATACCACCACCAGCTGCTGCTGCTTGAGTAGGCGTCGCATCCACACCCAGTAGGATGTGATTGTTTGCAATCAGTTGGAGGATAAGGCTTCTTATTGTAGCAATCTCCTTTCTTTGAATGACAATCACCCTTCATAGGTTTAGGTGATTTTTCGACATGAACTGCAGGACCAACAACATGATCAACATGAACTGCAGGACCAACAACATGATCAACATGAACTGCTGTTGGGGTATAAGCTGACGGAGAACCCATGGTTCTACCGATAGCATCAGGGGACAATGATTCTAATACTGCAACGGACATTTTAGTAAACTATTTGATGTAAAGGTTGTTTTTGTAAGGATATTTTTTTTGTAGTAACTTTGTTTTTTTCTGGAGCTAAATCTGATAAATACGGAATTTATTTTACAGCTTGTTCTCCGAAGCCAACACCAGTAGGGAATCTTGGAGCGTTAGTATCTGGATATCTTTCGAAAAATCTATAAGTATACCTACGACCAAGAACTAAAGACGGATTTCTCGTCCAAACAAGTCTTTCTTCAAATGTCCCAGCTGGTCTCATTTCAAATTCGTTGCCTAAATCGTCTCTAATCTTAAACTTAGCTAATTTATTTCCAGTGGTGTCTCTTTCATCGCTTTCTACTAACTCAATAATTGTTCCTTCTTCATCCTCAAATTGCTTGAACTTAAGTAAACTATTGTTTCTTCCACTTCTGTATTGTGCTTCTTTAATTTTCTTTGCTGTAGGATTTGGTCCAGCAATTTTTCTAATCATCAATCCCTCGTATCCATTAGACGCATAGTAATTGTGATGTTGGTGTAGTTCTTCATGAGAATTTGCAACTCCAATACCGAGCATTTTCAGATGTGATGGTTCCCCAAGTCCCTTTATTTTCCTATCAGCTAAATATTTTAACCAGGCTTTAAAGAGTATCAAGTACCTTTTTTCCGAAACAAGACGTTCAATATCAATCATATCAAAAATGTAGTATTGAACATCTTTGTTCAAAGGGTGTTCTTCGATAATGGTTTTGACAGCAGACGATAGAGTATTGAAGCTATGTTCTGGTAGATAAAGCTCCCCGTCTATCAACGATCCTCTTGGTAAATAATTAATGAACTCAGCTAATTGTTTCTTGGGTTCTGATAGCCATTTAAAAGGCGTTTTAGTTTCCCTAGATCTTATTAGAATAGGTTCGTTAGGATCATTGTTAGGATAGGTTACTCCTCTATATCCATCTATTTTTGCCTGATAAAGCACAGGAAAAGTTCTGATGTTTGTGTTTTTCCATTTATTTTTCTTTTTATCCCATTTGGTGTTAGGAGGGATATATGTTGCAGCTAATTGTGGATCTATTAAATTGTAAGTTTCCCCTGATGGACGATAACCAGAACGAAATTTATTGTTCCACCTAGCTCTAGCCTCTAAGATTGCTTGTTCCTTGTAATCTCTTCCAGTAGTATTCAGCTTGACGTCTCGAATATCTTTTTGAATCTTTCCACCTACCTGTCCAAAAACAATATTTAATTGGTTAGATGATGAATCAAACCCTATTTGCCAAACTATTTCCGTTCCTGTTTGAGATCTTTTGTAAAGAGGAATTATGGCCCAATTGCCTTCTGGAGGTTCCTCTTGATAATTTATGTCTGTCCATTGAAGAAGATTACTATCTGTAATTTCGTCTATGTTAGTTGGATTAACATTAACTGGTGGTAAAACTAAAATGATTTCCTGAGTAGGGGGTGCTGTAAGTGCATCTTGCAAATGTTGGAGGTTATCCATTTAACTACAATCTCTTGCAATAAAGTGTTTTAAGCAACTAAATAAACAATGGGAGAGATCATTTTTTTAAATGTTAATATAGAATCATGAATCTGATAGACACATGTGATAGAGGAACAAGTTATCACAAATAAATCTTTTAAAATGACTAGGAACATATCATTATAGTTTAATGATATGTTAGTTGTTCTATATAGCAACTAGTTAAGATAAATATTGATAATCTTATGAGTAGGTAATCCACATTGTAGCAGATCCTACTGGATTGTAAGGCCCTGGTAAATTGAATTCAATAGTAGTTCCACTAAGAGTACCAAACACTGTAACTGATTTGTTGTTGGCGTCCTGATATTGCAAGCATGCCTTAGATACCCCAGTAATAGTACCTACAAATGAAAGATCTACATTAAGTTGTGATCCGACAGTTCCATCAGTCTGTGCACTTTGGAAGACATCAGTGAATGGATGGATTTTGGCTACAATATCAGAATCATGAAGGGCGCTGTCCGCTGCTCCGCTAAATTCAGTTAAATCCAATGAAACAATTTCAATTATAGTACATGGTGGGCCTACAGGTCCAGTAGCACCAGTGTTAACGGCTGTTCCTGGTAGTCCAGTTGGACCTTGAATACCGTATGGACCAGTATAACCAGTTGGTCCAGTTACGTCACTATCGACTCCGGTTGGACCTTGAATACCAGTCGGGCCAGTCGGACCAGTATAACCAGTAGGACCTTTCATACCAGTAGGACCTAATGCTCCAGTATAACCAGTTGGTCCAGTTACAGTACTATCAGCACCAATAGGACCTTGCAAACCAGTTGGACCTAATGCTCCAGTATAACCAGTTGGTCCAGTTACAGTACTATCAGCACCAATAGGACCTTGAATACCAGTTGGACCAGTATAACCAGTTGGACCAGTTACAGTACTTTGAAGACCAGTAGGACCTTGAATACCAGTTGGACCAGTATAACCAGTTGGACCAGTTACAGTACTTTGAAGACCAGTTGGACCTTGTGGACCAGTTGCACCAGCAGTACCAGCATCACCTTCAGGACCTTCAGGACCTTCAGCGCCCATCATACCCATTTGACCTTGTGGACCAGTTGGACCAGTGCACTTAGGCCCAGTATAACCAGTTGGTCCAGTTACAGTACTATCAGCACCCATAGGACCTTGAAGACCGATTGGACCAGTATAACCAGTTGGTCCAGTTACAGTACTATCAGTACCCATGGGACCTTGAAGACCGGTTGGACCAGTGTAACCAGTAGAACCTTGAGTTCCAGACGATCCAGTATGACCTTGGGGACCTGTGACATCACTCATTGGACCAGTCATACCCCTAGGACCGGTTGGACCAGTACATTTGGGACCGGTAGGACCAGGAACATTGCTGTCCGCACCAGTTTCACCAGTATAACCTATAGCACCCATTGGACCCTGAGCACCCATTGGTCCCTTAGGACCTTCAAGACCTTGTGGACCTTGTGGACCTTGATTACCAGCACATCCCTGTGGACCTTGTGGACCTATAGGACCTTGATCACCTTTGTCTCCTTTATAACCTTTAGGTCCTTTAGGACCAGTAGGTCCTTGTTCGCCTTGTTGACCCTGATCACCTTGATCACCTTTAGGTCCCTGTGGACCATAACCACCAGCAGGTCCTTTCATACCTGTAGGACCAGTGGATCCCTCACCTTGTGAACCTTGTGGACCAGTTGCTCCTGTATTTGCTGCATTGCCATCAGATCCCTTAGGACCAGTTGGACCAGTATCACCAGTATCGCCGGGTGGACCAGGTGGACCAGGTGGACCTTGACTACCAGAACCTCCAGGACCAGTTGGCCCTATATCTCCTTTGGTACCAGTATCTCCGGTTTGTCCTGTATCACCAGGATAACCTCTTGGGCCTCTAGGCCCTCGTGGACCAGTAGGACAATAACATTTCTGTTCGTAATAACAATCGTCTTCGTCTGAATAATGACTCATCAGCTGTTCTTTTACTTTATGTTTTTATTTCTCTTAAAAGTTTTATTGACTTTTCCGAATCCTGAATGATCTAAATGGATATTTTTGCCAAACTTATCAACTTTGTAGATGCTAATCCCTTACTTTAGACTAAGTTTAGTTTTTATTTATCTGGGCACACAATTGATATGTATATATAGATGAGCGATTTTACTCTCTAAAGAGATTATAAAATGAAACTAAAAAATAGAAATTTCAGAAAATATTTGTTATTATGTCAAGGTTTGTGCTTTACGCACCAAATGAGACGATAATCCAATCTCTTAACCATTGAAAATGAAGGTTTTTATGGGAATTTTCTTAAATCTAACAATTCATTAGTCAAATGGGCGAAACTTACGATAAACATACACTTTATGTTAGTTATGATGGAGACATTAATAGCGAACAAATAGCTTGTTGCTTCCATCATGCGATATCCAAACTAAAAATTCCCTGTGATTTTAGAGTTAATCTTGTCACCAATCAATCAGGACAAAAATTCGGATATGCTTATGTAAGAGTAAGTAATCCAAAAATTTATCACGTCTTGATTGGGTTAGATCTCACAGGAAGAAAAATTACTAAAAATATACAAGATCCCAAATGGAAAGCTCCAGAAAAACCATTAGACATTGCTTTGAAAGAACTCAAAAAGTCCTTTACCGAAGACACTATAACTAACCCTGAAATCGATGATGTTTCAGGATGGGGACTAGAAGAAGATGATATTTTTTCATCTAATAGTTGGGGATGTGATCCTGTTGTAGAGGATAAGGGAACCCAAATAAAAAACTTGAAAGAAAGCTATAATCCAAACATGATTACAGTCGAAGGTGACCAACTAGTAACTCTACCCAAATACGAGCTTTCAGATAATCAACTCAAATTGGTATATCAAAAAATGTTGGACAAAGAAGAGATTGATAAGGACACAACTCTAGAACAAGCAATCAAGACTGGAAAGATATCTAAATTCCAAAAATTAAAGGTTTCCGCTGCGTATACACCTCAACCAACTGACGAATATGCTTATCTATTCATTGTAGTACCAAAGTGGGTAACACATCAAATGTTAAAAGCTATAGTTGGTCCTTACGCCAGTTATACTAAAAGTGGAAAGTATCCAATGGTCAGAGAAAGAACAACAAAATCAGGAAAAAAATCATTTACTATATACTTTGAACGAGGAACATTTGATATTTTCTTTGCTCATTTAATGTTGAGAAAGGTCCCCGTAATAAACAAAGAAAACAATGAGATCCATACTCTCTACTTCACTTTATCATTCAGAAACCAAACAAAATAACACCTCTATTTTAAATATCTCACATTGGGTGAGATATTTTCCATTAACATAAAACGAACAACCATTTGTTCTTAGATATGATCGAACATTATTATCCCGACAAACACCACCATGTTGATTATGGTACACATGACGGGTATTATCAATGGATTATGTGGATAACATTTGTCCTAGTAATCATCTTGCTTATATGGTTCATTATATTTATGATTAGTTCATCATCACAAAAAAATACCATAACAACTTACGGTATTTCTTGGAAGATTCAACGAGGAAAGACCTCAGGGAGTTCTGATACTATGACAACCGGAGGTAATGATTTATATATAGGTCAAAGTTCTGAAGCACTAAATCTGACTATCCTTCCATCTGAAAGCAATAAGGAAGGAAGAGAAATAGGAGTAAAAAATGTATCAACACAAAATATAGTCATGAAAGGAGGAACCGGAGTAACTCTAGATGCTGGTGGTCTCAATTTAACAGTAACTCCCGGACAAACTGCTATCTTTGTTAATACAGGTAATGATGATTTCTTGCGATTACAATAATAACTTCAACAAAATTTTATCTGAGATAACCCTCAGATGAAATATTTTTGTCTGATATTCATGTACTTGTTGATGTCTCAAAATCTTTCTCACCATATTTCTGTAACATTCCAACTATGTCAGAATGATTATTCATAGCCGCATATTCAATGGCTCCCTCTTCCCAATCAGATTTTAAACTAATATCGGCTCCAGATTTTAATAGATCCAAAACAAACTTGGTACACCCGTATTGAGAAGCAATAACTAGTGCAGTGCGGCCATGTTTACCTCTAACATTCACATCTTGATTTTATTTTTGTCTCATCATTATAGAGGTAGTATAACTTTTTCAACATTAAAATATTACCATGTGTTACCGCATAATAGAGAGCTGTGTTTCCATTATTATCATTCAGATTAATGTCAGCTCCAATTAGAATGGGATACCAAAATCCATATTATATTCTAAGAGTTCTAGTCATACATAATTTAGCATGTTGACTTAAATACATTATGGCTGTCATGCCTATTTTAGCTTGAATATTTGCGTTTCCAATATCACATAAAATATTAATATCTTCCATATTACCGAGACGACAAGCTTTGATCAGATTTGTCTCGTTATTTTTATCTATGTCGCACTTAGATCCTTTGCTATTGCTTAACATAATGGTGGTATTTGATACTTTCTTGTTTGGGTGAAATAATTTATCTGTTTTCATAAAGCAGTTTAATATATATCCCCCTATACATACACAACATATGATTTTATATCACGAGGTACCAAAAACAAATAAAAATGTCGACCAAAGCCAGAAAATTAAATCGAGATATCCAAAAACTTCAACCGATATATTTTTCATTCTCATAAAGATATTTAGTTACTGATATATCAGTGATTAAACAAGTTCTATTCGTAAAAATCAAAAGCAAAAATGTTGCTATTGAATGATCAGTTGGTGCAAATCTGCTAAATTTTCCTTAAATTCTTGGATCAACTCTCAATTGAAAGGCTTTATGTTTGTCACGATAGATTTTAATGTACAATATTAGTCCATTTAGACAGGGATATCTACATTCCTGGTTACTAACCAAATATTGTCATTGGTTAAGTGCAATTTTTCACCAGACCCTTGTATTTGTGGAAATATGATATTTTCTTCAGTTATCCACATAGATTTCTTAATAGAATACAATCCTCCCACAGTATACTTATAAATAGTACCATCTGACAACAATACCATAACTTCTCGTTGCTCATTGCAGATAATTCCATTCACTACTTCTCTAGAAGGATTAATTTCTATGTTAGCTTTACCGGCTGAATAAATTAATCTATTTTCTTGTCTATCGACTTGTAGTATATGATCTCCATACTCTCCATATGCTATAGGTAAATATCTCATCTCCCTTAACCACTGATTATTTTTATAGGTTAGATATACAAGACCATTGGTTAGCCCTGCAAACTTTGAATGAATTTTGTTTGATGTAGGAATATCGTGTTTTTGATGTTTATTTTCATCAACGTATATAGTGTGTTTTGGTTTGATCTTAATATTTGATTCGTTATAAGATTTTTCGGTTACGATCAAAGTTATTGACTCCTCTGTTTGACTTCTGCAAGTAATAGTGTCTTTAACTTCTAGGTATTTTACCTCTAGGTCATTGAAGGTAGAAACTAATGAGAATACCCATACTCCAGAGTCCTTATTTAAAGAATATAACAGCCCTTTTTTATCTAACGCATAGATATCCCCATTGTATCTTAGAACTTTAAATGGTTTAACGTTGCTTTCGATCTCTGAGAAGTTATAGAAACCAGGAGCAGTTACAACACTTTTAATTTTCTCATCACTTACTACGTAATAAAGGTTAGGTATATCGGAATCACAGATAGAGGAAACCTTGGAAATATTCCAAGAATTGTTCAAGATAGAGAATCTCCCATCTTGGTACTTAAATAAATGGCCATTTAGATTAACATTATCTGGTCGTTGAGGTGAGTGATCATGATGAACAATAGAACTCTTAGTTGTCTTAGTTGTCTTATATTTCCTCGAATGTTTAAAACCAGATCTATTTCTATTTTCCGAATTGTTTGTATCTAAATCATTCTCATTGTCAGGGGGAAGAGGAGTGCACACTCCAAAAAGACAAAAAGATTCTGCCTTGCATTCTATTGGGTTCTTACAGTCTGACATATCAGATTTTTTACAGATTCCGCTACTACATGTTAGTCCAATTTCACATGAATCATATATTCCGTCAGCATCTTCGCCATTCATTTTATCAGAGTTATCTATACATCCTTGAAATAGTTTCCCATTACCTATATGAGAAATACTGTCGTCTTTTTCATTAGAAAAGACTGAACTTCTATAGGGACCTTTTCCGGCAAAATACTTTGTTGATTGCGTTTGGTCATATTCTTCTAATTCTGGGTAATAACCCATTACTCTATCAAGACGATTATTTATGGCTTGGTTTAATGATTTTGGTCTCTTAACAGTATTATTCATAAATGAACCATTGAAATCTTCTATATAACTGCTTATATTGTTATTATCTTTGGTCTCGATAAAAGAAGAAGACCATATTAGAAGAATTGCTACTAATATTATTATGACCAAGAGTAATCCAAAAACTCCAGGCTTCAAATCAATCATTTTTGTTATCGCCACTTTATTATTTCGCGCTCTTGATTTGTTAAAAGTGAAGATACTTGTTTTGAAATATCTCATTATTACCGAAACAACATATATCAGCTTAGCTGAAATATATCAATGAGGACCAGCGTTAGCTGATGAGACATCTAATAGACCTAAAGAATAGCCAGAACTAAAGGTTAACAAATATAATTGATATCTAACACAATATCACGTTAAACACTCAGTCCAGCATTTTTGTAAAATTTAGCGTTGTCTTCCACATTCTTCATTACTGCTTTGGGAATTCTTCCTGGATTTTTCTTATTAAAAGATCTTATTCTCTTAATAGCATCTACTCCATGTTTTCTATGTTTAACTACATAATAAGCACAGATAACTATTTCTACATCTAGTTTGTATTCCCAAACCTTAGGATCAATGAAAATTTTTTGATCTGATGGGAATGGAACATTTTTCGCTTCTAAAGCATAAAGTAGAGACATTCTCTGTTTGCCAGATTTTCTTAGAATATTAATATATTCATATAAAGCATCTACTCGTTTAGTATTACTATCCCAAGCTTCAATATACCATTGTGACATTAAAGCTCTATAACCGTCGCGATTTTTTCTCAATCTTTCCAATCTTTCATTAAAAGCATTAATTGTCTTTGTATTTCTTTCAACAATATATTTCATGTCACAGTCGAATTCAGCAGTTTTCGATGAAAGGGATTCCAAGATTTTCTGTCCGGATTTTATCTTATTGAACTCTTTCTCCAATCTTGTAACCATATTCTTGCTTCCTTCATAGAGACTTCTATAGTTTCTAGCTATTTGAAAATGAGAATAAAATAGTTCTTCATACCAACCACCAGAGTCAATTCTCTTTCTATACCATTCATTTGATTCTTGGTATTTACCGAGAGATCTCAATGTTTGAGCTAGATAAAACTTATATCTTGTATGGTTGTCTTTGTCACTAGGATCTTTAAGACCACCTCTGAGAAGTCTTTCATCTCTAATAAATTTATCATCTTTACAGCCACCATCCTCACGGTCGTCAATAACTAAGTCATTAAATTGAGCCTGACCAACATGACCACTTTTGGTAATTTGTTCATAAAGAAACTTTTCGTCATCGTCAACAAAGGTTAAATCTTTAATTGGTTTTCGTTTTCCTTCCCAATACTCATGTGTTACAGCTCTTGCAGTCCAATTTAATCTAGTACTGACAAGTCTAATGTTCCAATATTCCACTGATGAACTGTATTGTTTGATAGTATAACTATCAAGAGTCAGTGATGATTTCTTAAAAGTATCCTTCACCTCAAGAACCATATCTGCGTCGATCATGAGCAAGTAATCAGCATCAGGAAATGATTCCATTGCAAGAGCTGCTGACCTTGACCTACTTACAGAAAAGTTTACGAATGGTTCGTTATGAACTTTAGTAGGAATATTTTTGGTTTTTCCCCATTTAACAATTAGATCTTTCGTTTTTCCATTGTCCCAATCTTTGGCTTCTGGATTCCCTGTATCCAAAATAGAAACATAATCAATGGCTTTTAAAGCAGAGTTCAAGCATCTAATCATGATTTTTGATTCGTTCTTAACAATCATACAGAGACAAATCTTTGTATTCTTCCTAGTTTTTGAAGATTTACCATTTTTTGGTTTGGATCCATTCTTAGTAGTCTTATTCACATCTCCAGTTGTTAGTGGTTGATCACCTTTGTTCAGTGAACTATTATTTTTCTTTTGTTTTTTTGTCATGATTATGGTTTAAAATTTTAGAGAGAACAGACGATTTTCACGTATTCTTGTTTCTTCAAGGTATTTTAGAAAATATCTCTAACTACTTAGAGATATTTTGTTGTTTCCTATGTTTAGATAGTCGAAAATGGATTGCTATACTTTATGTGAATACCATAAAATAGGAGTTCTATACAGGATACAGTTTTTGTTACTTATTTTACTGGGTAACAATTCTTGGTTTTGTTATTAGAATGTGTGCATGAAGCTGCAATAATAAAGAAAATTACGACAAATATAACTATAGCCCACAAGAAGCCACTTCCGAAATCAAATCCAGAAGATCCACATGTGAAATAAATTAGAGCAAAGAATATTACTACAATGATGATTGCAACAATAATCCAAACAGCTGCATTGTGACTTTCTGTATCCTCGCAAGTAGGACTATGCAGAACTAAATGGAGTAAACTTTCTTCTGATTTAGTAGAATCTTCTGGATCCTCAATCTTAACTCGTTCTAATTTAGTCATCTTTTTTGATCTTGAAAGAAATTTCTTATTCACAAAAAAGACCTATTGCAATAATGTCTCAAATTCAGACTTTACAACCATTTTCTGTATCAGGAGTATCAACAAGCGGTACTCCAATGTTATCAAATCTTTCTGTTCCAAGTAGCGCTTTATCTCCAAATTCTCCAGTTTTGTTTTCTGGTACTGTTTCACCTGAAACACCTACTATAACTGAAATTTTATCAAGCATGCCTCCACTTCCATCTCAAGGTAGTCCAGTCGCAACAGGAACTCAGTCCCCTGTTATATCTCCTTTACCTCAAAGTACTAGAGTAAGTCTTCCAGCTCTTTCTCCGTCCAACGTAATAGCACTTCCAACCGGTAAAGGAAATATAAATGTTCCAACAGCTAGGCAAACAGTAGCTATGGCAGGATTATCTAATGCTGTTAGACCATCTTATGGGACTCCTACAGCTCAACCTATTTTCCAAACTCAATCTCAGATGATTAACAAAGCTTCCATGAATGCCTCTATGAACGCTCATAGTGTGACTGCTGGTACAATGAAAGTTACCACCAAGAGAATGGAAGAAATTCGTCAAGGAAGTCTTGAAGGAAAACTTCATTCTCATGGATATGCAGTGACCGATAAGGTAGTTGTTAAAAGAGCAGATGGAGGACAAGAGAGCAGATATTTGAAGGTTTTGACATCTTCTGGATCTCCAGCACTTGTAATGATTGACGAAGAAGGATATGTCGTTGAGAGTTGTGACGGAAAGATCAGAGTTGAAGTCAGTAACAGTAATTGGGTACCTGCAAGTACAAAAATGGGAGCCCTAGAATGTACAGGTAATGAAGTGTGTGGCGTCGCCTTGAATGTGACGGCGATGTTTGTGTTCTAACTAAGACAGATAGCTCAGCTTCCCCTTCTGAAAAATCCTTGACTATTATGGATCCTTCTCCTAGTAAAGCGGCTCTTGTTGGTAATTCAGCTCTTCCTATCCCAGTTGTATATTTCTCTGAAATTTGCAATGATCCAGAAGGAACTACCTACAAGATCGACTGCGCCTTAGCAAAATTAAGAAAAATCGCCTATAAGGCTTGCATGGGTGAACTTGAATGTGCTAAAAAGACTTCTGCTCAATTACACCAACAGTTTATGCGTCTTTGTGGAAAATTCGGCGACACTTTTAATCAATTGGGAGCAGGTATCAACAAACTGGAAGGTTATAGAAGACGTCTTAAAAGCGATCTTTGCAAAATTGAGGGTCAAGCATGTTACAAACATCGAGAAGACTGTATTAAACAAGCATTATCAAAAATTGGCTTCAATCTCAGAAAGAGAAATGATCTATTTGATGATCTTCTTAAGTTGTGTCGTGAAGTTTCTTCACACAAGACTACCCTTGAGAGACAAAATGAAGAAGTTTCAAAGTTGATTTGCTTTATGGACAAGACATTCAAAGACCTGAATTGTGTTTATAGTGAATAAATTGTACAGTAAAGCAAGTTTTATGGTGAAAATCATAAATATTACTTTAGATGGTGTTGTTATGGGAAGATAATGAATTTTATAACATTTAATATCCCGATGCCTTTTATCATTGTAACAACAATGATAAAATAAATATATATCTTAAAGAACCTATTTCAGATTATTACCTCCAAGAAATGATATTTTAGATCTGAAACCTTATTTAAAGAAGATTCTTTTAATCTGAAAAGATCTGGAAAAATTTTCTGTAAGACAAAAAGAACATCCCGATTTCCAAGTTTTTATAAAATGTCTCATTCAGCATATTCAAGCGATTGCGCTCCCTGCGCCTCCAATACAAACGGAGCATTCAGCTATTGGCTCGGCATCATTGTAGTTCTCGCTATTGCTATTTGGTTAGCACTAGCTTTGTTCAAAGCCATCGATAACACTATAGAAAAGAACACCGAAGACGACGAAGAAAATAACAGAAACATCAATAACAGATGGTGGCACGCACTCATTGCAGCCATCATTGCATTGATCGTTATTTGGTGCGTTTCCAGTTGGCTCGGCTGCGGCGGTTGTGGCGGCAAAAGTGGTTCCATGTTCGGTTATTAAACTAAACATCTAACACAACCTAACACAACCTATGACAATAAAAGTCCAGTCCGCGCCGTCTGTTTCGTCTGTCATCTATTGTCAGGCGAGCACAGAAATCTCACAATTTCTTTAAATAGAATCGGTCAGTCTGTTCTGAGATTGATAACGAAAGTATCTATATTCTAGTCCTTTATCCTGAACGTGATTCGTGCGGACAAGGAGCATATTCTTAATGTGAAAACATTGAAAATATAACCTATTGATGTCTATGTCTCAAAGTCCTATATGATTTGTGTCGTGGGAATTCTTAATATTAAATCAACTTTTGTTAAGGTTGTACTAAGACCTCTTCGACAAAACATCTCACATTGAGTCCATTAAGGATGTCAAATATCTCACATCAAGTGAGATATTTTATGGGAAGATATTTAGTGTAAATACTAAATTAGATTTGTCCAAATGCTTTTTCAGCAGCTACAGATGATGGAGCTACTACTATATGAGGACTTTGAGTGGTTCCGGTTCTTATTAAAGGAAGTGATCTGGACCTTGGAATGACACCAGTAGTTACAGGAGTATGAGTATGTTCGTGAACGTGAGTATGAGTTCCAAGTCTTCCTCCCTTCAGTGTTTCACTATTAAGATGAGTGTGAGATGGACCCACTTGTTGAATAACTCTATAATCTGGAGAAACTGTTCTTACAGGAACATGAGAGTGTACATGTGTTCCTAAATTACCTCCATGAACTAATTCATTAACTTGAGCTCTTGAATAAGGCGCTCCATGATGGTCTCTATCAAGATGATGATGTCCGATTAATCCGGTACTATCACCGTGAAAATAAGTTTTGACATCATCGGAAGCTGCAGTTCTGAACTCTCGAGCAAAGATTAACCTCCAAGCGGACCATAGAAAATGAAGTCCAAAGACAACGGCCAATATTATATTGATCCACATTAAAACATTTGCTTCACCAGATGTCATGGCATTGCAAGTTCCAGTTCTAATTCTATTAAAATAAACAGAATTCGCTATGAATGCTCCAGTCGCAAAGCCGACTGCAGTAGTAGTGACTATTTTATACCAACGAGTTTCGGTTGTATCAGCCATTTCTAACTTTTTTGAAGGTGTAATATTTTTATATTGAATGTTTTCCTGACAGACATCTATAATCTTTTTCAAATAATGAATTGCTGTTTCTGTCGGTTACTCCCAACTAAATCATATAAAAATGACTCCGAAATATCGTATTTAGAGACCGAGAACAAACCATGCAAGATATTGTCTTCTGTGTTAATATCGTTGATACTTTTACAAATTTGCTCCCCTGTTCCGACAACTTCTCAAGGTTTGTGAGATTTCTTTTATTATTATTTTTGTTGGCGCTCTCTTGATTACTCCCTTTAGTGTTTCTAGAGGTTGTCGATGAAAAACTATTTGTCATTCAGTCTTTTAATAAACTACTCTTTTGTGACATTTATGTTTCCCTATATAACTAGTATTATTGTATTAATAATAATCTGTATAAAAAACTATCATCAGAAAATTCTTTCATTGAACTAATCAATACTATGGAACTAATGGAAAACAATATGATGTGAAATTCAATCTATTTCAAATAAGGCCCTTTACAGATTGAGAGGGGCGGGGAGAGACTGAAAAAAATGAAGTCAAAATATGAAATTGGTCAAAGTAACCGAAAAATGGGTGAAAAAGTGATTTGTCGAAATTCTGATCTGGACGAGAAAAATGATTTCAGTTAAAATTGAAGAAGTTCTCGGAATACAGTAAAAATGAAATTGGAAATTCTTGACGAGAATTGATTGTATAAAAACAAAAAATATCTATATAAAAAGAGCATTCCTCAATTCAAAATCTAAACAATCAACATGGCAACAACTCAACAAAAACCACTTTTAACTGGACCTGATGTCCAAAAGGCTGTAGACTCTGGTAAATACTGGAAAATTTCTGTCAAGGATGGAAAATATGTAAAGACTAAAGTTAGTCTTACTGGTGCCAAGAGAATGTGGGCAAAAGATCCTCAGTTTATCTACTACCCAGCCTCTCGTGTTGCAGGAAATGCTGCATTGCTCCAACAGCTTTTTGGGGCCAATATTGACATGAAACAAGTTTACAGTCAAGCGTCAGTCGCTGCTCCTGTTGCCCCTAATGCTGCTAAAGGTATTATGGGTCAAGCCGGTGGTGCATTGTATGCTGCTTATGCAAATGAAGTCGCTCAACTCAAAGCTGCGCGACCAACTACCACCAAGGCAGATCAAATCACTGATAGTGCTTTGAGCTGGATTTTGGCTCATGTTGATGATGGAGAAATTGGCAAGGTAGTTGGTGCCCAATATCAAATTGTTCAAAAAGCTACTCCTGGTACTAAAAAGGCCAAGGCAACTAGAGCAACCAAACCTAAAGTAACTCTTATGAGTCGTATGCTGAAATTGAAGGTAGGTAAGGTTATGGATGCATCTCGAGCTAAACCTAATGGCTCTGGTATCCTCTCTTCAGATCTTCCTGGTGAAAAATCCAAGAAGGTAGGATTTGCTGTATCTGAAGCTGGAGGCCGAATGCTTGTTTCAAATAACGAAAATGGTCTTCTCATTGCTCTTCGATCTCTTGGTCTCAATGCAACACAAATTAACCAATATGTAGCTGCATGGAGACAAGCTCATGCTCAACGAACTGCACCTGTCTTGACTGCCACTCAAATTCAAGTGCAACCAATGGTACTTCAACAACAACCAACTGTCACTGTACCAGTAGGTGTGCCTACTGCCACTGCACTTCCCATGGTAGGAAGTCCTGTAGGAAGTCCTGTAGGTATCGGAGTTCTACCTCGAATCCCTACCTAAGCTGAGATAAAGACGTATAGATTTACTAATAAATATAAAAATAAATATAAAAATAAACATATAGCTCACTGAGAGCCATATGTATTTTAAGAATAATCTATTTAGATGGTAATTCATGAGTGATAAATCTGATAGGTTTAATATAGATCCTTAGAACACCATAATCACCAACACTGGTAATTTGCATGATTGGTTTGTTTGCTTCCGCGTATATTTGTGTTGTTCCATTAGCAGACAAGGTTTCAACTTTAGACAAGTTTTTAAGTATTTCTGGACCTATCGAGCAACCGATGTAATTTCCTCCTTTGAGTGGAATATCCCCGTATTTGAAGAAGTTTCCAGTGTTGTTAGATGTCCTAGCATCTATGGTGAATCCCTTCGGATACATTTTAAATACTATTTGCTGATAATTATCCTTAGTTAGTGCATTGTATGCAGTAGATAGAGATCTAGACAAAACACTACAATTAGGTTTGCTAATAGGCGCCTTATATTTAGGGAATGCATATTTTTTGTTGTCATAAGATAAAATTCTAATAGGTATGTAAGCTAAATTACTATCGTCGGATGTTGATGCTCCATCTATCATTATCTGAAAGAATAACCTGAGTTGTCCCTTTTGTTTAAATAACTTGATTGAACCCTTCTTCCTCACTTGCTTAATTTTGCTGTTAAATTCAGAACCTTTAAATGAAAGTCTAATAGGATATTCTTTATTTGTGCTGACACTATATTCAGTCAATACATGAATTTTTATAGCAAACGCTAAAGTTAAAGTGTTCTCTTCATTGGTAACGAAACATTCCATCCTATTCTCATATAGATTAAATACTATATCATCCTGGGTATTAGCTAAAATAGCCATCAACGATTTAAATGTGTATCCATCGTGGATATAAACCGAAAAATGTGTTTGATCATCATCTGGGTTAACTAAATTTACATCGGGTATAGAAACATTGAGAGTAACATGACGTTTTTGAGGAGTAACACTTGATTTGTTGTAAATTCCCGATAATTGTGGTTGATTTTTAGGTAAGACTTGAGAGGATGAAACAAGAGGAAGCTTCTCCAGTTTCATTTGACCATTTTTAGGCAAAGTATGAGAGTTAATTCTTGTATCAGTAGGTCCAGTCGATGAAAGAGTACCTAAAAGATTTTCTGATGACAAAGTAGTATTGGGCCCTATAAGTGGGTAATTTTTGTCAGGCATTTTGGAGATATCAACTTTACTATTGCTCATAATGTTTGTTTTGAACTTAGATTTACAAGCTTTAGACATTATAAGTCATTTGTTTTTAGTGAAAATAAATGTTGTTCTAAAATATCTGACTTGTAGTTAGATATTTAAGCATACTAGGTGGTTGTTATTTATGAAGAGTCATTTGTTTTTCCTATTCTATGTTTGATGGCTTTAATGAAGTCATGATCTGAATTGAATAAAGACTCTATTTCGTCATTTTCATTTTTAATAGCTATTGTCTCAAAATGATTAGAAGACCAAAGTATAACAACAGAGTCTCGATCTTGATAAATCTCATCAACATCATCCCCAAAGATATAAACATCTTTTGTTATAGAATTTAGGACATAGATGTCTTTTTCCAACACTTTCGAGAAAAATTCAAAAAATTTGTGATCCAAAAAAGCATTGGAATTTAATGTCTTTTTCATCCCTTCCAGTGTGAATTCTTTAGTGATATCTATCGCATTTTTATGTATTTTACTTTGTTTTTTGGGATCCACCTTAGTACTATGAATTTCCTCAAGCACACCTTTACTCAAAGTGTTGTACCAGATTTTTGATTCAGGATCCTTAGAATTTACTTTTGAACCTAATTCCTTGGATAGATCTCTTCTTAGAGATAAAATAAACTTTCTTCTGTCAAAGGGTTTTTTGATTATTTTTCCCGCATTTTTATCTCTATGTAAGGTAAATCCTTGAATGTAAGGAACATGATACGCTTTAACTATAGAATGGAGAAGACAAGAACCGTCTCCAAGAACAGGTATTACTATAACATCCTGATCTCTTTTTTGGTAAGAAAACGGGCCTTTCGGGTTAGTAATCCATTTAAGTATTCTATAGTCTGAAGAAGTTATTATTTCTGTTTGTTCAAGCACAGCTGCTCCTTTATTAGTATCCATTTTCCACTTAGAAACTTTTTCTAATTATTGGTACTTTTAAGCGTTCTTAAATATCTAATGTCGTTAGGAAATTTAAAAGACATACAATTGAAAAATTCGTCTACTCTCAGTACAACTGAGAGAAGATTAAATCTATAGCTTTGGATTGAAACTTGTGTCTAAAGCTTTTATAAATGGATCTTCCTGTTCAAATATGACCTGTATATTACCATTTCTCTTAATTCCTATGATCTCGTAATGAATTCCATTCCCTGAAATAACAAGTATTAATCCTTTATCATAGGGAGTGTTACCTTGAGGATTTCTTTTAGCACCAAGAGATTTGATATGTGGTTGCAGATCTGTAGTTGTTAATCTAGTTACGTAAACATCGATTCCAAGAACCTCTGTTATGTAGCCATAAATTTCATCACCCAAATCACGTCTAGAATTTAATAACCCTTGAATACCAGACAGGGAATAGTCCATGGGTTGTCCTAAACTATCAGTTATAGTTAACCCGAGCTGCATCTGTTGAAGAGCCAATTCCATCAAAGCACCATTAGCAGCTTTTTGATAGTAAGACTTAGATTTTGGATCTTTAGGATCTACCTTTTTATTAAGAAGTACTGCTAGATCTCTTCGAAATTTACTAGCTCTTGATGTTCTATGTACATAATTAGGATTATTAGCATATATGGGATCAATGGCCTTTAACACCGAATGAATAAAGCATGATCCATCACCGATACAAGCTATTCTTACCTTAGTTTCTTCAGGGTAAGAATCAACCCTTATTTCTTGGGTTACTCCGTCACCTTTGCCTATACCACTTTTTGGGTCATAAGACACCGGAAGCATGCCTAAGTAAGTATGTTTAGGTAATTTTATCTTATTGTTTTTTTTGTGGCTCCTGGAGTTGGAAACCCAACAATATTTTGAAATGGCACTGTTTGACCAATCGTTGGAAGTACAGGAAAAGTTCCAATTAAAGGAGGAAGACCTTGTATTTGTGTAGTTGAAGGAGTAGCTGTTGGAAATGTCCTAGGAATAGCAAATGTTTGTCCTTGAATAGAAGGGAGAGGAGGAACAGTATACTGCCCTTGTAAAGGAAACCCTTGAGTTTGTGGAGTTGGCTTCGTCATTGGTGTTTTTCCGGGATTAATTATTGGCCCTATTTGAGTTATAGGAGGAAGAGCTGTTGGAGGCATAAAAGTAGGAACTGTGTTAGGTATCATCTTTGATTTTTCAGTAACAGGATTATCTGTTGGGCCAAAAATTCCATAACTATACATTTTAGAAAGTTGAAGTCCTGCCGGACTTAAGAATTTTTCTTTATCTGATCTTCTTTCCCATAGGAGACCAAACCCATATGATCCAAGTTTGAGTCTTAAATCGTTGATAAAAACTAACCATTCAGTCTGTTTATTGACAATTGTTCCCTTAATATCGATGTCAAGTTGTCGTTTCTTAGGATAATATTTAAGATCAGCTTGGCCCAATTTGAGTTCTGTTATCGGAAGAGCGTTCCCAAACGTAGGATCAAATATTTCTTTAACCGCATCACCGTTTATGGTCATAAATATAACTTGACCCCCTGGTTTAAGTGTTTGAACTATAGTCTGTATAAGTTGATCCAATATAGCTTCAGACTGCCAAAAGAAGGAAAGAGACAACATAAGAGATACAGTATCTACCTTACCCCCAGGAATCCATTCTCTAACTGCTTGAACAATTGTATTAGTATCTTCTCCACCTGTTTGAACTATTTTTACTCGATCTGAAAGACCATGGGTAATTAATCTTCTTTTTTGTTCTTCTATATGAAGGGAATCTGGTTCTACCGAAACAATTCTTGAATATTTTCCCCATTTACTGGCATCTGCATCTCCACCATTACCAGTTCCAATTCCTAATATTGTAGGTTTAACTTGTGTTGATGTCTGTTTATAGAAAGGACTAGATAATCTTTGTTTGTCTGGTCGAAATCTTTTAACATCTTCACTAAATAACTCTTGTCTTTTAACACGATTAAAGTATCTTCTCATCAAGATTAGGTCTTCACCTTTTAATGTTGATTCCAATATCGACCTATGATTAAGGTCCCAAGTATCTTCAGCAAACGGACGTCCATTTGGACGGTTTTTATCTGTTCTTAATCTAACAGGAACTAGAGTGCCCTTTCTTGGGTCTGTAGCAGATATAAGCCATTTAAATTCAACAACTGTTCCACTAGGAGTAAGTTCAGGAGTAAGGACTAATTTACCGTCTTGACTTTTATTTGAAACATTATCGCCAAGGGGATTAAAAGAGGTTCCTTCAAATACTGATAGCTTACCTTGACGTTCACCAACTAATAAAATGAGTTTGGTTCCAGAAGGGGTAGCTTTCCATTGAATTGCAAAGTCAATAGTTAAATCATCCTGTGGCTTCCATTTGCATATATCTGGTCGTTTTGTTAACTTTCTCATATATAAAGGCAGTCTATCTGATCTTTTTGATCCTTTTTCTTTACCCTTCCATGAGTAATATGGCATATTTTCCGGCATTAAGATAAATCCGTCATTCTCGTAAGAAAGATAAGGTTGTTCTCTAAACATCTCGGACATAAGATGAAAGAAATCATCAGGTGTTTTGAATCCCTTGAACGTTTTGGTATTTACAGCCAATAGTTTGTCAAAGTTAGTGATAAAGGTCGACCAATTGTTAATAATGTCAACTAAGTGTTGTCCAGTCATCATTCTTTCACTGTGTTTCTTTAATTGGATACCACGGTCAGAAGAAAATCTTCCCTGACCAGGTATTGCTAAAGTGTCAAATACTAAAAACCAATATATTGAATTAACCCTTTTCTTTGACATAGCGGTATCTACCTTAGGAAGACGTTTATCCATAGGAACAAGTTCTCCTTCAACAATATAACCAATTCCTTGTTTATTTGGAACAAAATTAGTTAATTTGTTTGCTTCATCAGGAGCCATTACTAACCAAAGTCCTGTTTCATGAACAACTAGAAGCTTTCTCAATCCGTCTGTTTTATGTGTTGCTCTATAAGTTTCATATTTATTTAGGGCTAAACCACCTGATACTATATCTGGGGCTTTCAAGTTTCTGGCTTGGAAAAGAACTCGAGAATCAATAATCCAATCTTGCTGTTTCTTCATAGTTCCGTCTTTTTCTCTATGAGCAAAGGGATTTGCTCCTCCTAAAGTTTTGTTGACATGAATCATCACATCTCGATAATCTTTAAGAGTATAAATTAGACGGGTATCATGTAACAATTGCATAATAGTCGAAATTATATGTTGGAACGTTTGTTCCTGAACCAACGAGGAGTCTACAACTTCAAGTTCTACTTCATAGTTGGTTCCCAATGGAATATTTTGTTTAGCATCAAACATATTAACCACGGTTAGATCTAGCCTCGATTTTCCTAGATTAAAAGAAGTCCTTTTCTTGCTTCTAATTGATTCAGGAGAAAATCCAGGGACTGGAGCGATATCTTGTTCTAAACTTATTGCATATCTGAGTCTGTAATCTTTAACATCACTAATAGCAACCCTTGTCTTTTTCTGCCATTTGGCCTCCTCGACATTAGTTTTCGGATTCTTTGAAACTGTTTTTCTTATACCTTTACCTATATAATCTGTTGTATTGGTTACTTGAGGAATACTTCCTGATTCAATGAACTTATTTAAAATTCTATTAAAGGCCCTCCTAGATACCCCGGTTCCGAAGTCTCCATGGTAACTTTTGAATCTAATTTCCAGTTCCAGAATATCTCTATATCGTGGGTCTGCCCACAAAGTAATATACTTATCGATTAATTTGTTAGGAATCATTAGGTGTTTCTGTCTTATGTCAAACCTTTTTGGAAAGTCAAAAATAGCAAAATAGTTTACGTCAATTCTTATTCAACAAAAATCTAGAACCGCAGATGATTGATAAGGCATATCTCTAAAAAAGAGATATGGCACATATTAGTGAAATGTAGTTTTTATAGTTAGTCACCACCCTTTCTGTGTTGAGCTATCTTTTTGGCTATGTGAGATCTTAGTTCGTTGAACGCTTGATCTCCTGAAGCCTGAGTATCCAAAGCTGCTAAAATTTCTTCTAACTCAGTAGAGCTATAAGGTTCCATATCGAACCCGTGTGATGGAATCACAACTTTTTTTCCATTTTTCAATGAAAATTTATGACTGTTACCCTTACCACAAACCAATGTCAAAGGAATAGATTTATCTCTATTTGAGTATTTAACTGGGGTACAACCATGAGGTTCATAGACACTAACTAAATAGTTTATATGATCACAGAAATTTTTGAGATGAATCTTTCCTGGTTGTTCGTCATGAGAACACTTGGACAAATGCTTAGCACATTTATGAAGATATCTAACTGAATCATGAAGAGCTTTGTATTTTCCTGGATCATACAGAATCATTTTAGGTCTCTTAGGTAATTCCACACATGGCCATGGACCAAGAGATGAATCTAAAACTTCTTCAGCATGTTTTCTAGCTTCAGAATAGTCTTTAGCAACTTCAATTATTTCTTTGGAAGTAATTCTCATCCGTTTAAGAGACTTATTTATAAGCTCAAGGCAATCAAGACCAAAATCTGAGAAACATTTGATTATCTTAATGAGACTATCTTGACCATTGTTCTTGATGCTTAAGTTTTCGTTAAATCCATCAACAACAGTCTGACAAAATGACTGATCTTTCAACAGGATAGATACAAAGGTGCTTACTAATCTTCTCAATTGAGGTTCAAGAATTCTATTAGCTTCTGATCGAGTCTTGGCTACTTTAACAGGATCTCTCTTAGGAAGTTCTACCTCATTAAGATCACCGAAAACAGAATTGCTAACCAAGTAGGAAGCCAGTCTTTTGTTGGCAACATTAGGATTGCAAATAACTTGTTGACTGAAACTATCAGTTAAAAGAGAAAACATAGTAACTTTTCCAGCTGAATCACTTTTGATTTGACTTGGTAATTCTTGGGGCGATTCCTTAGAACTATCTTGATCGATTTCGTCAAATCTTCCCATTTCCTCGAGGACTTTATTCACATATTCAACATTTGTATATCCTTTAGTTACAGTGTTAACTTCGTGACCAAATAACTGATGAACAATCTCTGTTAATTCTTTGGCAGGATTTTGTTGAGCTACTTTGATTGCAGCAGTTCTGAAACATGTTTGTTGATTATCAGTCTTTTCTTGGTCAACGGTTCCACATTCATCGCGTACAGGTCGAAGTTCCTTCAAAGAAATAGCAGTAACTAATGGATCATTTTTCAAATCTTCAAGAGTTAATCCCCCTTCAACATAACTTGATAACTGTACTCCCATGAAGTCTCTTAAAATAACCCTGACTTCTGGTTTTCCACTGATTGTTGTTAGGTAATAGACTCCCAAATGCGAATTCTTATGTTTTGTGATTGACCTAGAAATTTGGCTCAGAATCTCATCCCTTGTCATGAAAATAATTCCGTCAATTGGTCCATCATATTGTTTTTGTGGTTGAACCTTAGTTTCGCATGGATCATATTTGGTTGTTTCAGATGGACATTCGCAATCACTTTCATCATAATCTTCAGAACTATGTGAATCATGATCTTCGTATGTATCACATTTAGAATCATGTGGTTTGCTATGTTTCAAATGAGTCTTATGTGTCTTCTCAGTATGGTCAAAACATTTCTCATAACTTGATGTACTATGAGAATCGGAATCATGTCCATGATCGCCATGTGGATGGTGTTTTTTCTTTGATTTGCTGTTGTCGTAGTCCATTGATCGATGATTGGATTTTTAGTAATCTTTTTCTAGATTCGAGAATTATTTTTCATCATATTGAAACTTGTTCAAACAAGACAATTTGCTCTAGGTTTAATTTATTGAGTCTTGTTTACTCCTAATGCTCTGGATCGGAAGAGTTTTTGAACTTTGTTGGAAATTGAGTGTTTGACTGCAAAGTTGAAAGTTTGTTTAAAGATTATATTCAATCAATAAAGACTGTTATCTAGTTGCACTTCTCTTATACAAATAAATTTATGGACAGACCAAGAGGTTCGATGAATAGTAAACCAAATAAGGCCACCAAAGATCCAACTCTCGAAAAGAGATTTGAGACCAACATGATCCATCTAAGTGAATTGCTTACTGAAATTATCACAAAATTACACCAAGAAAAGAAAACAACATTAAGTCCTTTAATTGTCAGTCTTATAGGAGGATTCATTAAGGGATTTTCTACTAAGAAAACACTAGAAAATTTTATCTTTTACTCTCACAAAAACTGGAGTCAGATAAAAAATAGAGATGAGGATTTTTTTGTAGAGAATGCTGACCAAATTTTCGCAGATTTAAAAAATTATGTGAATAAGGCCGATGGCCATGTCGAAGCATTTAAAGAGCTATTTACGTTGAAAAATTCTAAGGGAGAATACGAAGTAGGAACAGATGATAGAGATGCTATTTGGGCCTTTTTCGATTCCTTGGTTAAAATTGGTATCAAATATCTCCATAAAGTGAAAGGTCCTGTGTTCATACAACATAATGGAAAGAAGAAAAAAGCCTATCTAAACAATTTTAGTAAAAATCGTAAATTTCTAGGGGAAATCAAAATTTCAGGAAGAAGCGGTCACGCAAAAATATGGGGATTATCAAAAAAATTAGTATGGCCTAATAAATAAACACTGCTGACTCTCATCATTCCAAACAAACATATCAATAGTACTATTGATATGTAAACAACAATTACTCTATTTGTTATAGGCAATTTCTACCTTGGAGTATGTTTGTTGAATTGTTGCATATGATCTATTTAATAAATCGGTAGTCACCTTCTTCTTGTCAAGTTCAATACCATTAATATGAGAATAAAAAAATATTACAGCTATAGCTACATGAGATGGAAATACTTTTTCAAGGGAACTATCTTTAGCAACAATAGAGTTACACATTTTAATCACATCATTCATTTTCTCTGGAGATAATGATATTTTGTTGAAATATTGTTTGACAAAGTAGCTTGGTTTAACAAACAAGTTGGGAGGACTATATCCTGTTTTTTCTCTAGAAAATTGAGATTTAGCCGCAGATATGTCCTTATTATTCAATCCAAATATTTTACCAACATCCCTGATATTTTCTGGTGTTCCTAACTCCATTTTAGCATAATAGACACACATCAATAAAAGAAGTTTTCTATTTCTACCTCGTTTTGTTGGTATCTTAAATTTACGATATATTTCTTCCGCCTTTGAAGCTACCAAAACATCTATTTGATAATTTTTCAAATCTGGAATTATTGATTTGGTAGGTCCCTTAGGCATAACATGTTTACTAAAGCCACCAGCGAATCTGCTATTAACAATAGAGCATTCTTGACTACATGAATTGAGGTATGATTTATTTATCGTAAGTATCAACATCTTAGAATCCGTCTTAGATTCCTGTTTTTCATCTTTAATTACCAATGAAATTTTTTTCTTGGGTTTCTCTATAAGGGAAGTAGAATGCAACACGTCTTTAGTTTCTTCAGGTTCAGGATTCATCAACAAATAAGTTCTTTCTGAGACTTGATGTCCATCCAAATAATATACCTTTTCACTATCAGATGATTCAGTCACTCCAGTAAAATTTTCCATATCTAAATGTTCCTGGGCACTGACTTTGTTTGTAGACATAGACTGAAAAGAAAAATTTTTGCAATTGTAACCATATTCCGGACTAGGTGGATCCGAAAAATTACTTTTTATAGGTGTTTTACCATATGAAATTTCTTGATCTCCACTTCGGACACTAGACTCATATAATGGGTCAAACTTAAATAAAGTAAAATTGTCGACTTTAGCAACGCTCATGGATTTGAATAATATATTTTGGAGTTGGGTTTGGACTAAAGTTGAACATCTTTTTTATGTTTCAACTTTGAAACATAAACAGTGGTTGGTTTAATAATTAAGAAATGTCGGTTGTTATTGACAAAAGGGATCTAAACGTTGAACAAAAGAATTGGTTAGCTGAGAAACTAACCATAAAAACTAAGGTCAGCAGATTTCAACAGATGAAATTGTATGCAAAGCCTCCAGCACCTTTTCATTTTTATGTTTCCGGTAAAAATACAGTTCGTGTTCCTTATTCAACCGCAAATACGCTGTTTGGACATAATGTTAACTCGAAAAGAGACTATCCAAAAATATCTTTAAAGTGGAACCCTATAAAAAAACTCTATAACACACAATATCAGGACCAAGAAATAGTAGCTAAAGAAGCTATTAAACAATTAAACAAACATGGGACAACATCTTTAGTTGTTTATACAGGATTCGGTAAAACTGTAGTTTCTACATATCTTGCCTGTAAAATAGGACTTCTACCATTTGTGTTAATAGAAGGAACTACTCTAATTAAGCAGTGGAAGGAAACCTTTCAAACGTTTACTAATGGATCTGTATGGATTGTTGGAGAAAAATGTGATCTTACTAAACCAGTAGATGTAATTGTATGCATGTATAAACGAATACATAAAGTCCCAGACGCCTATTTAAAAAGTGTTGGAGTACTTATCATTGATGAAGCCCATAAATTTTGTTCTCCAGATAAGGTAGGCGCTTTATTGAGAACATCTCCCAAATATGTTATTTCCGCTACAGCTACCTTAGATAGAAGAGATGGAAAACATAAAATGATTCAGGAAATTTGCGGTGAGCACAGAATAACTAGATTAAATCAAAAACCTTGGATTATGTACCGTTTTCGGACCAAAATAAAATATGAGATTACTCAACAAACACCAAAAGGACCTAAAGAAAATTCTATTTCTCCTACTGGAGCTCATATAGCAGTAATTAGAAGAAATGAGAAAGGTGGAGAAGAAGGTAAATGGAATGCTTTAGTTAGAGCACTTTGCAATACTGACAAAAGAAATGGTTATTTGTTAGGATTTGTCATGAGAAATCTAAAGTACAAAATACTTATTTTGACCAGATCAGTACCTCATGTTAAGATGATCTATGGATGGCTCCAACATTTAAAAATAGACTCTGATTGGATGTGTGGAACTAAAAAGAAATATAAAGATTCTAATGTTCTAGTTGGTACTGTACCAAAATTAGGAACAGGATTCGATGAAGCCACATTTTGTGAAAGCTTTAGTGGTATTAAATTAGATCTATTAATACTTCCTGTATCAATAGGTAATCCAAATTTAGTAAAACAGACTGTAGGAAGAGTCCTGAGAGCTCAGTATCCCCAGGTAATATATTTTGTAGATAGTATTAGAATGATTCAAGCACATTGGAGATCTAGTAAAAAATGGGCAGAAAGTGAAACGGGTATAATAATGGAATTAGAACCACCTAATGGGGACGAACAAATGCCTATTCTTGAAAATCCTGAAGATATCATTTCATCTAATGGATATAGAGTTCAAAGTACTTCTACTAAAAGTACTAATGAAGACAAGAACACTAATAGTGTTACATTAGCTCTCTTGAAGAAACATCAAAATAAATAGTTTGACACATATCACTTAATCAAGTGATATGTATGTTTTATGTGTTTACTAGTAATGGTGATACCAAGTTCATGACTTGGTCTGGATATTTACAACCAAAGAGAATCACATTTTTAGCGTATCGTCCTAATAACTGTGTTTTCGCCTCATCTAGATTATATTTTGTCCTTGCAATTTCAGTGAGTTGTTTTCGAAGAGTAAATTCTTCAGTTGTTTCATCTGATTCTTGATGAAGCTCAGGGACTACCATTGGTTTTATTACTGGTTGTTGGGGTAATAGTTGAAGAGTAATAGGTTGGGGTTGTGTAACAACAGGAGTTGATTGAATTATTGGTGGTAATGGTTGATTGAGAAATGGAAGTTGAAATAATGCTTGTTGTGGTGCTGCAACTGGTTGCGGTATAACTGGTTGTGTTTGAACTGTAGTTCGAATAGGTTCAGATATTATACCAGCGGCTTGTGGAGGTATAACCATTACAGGGAAAGTAACTTGTGGCGTGACCGGTTGAGTCGGTGTATGTGATGCTACAGGTAATGTAAAACCACCTAATGGAGCAGTTTGAGCCGGAGTAAATTGAGTAGCTGTAGGTAATGTTGGAAAAATAGTAGTTGGTAACAACATTGGATTAACTGGTCCTTTTAGTTGTTGATTAGCTAATACAGGACCAGGAAGTACATATGTTCCTGGTTGAACTTCAGGAAAAAAATCTTCTTCCTCTTCATCATCTATAGTCTCTTCTTCATCAGTAGTCTCTTCTTCATCTGTAGTCTCTTCTTCATCAGTAGTCTCTTCTTCATCAGTAGTCTCTTCATCATCAGTAGTCTCTTCATCATCAGTAGTCTCTTCTTCATCAGTATCATCATAGGTATTAAACGTCTTTGCTATCGGTCCTGTCACTGTTACAGGCATAATTGGTGGAAAATTAAAACTCATAGTCGAAAAATTACTCTTTTAGATTATTAGAAAAGCTTTCTATCTAAACACGATATTTGTATTGGGGCTTAAAAACACTATTTGTTAATCATTTTCTGTTAAGAAAACAAGGTTTACTGGTTAAGAAAATAAGGTTTACTGGTTAAGAAAATAAGGTTTACTGATCAAGGATCACTGTAACTGTGGATTTGATATCTTATAATTGAGAGAACATTTAAAACCCTATTTCTAAATATGTCTACCAACAAGGATGGACATTTTCTAAATATGTCTAAGGAGTTTTGGAATCAAGCAAAAGACAATGGACTTGAAGAATCCTAATACTTATGTTGGTTTTAGTGCCCTTGCGCTCTCCTTAGCAGGTACCGGGTTTGTCTACACCCAAGTTAAAAGTCAACATGGCAAAATAGAAGAATTGGAGAAGAAAGTAGTTACGCTAATGAGAGAACAACCTAAATTTAGGTCGTTATTTACTCAAATGAAACAATATGGAGGGATTTTCATGAAGTTAGATCAGAATCTTGAACATTTAGAAGATGAGATTAATTCCATAAAGAGAGTTCAACATGATCAGAATAAGGTTCTCTCCAACTTAACATCTGTTCTCATGGAAGTTAAAAATTCTCTTGCAGATAATGGGCATAAATTTGAAAATGAGATTGAGTTTGAGCCTAGATTTATAGAAGATAACTTTCAAAAACAAAAGAGGGGTTCTAGAAGGTCTGGACATAAAAAGAGAAAAAATAGAAAATATACTTCTAATTCTGATAGTTATGACTCAGATAGTTCTGGATCTGACTCTAGATCAGATGACTCTGATTCTTATGATTCAGATTCTGAGTCTGAATCATCTGACAACTATCATAAGTCAAGAAGAAACCCAAAGAAAAGACATCAGATGAATGGACATAGTCATTCAAAATCAAGAATCGATAGTTCTAAAGGTAGTAAATCTAGACATGTAAGAAAATCTACACAGAAACAACCAAATGGAAGATCCGGTTCAAGTAGATCAGGATCCAATAAAGGTAGAGCTTATAAGCCAAAAAATAGAACATCAAATGGACATCGCAGACCATCTAGAAATGATTCCGAAGAGTCTGAAGGAGATTTGGACGACTTAATAAACATGGTAGATAAAAATTAGTTGTGAAACACATACGACCAAAGGTCAAATGTGTATTTTTTTGAGATATTGAGAAGATAACTAGAAGGATTAGAAGGATTAGATTTGACTTCCTGTTGGAATAGCTGGGAGTCCATTGGCTACATTAAGAGGTGGAGCTGTTTGTCCTACACTCAATGTCAGTGCAGTTGGAGTTGATGTTGGACTAGTTTTGCCAGTCAAAAAATCTTGTTGGTTTTGCAGAGATGCGCTGTCAATAGTAGCTTTGATAGGTTCTGAAGAGCCGCTTATTCCGTCTTCAGAGTCGGCTGTTTCCAACGACTTCATTTGTTCCATGATTTTGGATGCAAGTTCAGGGTTGTTCTTGATGATCTCGGCAGCACGATCATTCTGGAGATTGGAATAGCTTCCGTTATTGATCTCAACGATCAAACAGGACACAAGATGACATTGAACTGAACACTCGTTTGCTTTTCCAGAGTAAATACTGGTGAATCGAATAACAGGGTAACACCAGAATCGTTTTCCTTTAAGCTGATCCCATTCGAGAGTTTTGGAACCAGATTTTGAAGTTGGATCTGGCACAACAAAAGCGGTTTTTTCATTTCGCTTGTTAAGAATCTTAGGCCAAAGAGAGATGCTTCCACCAGGAATAACTTCCTTAGTTACTTTGTCGGTTTGGTACTTGATAGGGTTCTTGATACCTGAGCTGACCATGCCTAGATTTTTGATGTTGTTGATGTCTTTGAACAAAAAGTTTGGCATTCCAAATGGACCTTTATTCTTGAAAACTTCAGCTGCAATAGAGAGCCAAATAGACTCAATAGCCTCTTTGATTTTCATATGATCAGGTTTTCCACGTTCGAGATTAAGGCAAATACCCCATTCAGGTACTTGTTTACCTCCTTTTTCTTTCATTTTCTTCATAAAATAGGTGACTTCAACTTTATCGAGTTCAAGAAGGAAGTCAATATATCGAGGATTGGATGGATCTCGATTAATGTTGTAAGACAAGGAAGCGCTCTTGAATTTGATACTATCAGTAGGAGACAATTGGACGGTCTTATCTTCAGGAGATCCTACTTTGATGTTAGCAACGCTAAGTTTGCTTACAGATTCAAATGTTTCTGCTGGTTTAGTTGGTTTAGTTGTTTGCATTGTTTTAGATGGTTTAGATGGTTTAGATGGTTTAAGATGGTTTAGAGAGTTTTTGTTTGAGTTATTCTGCTTTGGGCTGAACGATTGTTCAATCTATCAAAGAAAAAATAGCATTATCAAATTTTTCCAATTTTTTCCGACCTATTTACAATCTCCACCAAAATTTCAAACATTTTATTTATTATCTATTAAAAATATTTATTACCCTATTATACCTAACAATATCATTTTGTGGTTATGTATATATGATGAAAAATGTGTCTACTGAATGATCACAGTAGAATTTTTGAACAAATATAGTTTTTATTTTTTGGCTATCTGTTTTTTTGTTATTTGAGAGGACTATAGCAGCTCACTCATTCTTGGCATATCATTTCTTTGATAAATTCTTTGATATCTTGATCTAAATCTTCAGAGTATACCATCCTCCTATAGTTATATAAATCATCAATATTTATTGATCTCCAAGGATTCTCTTTATCATTAGTGTGAACTTTAAAATCATTCCGACTAAGGAAAATCAACAGAAGTAGTAAAATGCATGGCTTAATAAGCCATGACAAAAATGTATTTATACATTGATCTATATCTATAGGAGGCATTTTTATTCTAATCTTTTTTACCAAGATAACGATCTATCAAAGATAATGTTAAGCTCCTTTGTTCTATATAAATATCACAGTGAGATTGTTCTATATAAATATCACAGTGAGATTGTGATATTTAGGCGATGATATTTATTTATCCATTTCTTTTTCCCTCTGTTCGTTTAGAAGGGTTCCTATTGTTTTCGGTTTTTTGTAATTAAGTTCTGGACAGATCACATTAATCCACATTTTTTCATGATATTTAAGTGTTTCTGGTGTCTTAATCATTTTGAATTTATCTGGATAACACAAGTGACCAGCATGCCTTAATTCTCTAAATAGTCTATATTGGGTATTTAAGGAAGATTTTCTATTTCCTTTCTTTCTTAAATAAACCATTTGTGAACGATCATAGTTTTCCATAATAGTGTTCTCTAGATAACTAACATCTGGAAGTTTCCAACCCCAATACTGATGACATATCAACATCGCGTCCCCATAATATTTAGAATAACCTCTTATCTCTTTTAAAGCATTAAACATATTATCAATTTTGAGTTTGCCCTTAGTTTCACCATCTTTATTACATGGTAACTTTTTAATGTCTTCACCTATCATTTGTCCTCGAAGCTGGAAATATTTATCTAATTTTTCTTGAAGATCATCTGGTAGTTTACTACATGACTTACCTTGGTATTTCATTAAAGCTTTGTAGAAGTTATCCTTGTCACTATAGTTATTTCTATCTGAAGTATTGACACGACTACTATCTGAATGAAATGGTGATCTCTTTAACCTTATTATCTCTCCATTGCAATGAGGACAAACTTTTATCCCATCTTCCTCATCGGTAATATAATCATCTACAGCGGCACCACAATGAATACATTTTCCTTCTATGTCAAGAATTCTAAGAGCATTTACTTGAACATGACGTTTTGCAATACTAAGGTACTGTTGAACTAAAGCGAGACGATATTCTTTTTCATCACTAGTATTTCCAGATACAGCTTTATCTACAGTACTCAGAGATACCACTTCTGGTTCAGGACCTATTTTTGTGTATAGTTCTATCACTGGAGAAATCTCTTTTATATAGTTAAAATAGCTAGACTTTGATTTAAGACTTTGCAACTCCTCATATAAATATGTTAGTGTAGTTATAGAATCATTTCTAGCTACTATAGTCTGAGGACCTTTAATTTTTTCTTTTTCATGATTTATTTTCTCTTCCAACTCTAAAATTCTTGTGTCTGTGAAACAACCATGACTTAATTTTTTAACAATAGCATCATGGATTTCTAGTATATTCAAATCTGTAGTATAGGTTGCCGATATTCCAGTCTCTTCCCAATTAATTCGATAGTTATTCTTGTATTTTTTAGGTTTAGTAGTATTTTCATCAGTGCTATCGGCTTTACTCAGTTTAACAAGATCTTTATCGCCATCATCTATAAACGAAATTAAATTGGTCATAGTTTTCTCATGAACATCTTCACCATTTCCCATGCTAATCACATTTTTTGAAGATTTTTCAGTCCCCGAATTCTTACATAAAGACAAAGAGATGGATTGGATTGATAACAGTGACTTACTTGACGTATTTATTTCCTGACAATCTAATTTAGGAGTTTTTGTTACAGAATCCTGTTTAAGAGGCCTTTTTTGGATGGATATTGTCTTAGTTTTATGAGTTATATGATCAGAGAAGGACAAGTTATCTCCATATAAATCTTCATCAAACAAACCTATGTTGTTAGAACAGGTTTCTGGTTTGCGATATGATGTAGTTAAAGAATCTTTAACACCACTATGAGAACCTAAATTATTGATTGTTACAGAATTATTAAAATCTGTATTAGGTTTAATATCAACAGAAGTTTGTGCGTTTAGTACATTAAGTGGGTTAAAAAAGTCCATTAGATATATTTTCCTAGATTTAGCGCCTGTCTGTAGCAATCTCGATTTTGTCAATGGTCCTGATCTTTTATGGTAAAATTAAAGTCATGTATATTCAATGATTTTACCAAAACAAATAAACTTTTCGGGCAATATCCACTTCATAACTCTGAAAAGTTTGTTAGAATTTTTTTCAGACAAAAAGAACTGCCATGTTTCGAAGTAATCAAATTTCGAGTTTTCCCAACTATGAAGTAGTAGCACCTACAACTCGTTTGCAAGAACACAATCAAAATTCTTCATCTCTAAATCGTTTTAAAAATATATCTGGATCTCCTAGTTTCCATGGGGGTTCAACTCCAGTTATTCAAAGAAAGTATTTGATAATTAAAGAACTTGTAAATGGATGTCTGAGAGAATCTGGTTTCGATAAAGAAGAGACTAAATATGTTTCTAAATTAGCCTATGGTCTTAATTGGAATAAAGACGAACCTCCAACTCCAGTTAAAAATAGTGTCAGTAATTGGATGACTAGATTAGCTTTCGTCTTAGTTCATAGTTGGAGAAAGACAACTTCTGGTAAGTTTTCTTTAACCTATAACTTAGATCTGAAGTCAAGTGTCAAAAGAAAGAACACCAAAAGAATTGAAGATCTATGGATGTCAACAGGGCCAGAAAATTTATTTCCTGAAGTTTACAACAACAAAATGCTTAGTAAATCAGAGAAAAACTCTGTTCAAAATATCTATATCAGAGAATATACCGCAATTCTTAATGCGCTTAGAAAATTAACTGAAGAAAAAACTTTCAACAAATCAGACACACTATTCTCCGATTTCAAAGGAGCCTACGACACATGTTATCGAAAAATATCGGAGAATTCCGATAAACTAATTGATTCATTGACTACTAATGGAGTAGTATTTGTCCCAAATGGAAATATTGTTAAAAGTGGATCTTTAGTCGTCAATAATGTTAAAGCATATGAGTTCATGGATTTGATAACTATTCTCGCGAGACAAAAAATGTCTGGATGTTCTACCAACAAAGTAACTAATAATTTACTTCGGAGATACAACAAGGAAGTATCTATGATGATAATCTATTTAGATAAAATGCCAAAATAAATGACTTTGGGTTCTAGAGAAAGTCAGTAATGGTGTTAAATGTCGGCGAACTTTAGACTAATATCAAACAATCTTGAATTACCAATCAAAACGCGAGATTTTGGCAAAAGAAAATTACCGGTAAAAAAAGGTTATTTGGCATCTACACTAAATCAATGGACACTAAAATATTAGACCCAGTAGACAGCCGTCATTCCGAATCAGAAGATGATTCAGAAGACGATTCAGATTATGAAGATTACGAAGATGACTATAGACACAGAGATAGAAGAATGAAATGCCGTGGTTGTAGAAACCAAATAGATTGCAATTTAGATTGTTGTAGGTCGTCTAGAAGAGAGACATGTTTTGAAGATCTTAGTAAAAAGAAAAAGTCAGAGAAAAAATGTGATCATGACCAAGACAAAATAGATCAAATAAAGATATTCTATTTGATTGCAATAATTTTGTGGGTGATAATCATATTGTGGCTTCAACTTTATAAAACAGATTTAGTTGGATGGATATTCCTATTATTACCAGTAGCTGTTTACTTTGTTAATTTTAGTAATTTAGACCAATGTACTAAAGAGGTCGAAGAGAATATGTTTGATGGAAACTTCCTATCATTCGCCTTCTTAATATCTGTCATACTTATTAACTGGAACAAAACAGCAAATAAAGGAAAATACTTCCGTCTGTTAACCATTTCTCTTGTTATGATTATGCTTTCTCTAGTTGATCTTTGGGTCTCCAAAAAATCTCTGATTCTTACCAAACATATAAGATCGATTTTCCAAACGACAGCTTTGTTCTTGCTAGCATATACACTTTACACATACTACAAAGACTTTTGTTAAGCTATATCACATATATGTCTATCCAGACATATATATTTTTCAATCATCATTCTTGATTATTTTTACTGTTAGTTTCTTGTTTACAGATTTATATTCGGTTGAAAACAGCTGGCCAAGAGCTTGGTTTTCAGGATATAATTCATTAGGATCAAGTGTTGAAGTATTCTCTTCGAAAGGTTTAAATGTTCCTGATTGTTTAATATATTTCCATGTAGACTTTATACCCTCTATTGTATTGGTAGATGTTTGAAATATATCTGCCAGTTGAGTTGTACTTATTCCCTTTTCTATTCCGTTGATAACATATTCTTTGACTTTGTGGTTGAATCTTCCAATTAAAATTTCCTTTGTTTTGTCAACGTGAATTTTAACTGCGTCTTTTACCCTTTTAGCACATGTTCTGTGTGTATCCTGAGGTTGATACCCAGATGTGATTTCATGATTGTTATGAGCCCTAATATATTGTGATGGGTTCCTAGGTATTTTAGAACTCTTATTATTTGATCTATGTTTAGATTCATCTATCAAATTGTTGTAGAAATTCATCCCTATCTTATACCCTGAAACAAACATATCTATTTTATCGCTGTTTGGTATATTTAAACTGAGAGATCTGGGTTTGTCCAATAATTCAATATGCCTACAATTTTGACTACAGCTTCTCTTTGACATGGATCTTAATCTTCTGATAGACGAGTAAAGTACATTTGACAAATATCCTCCAATATTATCTCCATTTTGTGACTCTATATACATACCTAAAATGTTTGTCATACCGTCATCGTGATATTTTATTGGATACGGATCTGTTAGAGCTCCATCTATATAAGTATTTTGGTCATATACTAATTTATGAAATACCCCGGGAATATTAGAAGACAACATAACAGCCGTGACTACAGACATTTTTGGATAAGTAAATCTATTTATATAAACGGGTCCTCCTGGCACCTTAGTCGTAACAGCGCAAAAATCTTTACCTGTTAAAGCATAAAATTCTTCCATTGTTGGTATGTCAGACATTCTCTTCTTTATTAATTTTTTAAGTTGTTGTTCTAGTAATTTGTGGCTTAATAGTCCAGCCTTTTTAGTAATTTGTGAGGCATCTATTGATTCAATATTTGAGAATATACTTGATGTTTCAGCTGCGGCCTCAAATATAGATAAAATATTGTATCCGCATAATATTAAAAGAGATATAAGAGATCCTACAGAACATCCAACAAACTTGTCAACAGAATAAAGATAGTTTTTGGCTTCGAGTAACATCAAAAAACCTAAATAGTAAAATCCTTTTATTCCTCCTGGCCCTAAGACCAATACTTTAGGTTTCCATATGTTTGGAAAATTTTCAATTGATGAAGATAAATACTCTGGAGGTATTATCCAATCTACTCTTCTCCTAACTATTATTATATTAGATTGTTTGTTCCCATTTTCCACAGAATTCTGTGAAAACCCAGTTATAGTTGGTACATAATTAGGATGTGAAACCCTATCTCCATACGAAAATAAAATATCCGAACTAGGATTGATTCTTCTTTTTCTTTTCTTTAAATTCTTGTTTTCTGTTGTATCTGTGTCAGAATCACTGTCTGACACGATTTCCAAGCCACTTAAAAACATATTTTCATTCAATAGGGATAAGGGCCTCAACTTGTTTTCATCTGATGTTTTATGAGTTACTGAAGATGAAGTATCAGATGTACTATCATCAGATGTACTATCATCAGAACTTTTTAGTTCTACATTTGGAGACATCAGAACATCTGTTTCAATTGATTTTGAAGAGTCAGCAGCGATATTTTCATCCCCCTTTTGTGTATCTTTTTCATTATTTTCTATATTGCGATCACTAGGCGGAAAATCCATTTGCCAAGTATCCTAAAGATGTTTTTTGCATTTTCTGATTTGTTTAAGTAGTCTTAGCTGAAATTGGTATTATGAAGGTATGTTTATCGAAGAAAATTCTAATTGTTTAAAGAGCTTCTAAAAAGATAAACCCATTGGGAAAATAATTATGGATTCTTATTCTAGTTCAAAAAACGCTGTTCTAGCAATTATTACAGCAGGAGATTGTGGTCACTGCAAATTTTTCAAACAATCCGGTAACATTGAAAAAATCAAACAATCTCTATCAGGATCTGGTATCGATTGTGTTCATATTGAATTTTCTAAAATGTCTAGTTCTACACCTGATGGCTATCATCAAGGAATAAAATCATTTGTTGGCTGGTTCCCAAGTTTTGTGTTATTCAATAATACATTCTATAATAAGTCATCTGAATTGAAGGGTCTAAGATATAAAGCAAAACAAAAAGAATTTGTAAGAGGAGGGAAAACTATTAAAACATGGGTCCCAGCTTCCGGATTTAATCCTAATGATCATGGTGCAATTGTTGCTTGGACTAAAAAACAAGCTTCTGAAAATTCATTATTTAAAGGAAATTCCAATACTCTTATAATTAGTGAAGGCGATGGAAACAAATTTAAAGTGATCCCTGCTAATGGCAAACTTAATACAGTTTTTTCACATGAGAAATTGCCAGAATTTCCAGACCAATATGAATAACTTTCTATATTATAGTCTTGTGAAGGGGCATCTTTAAAAATAGTGTACAGAATAGCTACCCTGAATTTTTTCAATATCAAACCATAGTTTGATATTGCAGTTGATTTAAGAATTATTAACTTATTACTTAGTAATGGTGATAACATAGTTTACTATTACCCTGGTTAAAGTTTTATCAAAATTATCCAGAGAAAAAATAACACCCTTTCCTCCTGAACATACTTTTCCTTGACATGGTAATAGAATTTTAGTTCTTCTTGTTGAACTACTTCTAGACTTGAGAAGTTTGCCAGCTAAAACGACAGGATCATGATTTTTAATGGAGAAATGATTATAGTATATCAAAGCCAAAATTACCTCTAACTTATTCTTAGGAAGAAGATTGATAGTGGAAGAAACTTTTCGAATTTCGCTATCAGTTAAAGTTATGCCCTTATCAATAGAGAGTAACTTTTGATAAAGGTTTCCAATTACATCTGATTCTTTATTTAGGGAAAGTGTAATTGTCTTTGGAATACTGCTCATTTCTTGAAATATTGTCTGACCTTTTCATCTTACTTTTTACGAATTAAATCTGTTCACTTTTAGATTAACCAAGGGTAATTACTCGATCGTAATCTCCTTGATTGTCCATGTGATTGATAACCACTATAGTCTTACTACCACCTAATAATTGTTTAAGAGATACGAGACATTTTTCTCTAAGTTCATCATCTAGAGTTGACATAGTCTCATCGAGAAGAAGAACTCTTGATCGTGAAACAGAAGAAAGTGCTATCACAAATGCTAAAGAAGCTCTAGAGGCTTCTCCACCGCTAAGATCATTAACCCCATTATATTCTGCACCACGATATTTAACCGATATATTTACTTGAGGTTTAATTCTTTTACTGCTCTTTAATTGCTTGAAGAGTCTGAGCTGAATAGTTATGGGTTCTTCAAATATAGAGTCTAGAATCGCTGAAAGAGCAGCATTAATAGAATCCACAGTTATCTGTAATTGTTGACATTCTACTTTGACAGCTAATTCCTTAAGTTTAGACAGATGCTTCATCTTTTTCTGTTCTATGTTAAAGGTTTCGCTTTTCTTTACCAATTGATCTCTTTCAATAACCATTTGGTTCGCATATTTTCCATTATCTATTTGGTGAGTTAATGTATTTATATCTTTTTGGACTTGCTGATATTGAGATAGAGGTTCATCGCTAATTGTAATACTTTTAAGTTGAGACTCGGTATTGACAATATTTTTCAATATCATTGTTCTAGAATTATTTACTATGTTTATCTTAGAAAACTCATTATTATTAGAAAAAATGGCTTGTTGAGCCTTGGATATTTTCTCTTCCAATTGAATTATATTCTGATCATAGTTGGTTGTAGTAAGATCAATTGTTGGATTTTCGTTCTTCAACTGATCAAAGTTTTTCTGTAAATTTTCAACTACTAATTGTTTCTCTCGGTAATTAGACAATATTTGAAGAAAATCAGGATCCTGTTCTGATTGAGACATAACTTTTATTTTAGACAACACAGATATAGAGGTTTTTATCTGTTGGTGATTATAGCTGCTAACTTCCTCAATAAGTTTGTTAAAATCTTTAATTCCTTGATCTCCACCTAAAACCTTCTCCAATGTAGAGATGTTATTCAATATTTGCTGTCTGTATTTAACTCGTTGTTTCTTGTCATCTAATACTTTTAATTTGTTATTGATTAAAACTAATTCATTAGATGAAACAGGACTCTGTGACTCTAGTTTCAAAGTTCCACTGTGAAACCGGAGAGAGGCTTTACATTTAGGACAAGTTAATATATCCTGTGCATTCTTCGCCTGGATTAAATCCTGTTTTAGTTTATCTTCCTCTGATTGGTCGTGTGACTCTATAGGTATCGATTTAAGTTGTTCTATAAATGTTTTGTATTGGTTGTAGATTCCTAATGTATTTTGATATTTAGAGATCTTCTGTTGTTGAGCTTTAAGATTTAGTATTCTTTGTTCTATGCTTTCCTGACTATATAAAATCCCATAACTTTCGGCTACTTTCTTGTTTGATAAGTATTGACTTTGCTGAGTTCTAAACATGCTAATTTGATGAGAGTTGTATTTTCCCACAAGTTCTTTCCAGTTCATACTGGGATAACTACTGTTAATATTATGTTCGACAGTATGAAGAATTTTTTGTTGTGTTTCTAATTTTTGTTTGGCCATCATATACCTATCTTTTATCTTCAACAAACGATCTTGATTTTTCTTACTTTCCTTCAATGAGAATAATTCTTGGTTATTTTGTTTGATTTGCTTCTCCAATTGTGATATTTCATATTTCAATTGAGTTTCTCTATCTTGAGGAAAACTAGAAAGAGAACTTAACTGTAGTTGAAACCCTGAAAGGGATGACTTCAAAGTAGCTATTTTACCCTTGAGTAGTTGTTGTTCATTTACTTTATTGTTTAATATACTAAGTTCATTGTTCTTAGTAGTAAGTTGGGTTTGGGCTTCAATTAATTCAGCTTGTGTCATTGTTAAGCTAGATTTGTACGGCCTCTGTTTAATCTTACTTGAGTATATTCCATGAGCTATCAAATAGTTCTGCTCTAAAGTTTTTAATTTCTTTCCACAGCTGACCAGTTCTAAATCTATTACCTGAATATATTCTCCAGGTTTTTCATCATTGAATGACAAAATGTTTAGAAGATCCATCTTATCTGAATTAGATCCAGATAGCAATAGACATAATTCTCCTTGTCTAATATAGGAACTTGATAACCAAGATGATTTTTCCCCAAAATAGTGGTCTACAGTTTTAGCAGCAACATCACCTTGATATACCCTATTATCGATTTTAGTTGTGACCTTGAAAAGTCCAGGTCCTGCTTGTCTATATATTATTAAGTCGTTAAATTCCAAAGTCACCGAAACTCGACCCTTTTTTCTACCGTTTGTGTTGAGAAAACTATAAATTCCTCTAAGAGATCCATAAAGACACCAGTATATCGCATTCAATATTGTCGATTTACCAGCTCCAGAACGTCCTGATATTAAAGTCATTTCATTATCAGCGATCATAAAAACTTGATCGCTATACATTCTAAATCCGCTGATGGTTATCTTCATTTGTAAAGATGAAAGGTTGTTTTGTTTAAAAGGATCTTAATTCTAGAAATGTTTTTCATTGGAGAAATGGTTGGTGTCATCTTTCAATTTTCTTATTCGTATCCTGATCTTTCAATAAGAAAATTGAATGCCTAAAGGATAATAGATAAAATAGAAAAGATTGGGTGATGGATCGACTACTAAAAGCGAAGAAAAAAGTGGACACAACAGTTCATATTTGCAGTTTAAAGTCCGTAAAGACTCCTACAATCAACAAAATCAAAGGATTTATACTTCAAGACAAAGAAGTTGAAAGTTATCCATATGAAGGCACTGGTCTAAACACCAAGTATAAATATCCTCCTTCTTGGACAGATCCAAAAGATCCAAGTCTAACCAAGACTGACAAGGTGAAAAAGATAGTATTTAGGATTTTGTTCAATTATACAAAGGAAGCTTTTAAACCCCATGGACTCTCTAACAGAGAAGCATGTATTTTTCATATTTATTGGTCCAAAGGTGACGTAATTAGCACATTTCCCAAGCCATCTGATAGAACTTCACACCGAGTTATCCTACATTTTGGTTCTGAAGAAAAATACTCAGCCAAAGTTCCACTCCCTGAATTTCAGGTGAATGGTAAAAGTATTAGTAATATGCCAGCATCAGCAAGAAGAAGAATTAAAGCTAATACACCAAGTAATGTCTTCGATTTGAAATCTTGCGAAACCGCAATTTTAAGTAAACCTCTTGTTGGTGGAGTATTAACTGCTCAATCCAAGTTCTCTGTAAAAACTATCAGAAAGAAGAAGAGAGGAGGAAAAAAGAATAGAGGTAGAAGAAATAAAGCAAGTAAAATAATAACAGCTGCCGATATAGAAGATAAGTGGAAAGATTTTGATAGAATTACCATAATAGCCGATTTCCAAGCTCTTCATGGAGAAAAAATAGAGTTAAATCCTATGCCTACAAGTGCAGTAAAAATCAAATTAAAAGGAGGTCCTCCTAAAGATATGAATCAGATGGAAGGTTTTGTTAAAGACGTAGCCAAGGATGTTGTAAATACTAGTAAAGCTGATAGAAAACGTAAGGCCTATATAGAATCATTTAATAAACAGGATATTGTCAGTGATAACGTTGACGAAGATCTAGAAGATATTATTGACATGGTTGATGACACAGATACAAAAACGCCAACTAATGGCAAGAAAAACAAGAGAACCATTGAATTTGTTCCGTATGAAGCTACTAAAAATTCTGAAGAATCAGCAAATTCTGAAGAATCAACAGATCTTGTAGATATTAGTAATGGAGACGACTTATTAGAAGATAGTGATGGCTCTGATGAAGACTTAGATGATATAATTGGTCAGATAGAAGGCTAATTCAACTATAAAAATACATATCAATCAATTGATTGATATGTAGATTGGATATTAGCGTATTTAAGACTTACTCTAATATAGATACATTTTATACGTGAAGTTAGTGTTTAAAATATTTAGGAAGTCTGATTTCCTACAGCCAACTTATCACAAAAAATCCCTCCAAAACTATCACCGACGGCAGGTGATATCATCGAAAATAACCAAAAAGCAAATATCACTAATATAACTGTGAAAACTCCTAAAAAATAAGCCAAGTAAGGTGACATCTCAAATCGTTTTTGTAGATCCTACTTTTGTTTTGGTAGAATAAGTTTTCGTCTTACCTTAAGATTTTCTAATTTATATGAAGTGTAATTCTGTGCGCAGTTGAGATATGTAGCTCAAATAAACAACTTCTTTCTTATCAGAAGGTATGTCATTTATAACCCATTGATATAAGAAGTGATTCAAGAAAATGATTTGATAAATTAAGTTCTTGATTTGTTGACAATTGTTCATATTCTATTGACATTAGTTCATTTAATACATACAGAGAGATCAAATAATGGAGTTCACAGCCTCAAGTTCTCATGAAGAACCAGCTGAAAATGTTTCTAAACAAACCAGTATCAAAACAACCAAAACAACCAAAAAATCTGATTCTAATTCAGAAGAAACAACTAATAGTTGCGTCTACTTGATTCATTCTAACAGAGCACTTTCTGAATTAGAATCATTCATTACCAAAAAGTGCAGTTCTGTCAGAAATGAAGATCTTGGATTTATGCACATTGTTTGGGATGGCAATGAAGAGACTTGTAGAACTGTAGTCTTAATGAAGAAGAAAATTTACGACTCATTAGTAGAGCAAGGCTATGGAAAAAGAATAAAGACCCATAACTTTTATATTGTTCCATACATACTAGGAAAAAATAATTTCCCAAGATCAACACATGAATACAAATTTTTTATCCCTCTTCCTAGAGAACTTAGTGTTAAGGAATGTAGAGATCAGTTATCTAACACTTTTGTCATCATGACAGAATTTGGAATTTTACCTCAAGACAGTTATAACATTGATATACCCGTTCCATCTAGACAAGGAACAAAACATAAAGGACGATCTTATATCTCTTTTGATAAAAATGTTGTCCGTGAAGTAGATATTGTCTTCGCCAAGGTATTAATCGATGGATATTCTTGGTATCGTCAATCGAAAGATGATACTCAGACACAAAGACTTAAATGCAGATGGTACAAGAAGAATCAAAAATCAAGAAAGGGTTTTACAGTACCAGCTCTCAATAAAGTCAAAAATGGAGTTCATAAGGGAGAACAACATTCCGGGTATAAACAAAGAAATCCCAGATCTAAAACCCCCAAGAATTCCCTGGAATCCGTTAAAGAAGTCTCCGTTTCACAAAACAGAAGAAAATTTCATAATCCAACAACAAGGGATAAATATGCAATGAAACCTTTACCTGCTAGTGTACCACCATTTATAGATGGAATGCAGACATTTCTTCCTCTTCCAAATATTACGATAGTAACTACATCAGTAACAGAGGAACAGTCTCTACTGACCAAAAATTAGATACTGATGTAACTTCTGTGAAAGACCCGGGTGTAAACCCGCAATATTAATTATAATACAAAAAGACATATATCTCACTATGAGTGAGATATATTTGATATCAATATTAATATCGTGACAAAATTGACTATCTATTTTTTTCATAACGTTATGTATCCAACCGAGAGAATGGAAGGACCAACAACTTTTTTGATCAAACTAAACAACACCAAAGTAAAGGTGCATAACGACACAGTTGTTATGTTGTTTTTGAGTGTCTATCACCCCGAAGACGCTATTTTTTTCGACTATACAGGGGGCCCTGATTTCAGTGGGTTAAAAACATAATCAAGAAACGGTTGACATGATCATGAATCTGAATGGTGTTGATTTTAGTGCTGTGTGTCATATAGTGTGTGATGGATTCCCATTATGTTTGATTCACAGAGCAAAAAAGAACAAAGATGAAAAGACATTGAACATTCTCACCAAAAATTTCGAGAAACATGGACATGTTGGAAAGAAATCTATTTTTTCATCCCTAACACTTACCGAGATGAAAAAACAAATAATCGCAAGATTTACCCGATAAATACATTTAAAAACATAAAAAAACATATAAGAGCATAAGCTCATATATGTGTATAGAAAAAATAAATTAGTCGCTACCAAGCACTCTTAGTAAATCCATGTCACAATTTGGATATCCAGGGACTCCGTTTGGATCATGAAGAATATTGCAGTTACCTTTGCAGCGATTTACTCTAGTTCCTAATTGCGTGTCTTGTGGAAATACTAAGGCCTTAACATTGTTTAGTGTCATGGAATTACCTACAGAGTTTAAGACAGTTATGCTTTGTGAACTTGCGGTTTTAATAGTGATTCCTATTGTTCCCTCTAGGTCTACAAATCCACTTCCTGTACCATTTGGTAAAAAGGGTTGATCAACTGATACTATAAACTTTTGCGCTGATTTAGTACTTATACCAAATCCATTATAGGTCGAATAAGCTTGTCTCCATAACCCCACATCACCAGATGAATCAGGATTACTTTGTAAATCAGGGGATAAATTTTGTTTTATTTTTCCTACAGTAAGCCATCCTAGATAAGATCCATCAATCATTACCATAATTTGACATATTAAATTATTACCAGATACTTCCCTAGGTGCTAAAAGAAACATGACTGAACTATCATATTGTATTTGTTGGGGTGTACACTTCTTTCTTGTTATCTCATTCTTACCTACAAAATATAGAGGAACATCGTCTAAATTACTTTGAGGACTAGCTACTTGATCACTAAATTTAATTAGTTTTCCGTCATTTCTTGGCACTTGATATGCACTTAAAAAGAAATTTTCCTTTTCCAAGATCATCACCTTAGTTAATATCGGATCGAAATCTTTAATACCTATAGATTTAGTTATGGTGTCAAGTCTACATCCTCTTACACACTGTGGATTATTGGATTGAAGTACTTTTCCACATTTTAAGGGCATAAAATTGGTAGGTAAAGACCCATCTATTATTTGATTTGGTGTCACAATCATTTTGCTACATGTTGGTCTATCGAGAACTTCGCATTTCTTTAATACAGGATCATTAAAATCAGGAATAATTGCGAAGTTTCCTGTCTCTTCTGGAATTATACATCCCATTGTTTGACCTATATAACCTTCTTTAAGATCATTCCATGTATCGTCTTTGTTAATTACACAACTAGTTATAGGTGTAAGAAACTCATTAAATTCACAACTAGATACAGTATCTTCGGGGTTATCACCTATTGGTTTTGTTGGATCTCTATCGAATGGCTGGACTAATTGCCAGTCTCCACAGAGAGGATTGGAAAAATTTCCACAAAGTTCTTCAAATTCCACAGTATCACCGACGTTATAGACCTCAAGTTGTTGATAATTTCCATTAACACCTGTTGGTCCCATAATATTTCTTATTTCTAGAGAAGTACAGGCATTACTTCCTGTAGAATCATGGGCTACACATTTGAGCTTTTTTGTGGTAGTACCTCTACTGTCTGGAAGAACACATATATCAGAAGGAATATTTTCCCCATCGTCCTTTACTACACAAGGTTGATCAGGATCTGTCACATCTTGCCATACACTTTCTCTGCAAGATATATTACAAGATTCTTTGACGATAAGCAAGTCGTATATTTGATTACCATCTTTGTCAAGACATCCTTTTCCTGTTTCCTTGTTAGGTGTACAGACTTGAACTATAGTTCGTTCTCCTTCCTCTGTACATAATTCAGATGGTACCATACACGGACCAATTTTCGGCTCTGACAATGTTCCAAATCCACTTGAAGGTACAAAATACATCCAATTCCAAATAACCAATATCAATACAATAACCACTATAACAGCTAAAACCCAAGCTATAACTCTCATCGAGGTTTTCAATTAGTGTTTTTGTTTGGAAAAATTTCGAGTAACAAAAATGGACCACAAAATATTAGCCAAGTACTCAGATATTGAGGAAATAGGAAGAGGGAACTTTGGGGTTGTATATAAAGCCAAAAGTATTGAAACCGGTAAGTTTGTTGCAATTAAAGCTGTTGGTGTGGCCAAGATACGAGATAGTAAAAACGAGATAGAAGTTCTGAAAAAATTAGACAATAAACATGTTCTTAAATTATATGATGTCTTATATTCTCCGACAAAAACATATATAATAACAGAGCTAGTCTTTGGTGGAGAACTGTTCGATAGAATTGTGAAAAAGGGAAAATACTCTGAAGAAGACGCAAGAAAACTTATGTGGAATTTAGTAGAAGGACTAAAATATCTTCATGAAAATAATATAGTTCATAGAGATCTAAAGCCTGAAAATATTCTTATGGTGTCAACTGATAATGATTATGATATCAAAATAGCTGATTATGGAGTATCTTGTATTATAGGAGAAAAAAGATATTTAAAAGGTCTGGTCGGAACCCCTCATTATTTAGCTCCAGAGATTATCCTTCTTAACAGATATTCACCAAAAATATGTCTGCCTTCTAGAGATATATGGTCTTTGGGGGTAATTTTATATATTCTCTTATCTGGTTCTCCACCGTTTTATGAGGGTAAAGGTAGACCTGATATATATACTCAAGTAATGGAGGGAAAATATAGTTTTCCTCGAATGTTATTTAGAAATGTGTCTATGGCAGCTAAAGATCTAATTAAGAAAATGTTAGATGTTAATCCAATCACTCGTATAACTCTAGAAGGTATTATGAAGGATCCATGGATGAACATAGGAAGAACCCCTGTTCAAGAAATTAAACTTCCTACAATGAAGGCACCTCTAGTTTTGAATACGTTACCTCCTGCGATATTTAGTCCGATAATATCCAGCCCTGTTAGAGGTTTCAAAAAACCTAACATTACAACAGATAACTTGTCTCCTAGGTATGTTTACATTATTGATACTATTAATCGAAAAAGATATTACAAGGAAACAAATGGAAAACGTGTTCCAGTGGCATCCAAGAATATTCCTGTTGGAGTAATACCAATTAAGGTTAACAAGAGATAAATCTTTAGAGATTTATATTGCACATCTAAGAGAACCTTAGATATATTGCACATCAAAGAGTGCCTTTGATGTGTGTTTTTATTGATTTAATTAAAGAGTCTATTGATATTTAGGTTTTGATTGGATCTACTGCCCCTGGGATACTTGGTAGGATAGATCCAACAGGAGAAGCTACTTTTAAGCTAAAACCTTGTTGTTTGGCTTTAATCTTTTCATCTGCATTCAACGGACGATCTTTAAATGTCGTTCCATTTCTTTCCCGTTTCGCGACGGCAAAAACAACACCATTCTTTGTGCCTTGTTCAACCACTAATCCATCTGATGTAACTAAATTTCCATCTGTGTCTTGATTGACTTGGATTTGTGTAGATTCACTTGCAGCTGGAGGAGGTGCAGAGTTAACTGTGGAAGCTGGCATTGGGGCAGAAGGTTGACTCGATACAGAAGCCGCGCCTCCATTTTCTGCAATCCACTTTCTCCATTGCTTTTTACCGGCTGGTGTCTTGGAATGAGTGTTACACATTTGTACATCATTTCCTAAAACACATTTACTAGTGCAACGTTGGTTTTTCTTGTCACCACGAGTATATCTGTATAGACATTGTCGACCGTCAGTCTTTCGTCTCTTTCCACTTACTCGTGCAGCTTTAGGAGCACTCCCTGTTCCATTCAAAATAGTAGGAAGTCCTGTTGGCATTCCATTAGGAAGAGATACATTTGAAGGTTGTAGTTTCAAAACTGACCTAAACGTCTTAACAGTATAAGGTCCGGGGGTTTTATTGCAAAATTCAACCAATTTCGGAAGAAATACTTCTGAAATAGCATTAGTGACAACCTCTGAAATTTTCTTTAACACCGTGTTATCATTTTTTGATGTTGACGTTGTTGTAGAAATTGGAGAGGTTTTGCCAAGAGGCTCTGAAGTAGAAACTGTAGGTAATACTGGTAATGTTGTGCTATCCATATTTTCCGGCTTATGTAGGGGGAGTAATGTGATTTTCGTTTAAACGAAAAAAGAAATATCCTTTTCAAATTGCTACCACCCTATAATAGAGAAAGAAATTATTATCATTTAAGAAACACGGGGATTAAGTTTTTTTCCAATTATTTTCTTCATTTTTAGAGCTAAAAATTAGCTCTTCATATCAAAATTATCTATTCTTTACTTATAGGTTAGGAAGCAATATTCATATATGAATAAGTTATGATATAATATGTTATTATTCAAAGATAACTCTAACAACTATTAGGACCAGAATAGCAAATAACAATATACCAAACATAGTCAAAGTAGGAGAGTAAAACCATCTATTTTTCTTAGAACCACAATTGACAGAACAACCGGAATTATTTGTTAAACTAGGAGAATAAGTAAAATCACACAAAAAGGGCCCCAACAATACAATCAGAATATATATAACTAATACACACAAAGTGATTACGATAGCTAGCCACCATTTTTCCGAATCTGAGAGTTCTCTCGGATCCTTGTCGTGATCTAAGTAGATCCTTTTTTGACTTTTTTCCAACATTAGTTCTTTTCTGTTTAAAGAAAAAGTGTTTTTCTGTGAGAAATATCGGAACTTAGTTTCGATATTTATAAGAATGGTGTTAAGTTATTCTATTAGAGTCTTTGTTAGCTTATGCATGATTGTCTCTAAAAGCCAAACAGACTCAGGATGGACACGATTAAAAATATCGGTCATCTGAATTCTTAGTTGAAAGAGCATCTTAGTCAGTTGAGATGTCTTCTCTATAGAAACATCTAACATCTCCCTCAAAATTACACCAAAGTCAAGAAAATTAGGAAGCTGATCCTCGCTAAACCATCTATTTGATATAACGGTTGGAATATTAAGTTTATTCATCTCTTCCTCTATTATAGTCTCTTTAATACCGAAAGCATTAACATCAATTTGATATTTCATTTTGGATGAAGTGACCATTGCACTTGGTTTCATAATTATTGAATTTTCCTTGAACTCTTTAACACCAATACTCATTCTAAATGTCAATAACTTTCTAATAGACTTAATTACATCAGGAGGTATCGTAGTACTTTCCCTATATTCCTTTAATGTTATAATGTTTTTATTTTGATGTCTATAGAAAGGAAGTCTCACCAGAATATATTTAGTTTTTCCTCTAAGAACCCAATTAGTACCTAATTTACCAAAACCAAATATAGATTTAAGTTCATCTATTATACACTGATCAACTCTACCATTTGTTGATTTTCTAATAAGACACCATTTTTTAACAGTCTGTAATTTACCATTATTAGGATTGATTCTTGGGAACTTTATAAGCCAACAAGTACCATGTAAAGTTTTCCCTGTTTTTTCTATATTTTTAAATGTTAAAGTTCCAATATACCTACCATCCCAAGTAGGAAACCTTAAAATATCATTTTTCTTGAATGTTGGGAGATCTCCTTTGATAATAGTTTTTAAATCATTGGTTAGGGGCATCTTAGTATGTGAAACATCGGTACAAAAAATTTTGTTGGTTTCACGAACATAATTCATTTTTGGTAATGATATTGGATTGTCTAAAGTAGGCAATGGTAAATATTTACCATTGCCTACTTTAGGTAAGCTGAATATAGGCCTTTGTGTTAGATTATTTGCTGGATGTTCTCCGATAGATCCAGTATATCTCTTTATATAAGAAGTATTTTTTATTACTGTTGTTTCTTTGACAATTATTACTTCGCAATCCCCTTTATGATTATTATACATGTTATTCTGACCAATCGAATTCTTATAGTGTGTTTGTCTTCCAACTTTATGTTTTTTGTTGTCAACTTTATGGTTTGAAGTGACAGAACATTTATTAACAAAACTGTTAAGAATAGGTAGGCTGTAAAAAGGTCTATTTGTCATTGTTAAGCTGTTCATATCAGCTTTATCTTCTGACAAGTCCATACAACAGATATTTATTATTAGCGAAATAGAAGAAAGGTTTTCAATCATTTTCAGAGCCAAATAGATCTTATTTGAAATACTTTCTTGGTCTGTTAGGTACGGACCCTAATGCATTGAAACTATAGTTGACAACCCAAGTGTAGATAATTGATCATAAATTGTCTGATAACATCACATATCAAAAATTTAGGTAAACAAAGACAACCTATTAGGATGAATACGAAAAATATAGTAAAGAGATTTGATAGACTTCAGACATATGGATTCCTGAGAAATTTAGAAATAAAGAAGATGCAGGAAAATTTTGTCATTGATAAAGTCAAAAATATTAACTTTACCGGAAGATCCATAGAAAGAGCAGGTGTTATAATATATTGTGTAAAATCTGGAAAGATTACCTTTGTAATGGGAGAGGACGAATATAGTAGTGAATTAACTGACTTTGGTGGTCATACCAAGACTAGGGATAAAACTCCAATCATTACAGCGCTTAGAGAATTTAAAGAAGAGACATTAGGGGTGTTCGGTAATTTTGAGTCTAAGGATGTTGAAGAGATGATTGCCATCTGTTCAAATAAAATGCTTATTATCTTCGTGAAGATGGAGATCGATATTAAAATATATGCTGATAAATTTCGCCAGAATGTGAAGCGCAAAAAAAGAAAAGATATAGAAATATTGGATCTAGTTGAAATGTCTGGAAGAGAATGGATAGTCAAAATATTCAAGAAATTGGCAACAAATACAGATGCATCTCCAGATACTCACACAACGAGATATACTAAACGAGGTAAAAGAGGAATAGCTAAAAAGAACCCAATCTATGACCTTGTAAGTGATTTTATTAAGGAATCAATGACAACAACTAGGATCAATATATTCGACATGCTCTAAATGAATTTGAACTCGCACAAATTGATAGAATAATTAATCTGATTGTGGTTCTTTGACAACATTTCCTTTTTGGTAATCTACGTCTCTATGAATATAACACAACCATTGATAGTTCCAATTTTAGGAGCCCCTGTTATTCCACCAGTTGAGTCTCTGAACACAAAATTGCTAAAAATCAAAGATGTAGCTGGTACTGGTACTGGAATATTATTTACCAGACAACAAGCAATTTCTCTTGTCTCACTTAAACTTGGAGAGAAACCAATGTTATCTGATGAAAATACAGGTTTTACTTTGTTTGTCATTCGTTCTGTCAGAAAATATGGCTATGAAAGCACATTTAAGTATTTATCAACACAGCAAAAATCAGGGTCCCATCAAGAAATTGTTACTAACTCTCTTCTGCTCAAAGAAGATACCAGAAAGGTTGAAGAGGAAATAATGTCATTTAATGAGAAGGTCATTTCTGCCGAGGGTATCTACACTTGTCGTAAATGTGGGTCTAAAAAGACTATTTCTGCTGAAAAACAGGTAAGGAGTGCAGACGAAGCAGCTACTGTAACAATTACCTGTGTTGACTGTAGAAAGCAATGGAAAGAATAAACATCCTTAAAACTCAGCTCCTAAAGTGTTCGGGCGGTAAAGACTGTTTACACAATATTTCAGCAAAAGCTGAGATATTGAAATTTATATTTAGGTTTTAGTGGCTTCGCCTTGTTGGAGTTTTGATACAGCAGCATAAACTTTTTGATGATCTTCTGCAGAATATATTACTGGTTTACCATTAGGTAGTTTGACTATAAAACATGGGACTTCTGTTACTCTTACTCCCATTTCATTGTTGACTAACCAATTTTTTATTTTTTCATTTTTAATCCTCATAGGGGTGATTAGAAGATTTTTCTCTGTAATTTCACCAAGAATTTTTTTGGTGGTCGGGTTTTTTTGACTAGCGTATATGAATAGAAATACTACTGTTCCGGAGGAACTAGTTGATGTTTTCGACATTTGTATGTTTATTTTTCTTCTTTCTCTTTTTCTTAAAGACTCTTTCCCTAAAAGTTTTAAAGAAAACTACAAATACTTTATATAGGAATTTAGGTGAACTTTCTTGCAAGAAATGAGGTTATAGCTTTTACTCTCAACTTAAGGTCGTCATCGGTTTTAGATCCTTTGATGATAGATAAAATTATCTTCCTATTGTTAGATAATATTCCTATCAATTGAACATATTTAACTTCTCTGCCTTTTTCTTTGACGATGTCATTCTTTGGGAAATATATTCCAGTTATACCAAGAGATTTAGTTTTTTCATTTAAAGAAGCGAGATATGGAGCCATTTCAGGTCTTTGAAAATCAATATGATTTTTTATTTGGTTAGCGATAGTCCAATCAACACCTAAAGATTTCAAAGTTTTCAATGCTTGGTCATAAGCATTAATGGTAGCTGCTTTCTTACCTGATATTGATCGCCCTAATATTTTTCCTTGTGGTAAAGATGTCAAGGATGTACTTCTAGCTTTAAACCAAGCTATGGCCTCGGGAGTAAGAAAAACAGTAACTTTGAAATTTTCTTGATCAACTTTTTCACTGGTTTGAGGAGGTTTCGCCCCTTTCTCAATCCAACCTAGTTTCTCGAAAATTTCCTTGACTTGAGTTTTAGGCATTCCTAGGAACAGACTAAAATCTGCTTTCACTCTGTTAAATAGATTAACTATCATATTGTAACAGTATATAGATCCTAGTCCTTCCTGAATGTATTCGTCCGCAATTTTGGTTAATGCCCCAAATAGAGATTCCATAAGATCCTCCTGTATGTTGATGTTATCATCTTCCCTTCTTCTAACCCAAGCAGAAAGTCCTAATTCTAATGAAATTTGAGAGAGTCTCACCTTATCAAGAAAGTGAGACTTAAAAGTACTAAGTTGAGATTGATTTATTCCTTTGAATCGCTTGATAAGGTATTTAGCCAAACAAGCAGCCATAGATTGATCCCCCAAATATTCCAGTACTTCATAATTAGAGTCAGTATTTGGATTAAACGAACTATGAGTAAAAGCGATAACCCAAATTTTCATCGGTTCTGATTCTACCAATTTAATCCTTTTTGTAGAATCCGATTCAGCCAGAGGTAAGATCTTGTTATAAAGATAGTCCTGCAATTGCTGTGCCCAAGACAAAGTATTGGTGTCATAGAATTTGTTTGAATTAGTAGTAACGTCCATATCTGTACTTGTATCTGAATAATATGCGAAACAGTATTTGTATATAGATGCTCAAAAGGGAATTTTCTTTTCAATTTTCGGATAAAATAATTCGTTGTCTTACCTTGAAATAACAACTAAGATGTTTCAACCCCGTGATTTACTAACATATTTGTAACCTTTCTTGAAAAAGAATTGGGTAAATTCTATCAGACATGTCATATACTGATAAAATCACACTGCCAGACATCCCTATAATACCGGGAGTCATAGGAATAAACCAAAATAATACTAATATGGGATTTAGTGATCATATATTGGCTTCTCCGACCCAACAGACACATCAACCCAATTTAGCTTTTAATTTAAGTAACTTACCTCCTTTGCCAAAGGTTGTCTACAAGGATTCATTAACAGATTTACATTCTCAATATTTATCATCTCCTGATAGTCCAGTATCTATAAGTAGTCAAGACTCTATAGGATCATATCAGATTCTGTCTCCCTTAGGAATTGAATCCTTTAATGAACAGTCTATGTCCCCGCCTTCGGTTTTTTCAACATCTCCCTCTTCAACAGAGATAGCAAAACATCTAATTCCTTTAGATCAATATGTAGAGACAACACCAGTTCCTAAGATGTTTTCATTTTTAAGTAATTTACCCACTATTGCTGTAGTTAAGCCAATTAAGACTATCACCAAGACTAAAAAAAGAAAAATTAAAGTGATACCAGTTGGTTTACCGTTAGAAGGGAAAGATGTTGGTTTAGTTTTAAATGAAGTTATAGAAAATTTGCCTCGGACTAAATTGATTAACAAAGATGCTTGGTATCAAAAATCCAACAACCTTAAAAAGAATCCGCAAACAGCCTTTTTAGCCAGAGTCGAAAAAGAGATGGAACCAATAGCAACGCCGAGTCAACCACTTATAACACAGGGTGTACCCACAGCCACAGCCACAATACCTACATTTATGACCTTACCAATGATAACTCCTATTGCACCTACTTTTCCTACACGTACATATATGAAACAACCACCACTAGTTTTACCAACAACTAAAGATCCAATAGTTCCAACAGGAACACAACAAGGTATATTACCATTGGCAATTCTGTCACCGATAATTACAGTAACTCAGCAAAAGAAACCTTTGACACTTAATATCATTAAACCACCTACAATAGTACCTACTCAAAAATTTCCTATTCAACCAGGCACTAAAGGTCTTATATTGGTATCCCCGAAGAAACGAGTTGAACCATTAACACAAGGAATGTCTCCTTTACCAGGAAGTCCTATAATTGGTACACAGGTTACAGCTGTTTCTCAACCAGGGTATTCTACTGTCCCTGTTTTTCTAAACGAACAAACAGCAAAAGTTATTCTTCCTAATATTGAAACATTAGTTCAAAATGTGCCTTTAGGTATTCCTAATATTACAACAACTCAAATAATTCCAGGGCAACAAGCAGCTGCTATCGGAATTGGGCAAATTAAAATAGGAGGTTTACATTTAGATCTTAGTCGAATAAAATCAGGTAAAAAGACAAGAAAAGATAATAGTTATAGAATTCCAGAATTGAAAAGCCTTGCAAAAGCTCTAGGACTCAGAGTAAGTTTCAGCAAGAAAGATTTAGTAGCTAATATCAAGAATGAACTCTCTAGAAGAGGTGTCGATGTTAGTCAGATTACCTAACTATAATATATTTAAGTCCACAGATATCTGGCTAAATGTATGTTAAATATCTCACATAATGTGAGATATTTATGTTTTTGTATTTTATCTACAATGTTTATGTTTATGTTGTGTTGGTTACCATATATTGGCTACCTTTGAAGGATCAAAGTTTGGAATAGTTACACCAAAGAATGTTGTTAAATATCTATTTCCAGTGCCAACGAATCTAGAAGAGGCTTGACGGATACATTTTTTCCCTGCTTTAACTCTGTCTATCATTAGACCTATCTTTGTTTTCTCGAGTTTGAATTCTTGGTTTCTGAATAGGACAATACTTAAATTTTTGACAAAGATCTGAGTCGGCTTTGACATTTTACCAAATACATCTTCTAGTCTAATATATGCTTGAGTAACATTTAGTGTGGGATCGATCTTTACAGTAGTTTCTGCTACTCCATGAGGATATTTATTACCTGGACCCTTCCAACGTCTCATATACATTCCTGCTTCAAATAATTTTAATAACCATTCTTTGATTAATTGTTTCTCTTTGTTAGGGAATGTTCCAAACTTGACAATGATTTTTCTTTCTTCCTCTCCAGTTTTTATTTTAGCTTTGAGACCTTCTTCAATCACAGTTATAAGTGTTGGAAGTTCTTCAGAACTAGATATATAGATTCCTGCTAATTTTTTCAAATCATTGATGTCTGTTATTGGATGATCTCCTTGTCCAAAGCAACGACTAAAATCGAAAGTAAATCCCATAGCTGCTAATTGTATTGGTGAAGGAATATTCACTTTAGTAACTGCTGGTGTTTCAATTACTTTGGTAGTAGTTGTTGCTGTTGGACCTTCCTGGGTTTGTGCTGCAATATTGGCGTTCCTGGCTTCTTCTAACGATAACAAGGTAGCCATAAGTTCTTCGTCATCATTTACTACTTCAAATTCTAGACCGACGACTCCATGGATTCTAATGTGATCGATGATATTATTAAGCTCTTCCGGAGTAATATCTAAAGTTGCTTCATTCTCCAAAACATTTCTAATCTCGTTTAGATAAGTAGTCTCATCTGTCAAGTAATTAGTACCAATTTGAGTAGTTTCTACCTGTACAGGGAGAGTGGTTGGGTTCTTCTTGAAATACTCTAGAAGGTTTTGAATTTTGGTTCCTTTAGGATCCACCCAAGTAAAAGAATAGTTGAGTTCTTCTGGAGTCATGTACCAATTTCTTGATTTTTCCGTCTTTCCTAAAGATTTTGACGGACCAATAATAGTTCCATATCCAAACACAAAGGTTTTGGGATCTAGAGAATCTTCTAGTAACAAAGGAGTATTTTTCTCTTCTTCCTTAATAATTGTCCTAACAAGAGGAACAAAGAATCTAGGAGAATACTGACCAGTAAATAGTTTAGAAATCAAATCTATTCTTGATGAGTAAGGAATATACGTATTGAAGAAACCAAATAGTTCATAGTCTGTCATTGCATTCATTGCCATTAGACTAAGTTTTCCTTTATTTGATCTAACTAATGTTGGATCCCTATTAATAGTTCTCTGATAATGATTTAAGGTATTCAAGTAGTAATCATTCTTGTCTTCTCCTGGAGGAGAAATCATCCCCACCGATTTCATGAGAACCTTGATGTTTTTTCTACCATAGTCAATGATGAGTTGTTCAAGGGGAGTTTTTTCTTTGTATAGAAGTTTATCTACATTGTGACAAAGGTGAAGAGTACATATCATTCCTAACTGGATTTCATTCAGTCTATAAAATTCAGACATTCTCTGTCTTGCCTGATGGAGTCTTTTTGAAATCATACGAGGATAGCTTCCCCGACTTAATAAATATACCAGTTGAGGTTTATTCATGATTAGAACCCCTAAGTCTCCTTTTGTGTAATGATAAGCCATCTTTTTTAACGTATCAAAATTGCACTCCAACAACTGTCTGTATACATCAGACGGTATAATTGGTATGTTGTTAGCTATCTCATTGGTCATTCTTTTTAATACAGACATTTGAGCCCTTCTTCTAGAGTGCGTTTGTGTTGTTCCAAACCCCGAATAACTTCTATTTATTGCGTTCTTGTCAAGATCTGATATTTCCACGGTCTTACCACTGTAGGCCACTTGAAATAGTTCGTCAATAGAATAGATTTTGACCGGACCTTCATTATTTCTTCTTGAATACTTTGTTGGGACTGGTGAGTTATTAACTCGGTGAGTCTTTGCACATGCTAAGTAAATTAGAACTCTCGTAAAAATTCCGGCATCATTATTTGAGATTGAATATTTTTCAATATGTCTCATATCGATGCCACAGTAAGCAGCAATTAAAGTAAGACGAGTTCTCTTCTTAACTTTGTTTATCTTTGTTTTCTTATTAACTATGGGTTCTTGATTTTCTATAGTAGGTATTGGGGACCCAAGCATTGGTATTTCAACTGCTGACATAAATGGTGATAAAACTGGTGATACAACAGGGCTTTCTCTAATATCTTCTGTTTCTTCAGTTTCTTCTTCGGTGAAGATTGTCCAGAAAAATTTCTCTAACTCTTTTAGTAGAACAGGACTCTTCAGATAAGAGATATTTTCTTTGATCAAGAGTTTTGGATGCAACAAATCTTTTGGATCTGTGTTCTTGTTGATTCTTTTAACTAACTCCTTGATATTAGGCGCATATTCAGCTTCTTGTTTACCAGGGTTTTTATTTGCTATATTAAGTGTAATTACATTAGGCAATTGAAAAATTGGTCTTGTTATCGGATTTTTAGGAGAAATTTTAACTTTGTTTGCCAAGATAGCCAATTGAGGCACTTTAACATAACTAGCAAAATCACTAGGTTTAGGCCACAACATTATATCGTTTTGTTCACCAGTATGATTATCGACGTGGAATTGTTCTGGAATAAAGTTAAAATAAGAATTAAGTACTGTTCTGACTCCTTCTTCAGTAAGGTATTTATCAGGAATTAATCCATTATGGGGGAAGTCTGGAATAAGAATCTCATCGAAATTCCTGTCCCCAAGACTGGGAAAAGAAATTTTTCTAGCAGTGTAATCTTTGGCCATTAAATAATCAAACTCTAAAATGCTAGATGTCAAGGTAAAAAGATCACAGTTATAAGCTCTGCAAAGATTTTTCTTCACATCTGATTTGAAACCAACTATGCTAGAAAAGATTTCTCCTGTTAATCTGGTATAATCATCTTCCGATATAATTCTTCCTCTCAGATAACCTGCATATTTAACAATACCGGAAATTCGTGAAGAAAAAGTTGGTTTTGAAACACCACAAATTTTGAGTGATATCTTGAGCTCATCAACTCCGATATTAATTAAGTTATAGAGAGGGACAACAAGAGTGTTTCTAGATTGCTTCAACTGTCTACTCATAGACATAAGTACTATCTCATCCCTAGGAATAGAAAGACTTAAATCCTGAACTAATATATTTTCTTTTTCTTTTTCGTTCTTAGTCCAATCACCATGATTAAAGATAATAGTGAATAAAGGATTATTAATACAATCCTTATATTTCGGCAACAAATTGAATGGAGGATTAGCCAATAACTTATAACAAGTAGGTCTAAGATCGGTTGTGACAACTTTTTTATTATAAAACTCAAGTAATCGCTTGTCGAAATAATTTGTGCTGCCCTGCAAGAACCGAAAAATTAAATTACCAATAAAAGGAACAGTCTTCTTCATGCAACATCTTTCAAATATTTTTTGAATTATCACCATAGGTAAAGGTAACCATTTGTTGTTTGGAGAATGCGTCATCTCCGTATATGATTTCATGATTTTAATGATTAGTATTTCCTTAGTCGCAGCTTTGTAAGTAAAACCCCAGATACAGACAAGAGCTCTTAAATCTTGGGTTCTCATATGAACAAAGTCCTCCCCAGTAACATATACTCCAAAATAATCTGTGACGATTTGAGGTGCCATATCAACAGCAAAATAGTGTTCTTCATATTCGTTCGTTCTATTAATAGAAGGAGCATTCTTGTAATCTTTTGGTGAAAGCAAATGAGGAAAAAGATTTACACTTGTTATCTTTTTTATCACTTTCTCGACACTAAGCTTTATGGTCTTGGCTTGCTCATATGTAATAGTTTGATCAGGAGACTTAATTTTGATGCCATTCCCTGTACACCGACATATATCTTGGATATACTTCGTAAATGTCATGGCGAAATTCTTTCTCTCTGTCAAAATGTTTTCATGTTCTTTAACGTTAAGGACTAATATTTTTTCCATATTTAATCGAAAATTTCTAGTTTTCTTGTCTCATATTTCAGAGTGGTCCTTCATCATTTTCAGAGTTTATATGAGTTCCTAATAAATATAAAATGATCTATAATAACCTATAACATAGAATTACGAAATAATTAACATTAACTGTTTAATTCTACAATTAAACACATCTTTACTGTGATTACAGTGAAAATGTTATATTTTTATTGAGACAAAATATTCCATAAGAGATAAGCTTTGACCAAATCAACTGGTCTTGATGCCTCTGGATTAGGATATTTTATATTTGATTTAGTAAATACGAGATTTCGTGGGACAGCCATTTTAACATTAACCCAATGTATGATGTTTTCGGCCATCTCCTTTTGTCTCTTGATTGATCTATCATTTTGCATCTTAAACCACTTTTGGAAGACTGGATGAACATTCTTCAAGATGCCGAACAAATATACATCTTTAATATTTGGTTGATTGTAGGCGTTATTAACAGTGTTAAGGAGAATAATGGCATCTCTAGCAACGTCTGACCCCCTAAACCCTTTACATGTAAGATAACGTTCTGAGTTTGCGGGTCTAGATGAAATTGGTTTGAAAACCCAAGTTTGTTCGAACATTAAAGAACAAATATAAATAAGATGATACATTGGCTTAGTCACAGTGTCAAAAAGTTTACATATAAAATTTCCTCCCTTCTTCAACACCAAAAGAGCCACTAGTATTTCTGTTAGGATCAACCTAGTACTTAGAGTCTCTTGTTTTTCTTCACGACCAGTGACACTTATACCTCCATCGGATACAACAAGATCTATCTTGGTAGGTTCTTTAGCTAATACCTCGCTGGCAAAAGCCACAGAATTAGTATAAAGATTTCCAGTATTATCTCCTTGGTATTTAGGGTCACCCCATATGATATAAAATGTTTCCATATCAATATACTTACCAGAAATACCATAGTCCCATTTAAAACTGGGGTCTGTTGATCTGAGAGATATTCCATACCCTCGAGACTTGGGATATCTTTTCTGCAAATATTCAGTAAAAGCACCAGGAGCACCAGCTAAATCACAATATGTCTTCTGTTCATCAAATGACGTTTTGAGAACAGGTCTGTTTAAAATAGAAGGCGAGTTTGAATAAGAGTCGACAAATCCTGAAAAATTAAGAATACCATCTGTGTTGGCAATTTTGACACCTGCTCTATTCATGAATTCTGCCTTACCTATATTCTCGTAAGGATTGGTGGAATTTCTTGCTGTTGTGAATGTTTCCCTGTCTAACTTTGAAAAATTATTTTTAGTAGTTATCATCTTCTGATATTCTTTAATATCAACAATTGTTGCATCGACTGGAACTACGTCACTTCCAGATACTTGAATTTCAGGGTCTATCTTAGGAATAGGTAATTTAAGGTTGTTCCATGAAAAACTTTCGTCCTTGACAATTTTGGCAATTTTTGTTGGACTAAGTTGTACTCCTGTAGGTGGAGTACTAAAAGAACTGTCTATTCTGATAAGTAGTTTTGTGGGATCCATCCTTTTTATCTTGATAGATTTGTATTCTTTTGAGAAAATGATATGGTTTGAAGTTATAACCAAAAATCGTTTTAGATCCTCAATATTTTCCCTCGAATACCAACTAGATAATATGTGTAGTGAGGTATCTCGAATGATTCAAGAGATATCTTTGTGATCTAATGTCTAGTCACAAAATTATCTTATGTAAAGAACATCTATCCTCCGCACTCTTAGGTTTAATATATTGTAACAAATTTATACATAATCAGGTTGTCGATTTTACACAGAAACAGTCATTTCTTACAATGATGATCCGGAAAATGATAAAGATAAAATAGCAAAATAGAAAGATCATAAGAAACAAAAACGCCAGACATATAGAGGCATCACAATGACATTAACACAAATAAAATTTCAAAAAACAACAACCCAAAAACATATATATAATAACGAAATACGGAGTATAACTTGTCCGTTGTATGGATCTTTATTGTTAAAGATACCATCTTTATCTCTTAATGGAGATCAGATAAGAAAAGATCCTGTAAAACATATCTCTTCACTAAGTCATGCTATCAAAATGAGAAACAGATGTAGTGAAACTCCACCTCTTTATAACAGACCTATATTATCAGTGGTTTCTAGGTGCTATAGTAAAACTAGAGGAAATAATGCCGGAATTGTCCACGCAGTGGATCTCCATCAAGTCAATAATATTAGTGAAGATAACATTTCGTATAATCCTGGTAAATCTCCAATTTATTTACAACTACAACATAACGGTAACTGGTTCAGAAAGGATTCAAAAAGAGAAAATCAATTCTTTTGGGTAGATAGTATGCTTGATATCGAAAGAATACTAAAGGAAAACAATTTGGTACTAGATAATATTCATATCACTTATACTAGAACCAAGGTACCTAAAAGTTTACCAACAGTAGATAAACCTACCTCTTTATCTGAAATGTTGTCAAAAAACACAAAGAACTCTCGTGTTAGAGAACAACCAAAACCATGTATATATAATACCAAAAGAATAAGTGTAGACGAAGAAAGAAAGAAATATACTGTTCCTATTATAACTATACCGACTAAAATAGGAATTTCAAATTTTTCTACTACAGATAGTCAAAACACAAGCAGCTCATTACCTAACATGTTTCAGAATAACTGGTTTTTATCTCAGGAGACCAAACCAGATTTAGATATTAAATCTGTCCCTGAAATAGAAGTTATTAAGACTGGAAGATCTAGAAGTTCCTCAACGCCAACACCTACTAGAGGAACTACTGAAAATCAGAATGTGGAATGTTGGTGGAATCAATTAGTTATTCCTCAACCTTCAACTGGAGGAATAAAAAGTAGTAAATTACCAGTTAGGAAAAATAACGTCGACTATATCGGCAATATAGAAGATATCGATAGTGACTCTAAATTGAATTCAGGTCAATATAGATAAACAAATCTCTTGAACATAGTGATTTGTTTGAATAATTATGGGTTTAAAGGCTATTAGAGATTAGAAAAGATATGAATTCTACAATAGCTCAAACTCATACTACAAAAACTAATTCATTAAATGTTAGCACGATCATTTCTGTGTTGATGGGTCCTGATCAAAAAAATTGGAAGAAAATAATCAAAGAGATACAAGTACTTAGAAGAAAGAAACATCAGATGGCATTCTTATTAGCCACTTTGGTATATGAAAGACTCATTGAATTGATGAAAGACGGGAATACTAAGTGGTTGCCGTTTCTCCATGAATTATTATTTGAAATATCCATTATAGGGTTTTACGTAGGAGAACATAAATTATCTATGAAATCTTCTAATAGAGTTATCTTCAGCAAAAAAACCGATTATCAAATGAGGGAATCAGTATTTAGAAATCTCCAATTCTATATTAAAAGGTTAGACTATTCAGCAAAATATGCTATTAAATTTAAGTCTCCACCTATAACTAACCCAAAACAACAGTATTTAGGTAAAAATTATGCGACAATGAATCCTTGTATTATCCGTATTAAAATAAACACAGACATAAACTATATGATACTGATAAGATGTGTAAATTATCATCAAACAGACGCAGAACATTTTTATATCATGGACAAGACAGAAAAGGCCCATACCAAAAACTTCATAATGCTCACAGACAAAAGTTTTGAACCTATTCAATGTGCTGAAATTATAGAAGATCTTGATAGAGAAAGAGAACAAACAACAGTCCTTGGATTGGAAGATGTCAGATTCTCTTATTCTGAAGACGGAAGGTTGATAGATCAATGGAAAAACGGAGGTATCTCATTTACTTGTACAACCATAGATACTAACAAAGAGCGATTTTCTCACATGCCTATTCCACAAATAAGTCTTTGTCGGTTAGGTCCATTTAAATCAAATACACAAAAGAAAAAATACAATGATGATCCTAAAATGGGAATAATTAAAGTTACCAGTATGTTACCTATGAAAAAAGCAGGAGTCAACAGGAAATGTGAAAAGAATTGGACAAGTTTTTACAAAGATGTTATATCTGAATCAGATACAAGTCAGGATAAAATTCAAATGGTTTATACTTTAGCTCCCACAGAAATAGTTGAATCAGATATTAATGGTGTCTGTAAACCTGTATTAAAATATGAATATCCATGGGAGGGTAATTTCCTAAGAGGTTCCGCAGGTCCACTCAGATTCGTAAAAACACCAACATCTGGTGTGAATTCTGATTTTATCGATAAGGGGGAATGGATTTTTGTTTCCCATGAAGTTTCTCATGGAATTGGCAAGGACTCTAGTAAGAGAAAATACTATCATAGATTTTTGCTTGCAGATAAGAATATGAAAATATTTGCAGCTTCTGAATCATTTTACTACGATCACAAGGGAATTGAATTTTGTACCTCCATAACTTTGTCTCCAGATGGAAAGAGTTATTTAATGGGAGTAGGATTAGAAGATAAACAGGCTATTATCTACGAAATAGAAAGTGAAATAGTTACCAAAATGATTTTCACAGGGAAAGATGATATGACCTTACTTTAAGTAATTTATATAGGTCATATAATCACAGATAATGATTACCTGTTTTCCTATGTTCGATTTATATGCAAATATGAACAAACAACTTCTCGCTGTGTCTATCAATCAAGAAATCGCAGATGATGCCGGATGTTCTTTTGATATTAAAATGAGCATAACCAATGGAATGGTTTCACTGTCAACCCCAAGAAATAAATATAAATGGAAATTTGGTGACAATATCCCAAATAGTGTATGTGAACTCTTATATTTTTACTTAGAGGATATGGATGACGAAACTTCCAATTTGAGAAAGGTCCTTAAATATTTGAATAAGGATTATGATAATTTTATCGATGAATGTCAGGAAATATTGTAAATTTATCTCAAAAATATCTCATAACGTTATGAGATATTTAAATTAGGTGCCTCAGTCTCTATAGAACAATTAGATTTTTATGTCCTTTTGTACAAAAATGTCTCTCCTGTCCTTACATAGTTTCCAGGAATTAATTTCTTCTTATTTGAAGATCTTGAAACTAACGGGGATCCTAACACCGAATTACTTCCTTTAATTTTTGCATATCTAGTAGGTTGCAGAGATTTCCCTGATATTCTCACTTTATCGACAACAGAACCTTCAACTGGAGAACTGGAAACACTTGAGGATTTAAATGAATTTCTTATTATAGGTGGAGAAGGCATAAATATTTCTTCACTGCTTATACCATTTGCAACTTTAGCAGCTGACCTTGCTGCTATTATATTGTTAATAGGGTCTTTGACGCTATCTAAACTTGGAGTTTCTTCGCTATCTGAAGGTCTAAAAAATTGAAAATAAACGACAACCAATACAAGAATGACGATAATTACAATAAAAATCCAAAAAATCCAATTGATCTTCTTTTTTGTCTTACTTTCGTAAGGTTTTGTTGCGGAATTTTCTTGGCTGCTTTTGTTATAGGAATTAAACCCATGTGATCCGGGTCTATTGTGTAAATTTGAGTTTTGATGTCTAGTGGATAACGGAGTAATTATATTTCTATTTGAATTTGGTCCAACATCTAGTCTTCTGCGATCACTAGAGTATTTACTATTTCGATCTCGTGATCCATCTCTATCACCTGATCTAGTATCCTTCGATTTACTTCTTCGTTTTCTTCTTTTTATAGAAGAATGTTCATCATTTCTATGTGATGAATGTTTTCTATGACTGCTTTTCCTACTGGAACTCGAGCTCTTACTTTTTTTTCCTCTTTTTCTCCTTCCATAACTAGAAGACATTTCCTGTCGACTTTATTTATTTATCTCGGTTCTTTAAACACACATTGAAATTGGTTCAATGTGTTTAATTTTTCCTTTCCCGCATTTGCTGACGAAAATTAAAAAACATACAAGTTATCAGAGAATTTTATGTGATCTATAATGATAGAGACTAAAGTCTTGAAATATTCTTAGTTGACCATAAAGAGTTTTTATGGATATAAAAGCAGAAAACATGGAATCTACCAAATTTGAACCAGATCCAAAAGGCATCTGTGAAGATAGTTTAATAGATAGTTTAATAGATGATAAGTATGATCCTAATACCATCGGGTTTTATTGTGTCAACTTAAAAAATTGTACTGATAGAAGATCTAGGATTGAGAAAAGATTTAAGTATCACCAATTAGGAAAAAATTTATCATTTGTAGAAGCTATCAATAGGGATGCTGATGAAATCACTATCTTTTTAGAAGGATCATGGGAAAATCAAAGAACTGACATTTCCGACAAGAAGAAAAGATCAACAGCAGCTTGTATGCTCTCCCATATAAAAGCTATAAGAACTATGGTTGATGATATAGAAAAATATAAAAAACAATATCCAGATAGAAAGTCACCAAATGGCGGAATTATCTGTGAAGATGATATTCTTATCAAGAACACTTGGAAGGCTTCCTACAAAAATGTTATGGAAAATTTACCTGATAATTCAACTCTATGTTCGTTGGGATACATGATAGATATATGGATAGATCCTGCGACGAATCAAACAGCTTACCCATTTTCTGGTAAAAATAGAAACAATGGAAACATTTGCAAAATCCATAATAAATACACCTGGGGAACTCAAATGTACTGGATTTCTGAGAAGTATGCTAAAAGAGCACTTAGAATATATGGACGTAAAGCGACAGATATAGAAAGATCTTGTCCAGGGCAATATGTAACTTCAGAAGTTATTGTCAGACTTTCTGGAGGACACATATCATATCCTCCTTTAGTTATTGAAGACGCTATAAATTTTTTGATTAGACCAAGTAACGAAATGGAAAGCCATATCAAAATGTTGAGGAGTTGGGGATATAACAATTATTCTGATTGTGAAGGGGATGAACATTTATCTCCACTTTATCAGGACCAATTAAATATTTACTCATTAAAAAACCAATTAGACATCTTCTTGGAGACTGAGAGAAGAAGAAAGAACAATTCTAAACTCTACCAAAATAGTCTATCAAATGTTCTTGTTGAAAAAGGCACCAAATTACCTATTGAGTCTGAATCTGACGAAAAAGATATAGTTGCTACTTTAAAAACAACTAGCTCTCTCGACCCAAAAACTATTGACCCAAATTCTATTGGCCCTGTAGGTGAAGCATTAAATTCATTAACAAGTTTGAAAAATACATCCTTATATCCATCTGGAGAAGGTAAACAATCTACTAAAATTAGAATCAGAAGACCTGAGGACAGAATATTTTATATGATTAAAACAAGTTATAGGTAGTATCTAGACTATTTATGAAATATATCAGTAGTTACTGATATATTTTTTTGTTTTTATTATTGGTCTTTAGGTTCGATAATTTTTACAGGAAGAGACGGTAAAGTTAATGGTGAAAAATGTGGAACAGTCACTTCAGCTACTGGTTGCAAAGGTATTTGTTGGGGTATTTGTGGAGATTGTGTTACTTCTTGTTTTGGTAGAGGCATAAGATTTAACGGTTGTAATGGCATAAATCCTTGAATACCTGTTGTAGGACCAGAAGTCAACGTTTTTTTGGTAACTTTTTCTATTTTCGGTAATTTAACATTGGTTCCTTCCTTAATCAAGTTATTTAGGAATTTTGGAACTCCTATATTCATATCTGGAGAAGGAACAACAACATCTGGTAATACAGGTTGAGTAGCAACAGTTTGCGCTAGAGGAGTTAATGTCATAGGTTCAAACACAGGTAACTTAGTAGTAATATTTGGTTTAGGTTCAGGTATTACAGTGAACTTTGTAGTTGGAAGTGGACCCTTGACACATGTGGCATTATTTATTGGATCAAGATTGTGTTCAAGAATGTGAACGTTAGGCACTACACCATTATTCAAATTAGGAAGAAGTTGTGTAGGAGAAGGACTTGGTACTAATCCCTCTGGTTGATTGACTACGTTAAGAACATTTACAGGGTTCTTTGTCAGAGGTACAGTGGTGATTGGATTTTTACCTATAAGAGCTTCTAACATATTGCCAGGAGCTTCAATATTCATATCGAATTCTTGATTCAACTCATTAACCCCTTGCTCAATATCATCTACATCAAGAGGAGTTATATTGTCTTCCTCCAATTCTACTTGGACTTGGTTAAGCATTTCCTTAGAAATCATGTTAGGGTTATAACCAGTGCCAAACTTACCTTTCTGTCCTAAATAGATAGATATAGAAGGCCCTGTTACAGGGTCAACTGTTCCGAATGTAGAAGCATTATTGATGGTATCCAATGCTCTCTGAAAAGAAGCTAAAGCCAGTACACCTGTTTCTTGTTTCTTCACTCCTGAAAATGTAACTTTGCTAACATCACCCATTCTGCACATATAGTCAGCAAGAAGAACAATATGTCTTCTATTTATATAGGCATCTTCGGCAGCCAAGACTTCATAAATTTCTTTAATCAAAAAGAATCTCATAGCTTCAATTCCTAAGAGCCTTATGATCTCATACATGTTATTACTATAAGTATACGCAAAATTAACATAATCATCCATAAACAGACGAGTCATATTACTTCCATCTGATTCAGCATGGTAGAACTTACCAGACTTCAAAATTCCAGTTTTCTCAAGAGCTTCAACTCTATTCTCAAGAGTCTTGCTGACATCTTTGATCTTGATAATTTTCTGCTCTTCGACAAGTGTTAATTTTCTGTTTTGATTTAGGGCACTTGTTCTAATTAAATTAATTTGGTTAGACAGTTCTCTGATTTTTTTCAGCTTTTTCTCAACTTCTGATTCTGTTGTTTTGATCTGATATTGGACTATTTGTCCAGGATTCATTTTATTCTTTTCTCTGGGATCAAGATCAAGAGCATTATCAAATTCAAATAAGTCCTTCATATCTTCAGGAATTCTAACAGCTAAATACAACAAATGATATCCAGAGTTGATCTGTTCTTGGGTGAAGGGAACTATTTTTAGTCCAGCCTCTTCACACAACTTCCTGACTTTCTGTCTAGATATTCCAGATATTTTTAGTTGATATCTGTCATACAGAAGATGCCATAGATCTCCATTTAATGGATCTTTTCGGATAAGAATTTCATCTTTGATAACATTCCAAACAACTGTTTCTACTGGGTATATAGCAGTAATACCGGAAATTCCTTGAATTTGCATTTTGTTCAAACTCAGTTTCAATGTTTTTGTTAGAAATATCAATGAGGCTGCCTGGTTGGTAAATTTGGTATTAGCTTGATTTTTGATAGCCTTTAAGACTTCTTGATCATCTGGATATACGTCTATTATACCAATATCTATAGAAGAGTAAACAGTGTATACAATATTGGTACTTTGACCAGATATTGTTTGAGCTACTTTTTCAATAGGAATCTTGTACTTAATAAGCGATGATACATCAAGTTGCAATCTCATCATCCATGAGGATTTGTGGATAGGTCCTACAATTATTCGGTAATCATCATACCAATCAGGTTCTTCTTCTCCAATAATATTATCATAAGATTCGATGTCTGGTACTCTTGCCAATAAAGATTCAACAGTAACTCCAACTATTTTAGGCCTCATCTCAACTAAGATATTACGAGCACTCAAGTTTTCATCTTCAAATACAATAGTACATGATGGAGCCTTTGGGTTAGGACTAGCATGAATAATTTCTTTAATTCGATCAGTACCTGCAATTGATCTCTTAGCTCCAGAAGTATGAAAAGAGTTCAATGTTAATTGAGTAAGAGGACCTCCTAATGCTTCAGCCGACTCAATTCCAACCATTTTTCCAGGACTTACTTTGGAAGCCATGTAGCGTCTGATAATGATTTCTTTAAGTTCAGGAATACCAAGTGGAGTGATTTTATAGGCTCGAAGATGTATAGCGAGATTTTCACCAATATACTTCTTGACATAATTTCTTACTCCCTCGGTAGCTCCATAAAATCCGTCTAAGCTATCAACAATATCTTTAATTTCACCTTCTGTCAGCTTACGCGGCTCCATTTCTGGAGTAGGGGTGGTAGTAAATAAAGGCAACTGATTATTGTCAGGGGATGCTTTCAACAGTAAAGTCATCTTTTGATGTAAGGGTTATAACTTAATGAAAAATAGAAAACAAAGGAATCACTTTTGTTTTATTTAACTTTTAACAACAAACTTTTTATTTTGTTCAGAGGGAGGATCTCAAAAGAATTCCCTGAAGTGATATTGAAAATAGTCTGTTTCCTCGTTTCAGTTTGTAAATCTATTTACTTTGTCCAGTAAATCTGTATTAAGTCATGTTCACAAAGAGTATAAAGATATAGCATTATTGTTAAACACAAGACAAATAAAGTGCCAAATTATATTGATGAACACCTTAACCATAAATATACCAATATTGGAGTACCTAAAAATGTTGGTTTTCATTTCTTTGATGATAACTGCCTATGATATTAGGAAAAAAATCTTCAAATTCTTAATTAACTTCGTCAGAAGAAAAACATCACCCGAACCTGATATGAGAGTCTTACTTTTAAATTCCATAGTAGCTAATTTACCTGCTATCATGAAATTTATTATCGGACCTATGACATCTAATAACGGAAACGATGTAAGTGAGAACCCTAATCACCAAGATTGTACTCCTTCTACTCCTTCTACTAGCTCAACTTGTATATTAGACGGCGATAATGCCAAATTACTAGGTTTATCAAAGTGCGATTCAACGAGTATTACTCAATCTACTAAATCTATTTCGAGAGAAACTGTCGATAACGAAGAAGTATCAGTTGCTAATAGACTAGCAACTGAGGATTAGAACAAAAAAGCCCTTATTGATAGATACAGATACAAATGAGACTAAAACATATCTAATTTCGTAATTAGTTATGTTGAGGAAATGGATTAACCATAACGTTTTTATTCGAAATTAAAAAGCTTATTAGAAGTTATGGATAGAAAGCTTCAGTTAGAAGACTTGGTATATAGTTACCCTGATATAGGAGATCCTAATTTTCAGACTAAGATCTCATCCAAACAAGAATTTATTGAATCTGGATCTTTGGAAGTTGAGGCTCCTCCCAAGAGAGGAAAACTTTTTCTTCATCAACAATTTACTTTGAGATATATTCTTCAATACAACAGGTTATTTCTAATTCATGATACTGGTACTGGAAAATCTTGTAATGCTATTGCACCGGCAGAACTTTTCAAGAGAGAATTCATGAACGGGATTTCCTCTTTTATAATGAATTATATTAGACCGGTAAGATCAAATATAAAAAGAGTCTATGTCCTAGTTAGAGGTGACACTCTAAAAGCCGAATTTAAAAATCAAATTGTCTGCAAATGTTCCCAACCTGGAGCCTATGAAACTCCTAAAATATTAGAAGCAGTAACTCCTACAGACAGGAAAAGAAATATCACAATTGAATTGAAAAAATATTATGAGATTATTACTTATGCTTCTTTTGTTAATACTATTAACCAGAAACAATGGGATGACGAACAACTTAAAAAGAAATTTTCCGACTGTCTATTTGTTGTTGATGAAGTTCATAATCTCAGGATAGACCCAAAGAAAAAAATAAAAGGGACGAAGAAAACAGAAAAAATAAGAATCTATGATACTCTTCATAGAGTATTTCACTTGATAGAGAGATCAAAGATTATGCTTTTATCTGCAACCCCTATGGTTAATGAGGCCTACGAAATAGGGCCTTTGATGAATTTGATTCTCCCAATGTCTAAACAAATTCCTGGTATCACTGACTTTGTAACAGCAACGGCAACCGAGTTATTTCCTTATTTTAATGGTTATGTTTCTTTTGTGAGACAAGCAAACACTTCAGCAGATCCAATGTATGTTGGTCAAAAAATTCCTAGACTGAGTTATAATGTTGTAGTTGAACCTCAACAAAGAATACAAATTAATCCCCTAATCCCACCAACTAATACAAGAATAGTACAAACTCAAGCCATAATCTATCCTACTATTATGTCAGGATATGCACCAGGAACGAAAGGTTTCAGAGGACAGCAATACTACTATAATATTGCGGCAGAACGTACTGGAGATACGAATATTCTTGCTGAAGGGGCTAGACTTTTTATTCCAGCCGTGCAAAAACAGAGACAAGCGGGGAACTTTGTATTTCCAGATGGTTCTTATGGAGGAACTCCTGTAGTAACACAAACTATAACAAACCCAAGGACAAGAAAAACAGAAAAAATCAAGGTTAAAAAGTTTCCATTAGAGGGATTCGATAAATATGTTAAACAAGTCACTAGGACCGTAACTAGAACTACAACCAATAAAAATACAGGATTAAAAAGACAAGAAGAATATCAGCAACCTGTTTATCCTTATTGGACACCCTCTCCTGAACTTCTTCAATGGATATCTAAACCTAAATACTTAAGAGCTTTATCAAGTAAATACTCTGAAATTATTAGGTTATGTAAACAAGGACCAGACGGAGAATTAGACCTCTTCAAGAAAAAAATGGGAACTTGTTTCTGTTATTCTGATTTTGTAGAAGGTAGTGGATCAATCTTGCTTTCATTATGTTTTCGTGCTAATGGTTTCGAAATGTTTGATGAATCGTCAGATGTATTTTCTAGACCAACAGTACACGGGGTTACAAACATAGGGACTACACTTGGAGGAAGAAAACTTTTGTCAGTTTGTCCATCAACGTCGGCACTAGATAAGAACAGGGATTCAAGAATTACCAAAAAACTTCGTTACGCTTTATTGACATCAGAAACTTCTGCAATTAAAGAGAGAGTCATTCTTGAAACATTTAATAGTCCAGAAAATCACAACGGAGAATATATTAAGGTGTTGATTACATCTCCAGTTGGAAGAGAGGGAATTAATACTGCAAATGTAACTCAAATATTTTTAGTAGGTCCTAGTTGGAACCATGCTACATCTTATCAAGCTATTTCAAGAGCTATTCGCGCTACTTCTCACGTATATCTATTAGATAAGTTGAAACAAAGGTTAAGAGATGAAGGAAAAGACCCTGAAACTGCAGGTATCAGTGTTAAAATTTATAATATGGTTGCATTAACCACAAATAATAGTCTCTCTAATGGAGTACCAATAATGTCAGGTCCTAGACAATCTGTAGATGTACAACTAGTGAAGCTTTCTGAAAGAAAAGATATTCAGATCAGAAGAATCATGAGAATTATGAAGAGATCAGCGGTCGATTGTCATATTCATAGAAAAAGAAATATTAGACCAGGAGATGTAGATTACAGTCCTGTGTGTGACTATGATCTATGTAGTTATGTTTGTATGACTCCAGCTCCCACAACAATTGACAGAACTAGTTATGATGTTCTTTATACTGGTAGTATAATAGATGAAATAGAAGAAAGACTTAAAGGTTTATTCGGTCTTCTGTTTAGTATTAACTACTACAAACTCTACAAACACATGAAGCAATTGGATGAAAATTATGAGCCAAGATTTATTAATCAAGCAGTCACCAATATAATAAATGAAAGATCTGTAATTGTCAACAGATTTGGATATGAAAGTTATCTTCTTGAACACGATAGTCACTTGTTTCTGTCTGTTAATTATCCAATATCTGTTTCTTCAGGACAACTTCCGATAAGCTATTATACTGAAAATTTAATTATGATTAGGAGCGAAGGTATCCAAACATATATTAATAGTCTCACTAAGACTATGCAAAGTCAATTTATTGAAAATCTAAAAAGATTGTCCCCTGATAATCCTGAATACGAACGAATATTGTCCGATCTTTCCAATACAAGTATCGCTAATCTACTTGAACAGGCAATAGAAATAAAACTCAAAGCCACATATGGTATCATTCCTGGGGGAACTAATCAAGTAATTACTTTGGCTGAAACACAACGTCTTCAGGGTTACACACCAGGATGGGTAGACGATATTATCGCTAGAAATTCCCGAAACGTCTTTGGCTTTTACGAACCAGTAGAACTCATAGATAATGTTTTAAGAGATCTGTCAACAAGAGGAACGAAAAGAGGTCGGAAACCTAAAATCGAAAATGTTCTCAATACGATGCAAATAATAATACCCCAAAATTTCCCTAGCTTCACACTTGAAGAGATTACAACTAGAAAAATCCCCCTGCAAAATATAAGGAAAAGAAATTTAGTTATAGTTCATAGATTGTATTCTAAAAAGACTGGTCATGCTTCTTTTGGAGTTACAGGAGACCTCAAGCGCGGAGAAAAATTAAGAAAATTGGATATATCACAATTTAAATGGGGAGATGTTGGAGCCATCGAAAATCCTGTATATGTCGAAATTATCCAAAAGAAGATTCAAGAGCTAAAGACCAGATTCCGACAATTTGATATCTATGGTACAATATTGGAGGATATGAAGTTTAGAGTTATTTTTGTAGGACTTGGTGAAACTAAAGGACCTGATACTGGTAAAGCTGCTAAAACTGGGCAGAATTGTGCAACAATTAGCAAATTTAATCTAATTAACATACTACTTAGAATAGGTGTACCAGCTCCACTAGAAATAGACGAGGTAGATAGGAATACCATGTTAGAGAGGATCATGAAAGAGAAGGCTTCTTCCGATATACTTGAATTAGTTCCCGGATGGAACATAGATCAGTTAAGATACTTTTACAAGTGGATTGTTAATGGTAATACTAAACCAAGTCTCTGTCCTATTGTCCAAAGGAAATTGGAAGCTATGGGAAGAATATTCCGAGGTTAAGGAAATGAAAATTTACTGAGGTTAAAACTGAACACGAAACTTATCTGATAAATTATCAGATAAGATACAAATAGTCATCAACCTTAAAGTTTTCTACTGAGAATTCCATAGGTATTAAAAATATGGAAAATATCAAGCCTAACAAGAGACACTTTTGTTATTTACTACATAGTCCTTCAACAAATAGAACGTATTTCGGTTATACTATAGATCCATATCAAAGACTTAGAAAACATAATGGAGAAATTGCAGGAGGAGCAAAAAGAACAAGAAAAGGAAGACCTTGGAAACTTGTTTGTTACATAGCTGATTTTCCTATCAAAAATATCGCGCTACAATTTGAATGGAAGAATAACCATCCAACAAAGGGTAATAGAAGAAAGAAAAAAGGTTATAGTATACCAGGACTAAAAAAAGGATACCTGTTAGAGAAGAAAATAGAAAATCTTACTAGAATATTGGCAGCACCAAAATGGACAGGCAACTCGGTTGATGCTAACACGATACCACTTTGTGTTTACTGGTTTTCTCTGGAAAAAAGGTTGTTATGGACTGATATTGGTATAACCAAACCAAACTATGTTTGTGAAAAATGGTTACTCCAACTATAGTAAAGAAGAGTTTCTTGGTTTAGGAGAGTTACACTTGATGATAAACATATCTGCGATGTCTAAAAGAAATTTTTGCGATCTAAAACAGGACAATTTGTATTCAAAATGCCTTTAACATATTCCTCAGTCAACTGTCTCAGAAGATGGAAATCAAAACGTAACGGATTTAACCGTTGCTGTATAAACTTTTTTCTAGTATTTATTAGAATTGGTATTTGTTTCTGGTATCCCTTTGCTTTTATACTAGATGTAATATTTTGCGGATCATGTGGAGCAAAACAAAAAATAAAATATGCAGGTGGAAAGGAGCAAAGAGAGGGTACAGACACAAATAACACTACAGTCTCTGATGGTAGCGAAGATAAAAGTAGAAGAAGAGATGACTACGATGTTGAATCAGGTAGATCTCAAAAAGGAAAAGGAAAAAGATAAGACTCTCATTGAACAACATTTAACACCTTAGGTGTTATATGTATGATTAAGATTATCTGCAGCAATAGGTGACAAGATTCCTGATTAAGACCAACATGAATACAAAGGGAACAAAGTTCAATACAGAAAATATTACTATCAATGCTATGTGGACATCTAAGTTGTCCACAAGAAGTGCTACCAATAATATAACCAAATTTATCAAGAACACCACTATATGGAATATTAATCCACTTTTTTCTTTGTGAACAGTATCTCCTTCTGAGACAATGTCATTAATTTTACCAGTAAAATTAAGAATCACAACTGTGAGACCATATAGGGAAAATATACCTGAAAGGAATATAACAAAAAGTTGAAGAACATTCATTGAATATTTTTGGACAGTAAACTATGTTTTCTTAAGCAAAAAGTGATTTTATGTTCTGGTCACAATTATCTAGTAAAAGAATCATTTTTCTCCAAACACTATGGAACAGCAAGACGAAACAACCTTAAGCAAGAAAACAAACACTAGCAATATTCCGTCATCTTCGTCTTCAGACGTAAAAACATCAAGAGAAGATACATTAATCTCTTCAAATAGAGTAGAAAAAATCAAACTCTCTTCTACTGAATCTTCTAAAAGAGAAAAACTGTTAGTAATGACGATAGGTGATCCTCATTTCAAGAAGAAAAATGTTCCTGAAACATTGGAAATGACCGAACGATGTTGCGATATCGCCAAAGAAAAAAATCCAGATGTGATCATTTGTCTCGGGGACATATTAGATCGTCATGAATCTATTCATGTAACTCCCCTAGAAAATTCTGTCATATTTCTTAAAAAACTAGCCAAAATAGCCCCTACAATTCTGTTAATTGGGAATCATGATAGACCTAATAATTCTGATTTTCTAAGTCCTCATCATGGATTCACCGCTTTAAAAGGTTGGCCTAATCTTTGGATCATTGATATGGTCTCTGAATTGTTTGTTAAGGGACATAGGACACTTCTAGTTCCTTATGTTCCTAATGGTAAATTTATGGAGGCATTGAATTTATTAGATAAACCGTTAGATGGTACTTCTGGGATCTTTGCCCACCAGGAATTCTTCGGATGCAAAATGGGAGCTATTAAATCTATAGAAGGCGATAAATGGCCAACTGATTATCCCTTAGTTGTATCTGGACATATACACGATTACCAATATCTGGAACCCAATATTATCTATACAGGAACTCCATTACAACATGCATTTGGTGACAGACACGATAAAACAATATCATTATTTACATTTTATGAAGAAGGGTTTGAAGCAACTACTGCTAAACTACCACCAGGTACTACTATTCATCACAGTCCCATTGATATACATGGAGATATAGTAGGCATGGAATCTACAGATATAGAACCTGAACTTGATTCTAAAACAGAAGAAGTTATTCTAATTGAAGGAACAGGTAAAACAGCAAATGCCGTACAAATGACTGAAACAATCAAAGACTCTAGTATTGATACTGATAAGATTAATAAAGTTTTTGTCCTAGCTAAGGATCCTGGCACTATCAAAGCTTTAATGGAAGAACTTGACCAGTCTACTATCGCTCAGGAACTAAATGAAATGACTATTGAGGACAAACAAATAAGAGTTGTTGCTTGGTCAGAAGAACGTGTAGATCTCGGATTAAAGAAAAGAAAAATTTTCTATCTTGACAACCAAAAGATTCTCACCTTTGAGCATGACCCTAACATTTTAAGTAAAATTGTTATTAGAGGTAACAAAGGTGAACTTCGAGGACTGATGAGAATGCAAAAAATCAAAGATCTAAGATCCAAGGGAATAACAGTCTCATTCAAAATAACTGGAACTGATCCAGTTGAGGAAGAACTTAGGGCCCAAACTTCTGGATTAGCCCAGAACAATAACACGTCACTCAGTTATTTACAAAGGCTCCAATACAACCTTAAAATGTTAGGATTGGATAAATCTGAAGGACATTTTGTCCGTTTATTTGGACAACATCCTATAGAACAAAGTATTCCGTTGTTTAATCCATCTAACGGGTTAACCCTAAATATTAATCCTAGTTCAACCAGTAGATCCATTTCCTTAAACAGTGGTCCTGTTTTATTAACATTGAACAAGTAATGTTTGTAACCACTTGATATAAAAATGATTTTAATAGAATTAGTAATAGGTGCAACTATAGATTAGGGATAACTAAAGATAGAATAAATTGATATTCATAATAATGATTATGAATTGGTATCTAATATCGTTATTACAATGGGAAACACCAAGACCAATATAGAAGAATCCGAAGATACTAAAAAACTACGAGATCTATTGCAATATAGGGAACATGAAAAGGTAAAGAAATTTTTGAGTTTAAATGACATAGATATAGATATTGAAGCTCAAGATCATTTTGGTTCTCCATTCATCAATAATGCAATAGTTACTAAAGATATCAGATATGTTGAACTTTTCTTGAATAAAGGAGCTAAAGTTACTAATGATGAATTATTGTTAGCTTCATTCTGGGGTTCTAAAAAGATTGTGAAACTTTTTTTGAATTATGATGTTGATGTCAACTGTAACAATGATAATGGACAAAGTCCTTTAATGAGAGCGTCACAAACAAACTCTATTGACGTAATGTTGCTTCTTTTAGATAATGGAGCCAATATAGAACAACAAGATAAAGATGGACATACAGCACTTACATTGGCATGTGTAGTGAATAACTCAGAAGCGGTATCATTCCTATTGAAAAGGGGAGCAAATATCAACCATAAAACTAAAGATGGATTAACGCCACTTACGGCAGCTATGATTAACGGTTTCAATGATATTGTAGCATACCTTAAGAAAGATCCGAAACTTGACGAAAAAACCAAATATCCATTATGGATTAAAAAAAATTGAACATGTAATGTTTGTAACTATTCTCTCCTATAGGAGAAAACAGTTTATTAAATATTTTCATGGGCTATTAGATTATCATGTAGTTTTATAAAAGACTTTTCTATTTTAGTCTGATCACCTATGGTCTCTAAATATTTAGCAATAAAGTCACCCTCTCTATTTTTCTTTTTGGAAAGCCTAACGTTATAACCATATTTATGAGAAAATAGAGCATAAAAAGGGTCACAGTTTAAATACATCATCATGTTATAACTATCACGTTCATAATAAGGAGTTACTATAGACATTAAAAATACATTGAAACCATTAGGCGTTTGGTAAATACGATAACAGTACATTGGAGCTTTCTTAAGACATTCTTTTACTTCTTTTAAAGTCTTGCAATCATAGTCAATCATCATTAAGTTATAAAATCTAGCTCCGATGAGATTATTGTCTGTCACCTGAGTTTCTTCGAGGTTTCCAGCGTCTTGGCGTTGACTTTTTCGTATTCGGTGACTCGCGTCGGCCACGTGTCGGCCTTGACTTAAATTAACGAATATACCTCCCACTACTCCATATAAGATCTATTAAAAATTCCCTATTTGCCTAGGTTGGTGCTCGACAAATCTTAAGAACTTCACCTTGAGTATCTATTTTCTTGTGAGGCCCTCTTTCAAAATTCTTTCTTCTTGATTCCAATACTTGGTTTCTCCAATGACCTGCATGCATATTTTTTATTTGTTTAAGACCTCCAAATTACCACATAAGTCCACCTTGCTGACGCGAGATTGATTTCATTTCTATATAAATATTTCACGTACTTGTGAAATATTTTAGGTTAAGGAATATTGTTTTATTTTAGCGGGCTCATGATGGAGTAGCCATTGGCAAGTCGATAGACAGATTCTTTATATTTTATAGATTTACAATTTCCAGCAGCCATTACTTGAAGATATAAATTTTCGTGATAATGGCCATTTACCAGTTCTGGATTTTCATTCAATTCCTGAAACCATTCTTTTTCCCTAAAACATTTGATTAAAATTTTTGCACGATGTTTTGCTTCCTTCCAAGATATTCCTGAAAGATTGATTTCTGCTATTTTGTCCATGGTTTTTTCTAATCAAATTTTTTTCTCCTTAATTCTGACAATCTATCAATTTTGAAAAGTATTTTCTGAATTAGTATAAGACCTAGAGATAGTAAACAAAAGAAAATATGGAGCGCGTATCATCGAATTTTAACAAAACAACAAACACCTTCCTAGAATACATTTGGTTAGATGCCAAGGAAAACTTCAGATCAAAGGTTAGAATAGAAAGAATAAAAAATCTTAGTGAATATAAACTTCCTATATGGAATTATGACGGAAGTTCTACTGGACAAGGAACAACGAGTAATTCAGAAGTTCTTCTTTATCCATCTTCAGTATATTGGCTCCCTTGTAATACTAGAGCTTATGTGATATGTAAGACATCATGTGACGATGTCTACATAGGAGATTATCAAAAATTATTTGAGAAAATATCAAAGGATGTTGATCCGTGGTTTGGTATGGAACAGGAATTTTTTATGTTTCCTCGAGACAAAACTAGAGAAGAGTTTCTATCGATGTATCGAGGACAGGGGAAGATACAAGAAGATTTTTATTGTTCTATCGGTACTGATCTTTCCTATCATCGTTCTATTATTGAATTAGTCGTCAATGAACTACTTTCTTTAAATATTACTGTTACTGGTTATAACTATGAGGTAGCTCCTGGTCAAGCTGAGATACAAGTATTAGGTAAAGGTAAATCGTCAGCATATGATTTACTGTTGTTAAGATATCTTTTGATTAAGAGGTTTGGTGAACATGGACTAGCAATAGATTTAAGCAATAAACCACTAGGAAAAAAATACAATGGAAGTGGATGTCATGTCAACTTCAGTACCTCTATAACTAGAGGCAAAGGTGGACTAAATCATATCAATAAGATCATTAAACAATTAAGTGATAATCATTATGACCATATCAAAAAATTTGGTAAAGGTAACCATATGAGACTGATAGGGGTACATGAGACAAGTAGCTTTGATAAATTTACATGGGGAGTTGCAAGCAGAAATACTTCAATTAGAATTCCCAGGGAAACAAATAAAAATCAATGCGGATATTTTGAAGATAGAAGACCTGGTGCTAATATGAATCCTTTTGTAGTTTTGAAGTGTATTTTGTCAGCCGCTTTATTATGTCAGACTGTAGAGAATGGTAATACTTAGCTGTTGTAAAGGTGACCAGCTTAAAAAAAATGAGAACATATCTATTAAGGTCGTAAATATATCTATTAAGGTCGTAAATATATCTATTAAGGTCGTAAATATGTTAAAGAAATAAATTGTTTCTAATAAAAAGGTTATGAATCAAACAAAGGAAAGATGTCGATTATTCAAAGATGGATGTTGCAGATGTAGTAAGTGTACATATTGTTGTTATACGCAGCAAAGTGTAAATTCTTTTGCATCTCTATATTCCCAATCTAAAAATTACAGGTCTTTACCAGAAAAAGATCATTCTAGTGAAGTACCAAAATCTTCCTAACTTTCATATATTAACATATTTCAGCCTTTAGCTGGTATATGTATTATTTATTTTAATGATAACCTGACTGCCCTCTCTATTTCTCGGTAAGTTTTTAATATTTCCTGGACTAGTTCGCCTTCAGATTTTAATCTAAAATACATTCGAACTTTTGGGGGATATTTAGGTTGTCCAGATATAGCATCTACACCATATACTGTACCACCTAATTGATTCCAAATCTTGGTAGGATCAGCCTTTTTCAAGATTTCATCTTTTTTATATTAGTTTGACCATACCTATTCAACACAACGATTGACTGGAAAACAAAATATTGAAAGTCATCAGGATCAAATGTCTTAATGTTAGGAATCCGTTTGGTTAAAATAGTTTTTCTTCTTTACGTAAGTAACTCTAAAAAGAGTTGGGTTTTGTTTTTTGCTTTTTTAGTTTCTCTTCTCTCAACTCTTATTGGCTCTAAAGAACGAAGTTTAGCAAGATTCAAAGTGTTAGCTAAATAAGTTTTCATTGTTTGATCTGCTGGTTTGTCCATAGTGTCAAGGTTGTGACTTCTTTTTAATAGGTTTTTTTCAATTTTAATTAAATAATGGACACCAAATCCCCTATTTAGGGTACTTCTTTCTTTGAAAATTGATAAATTAAAATTGATAAATTATATAAGCATTATGAGTTAAATGACAACTTCATTTTCACATGGAAACACCAGCACCAGCAGTAACACTAGTTGTTAATAGTCATTATTCTGATAATATCAAAACTTTAGCTACACTATTAGCTAAATGTACTCAGGTACAAATAACTGGACTTAAAGTCGCTGATTTGAAGAAATATTGTATAGCACTTGGGTTCAAACCTTCCCAGCTCAAGAAAGCTGAACTAATTAGGTTCCTTTATGGTGTAATTGAAACAATCACCAAAAATATTCCTCGAAGTGTCTATTCTACTGTTCTTCCTGACCAGTATGTAGCAGTAACAATGAATCTCGATAAAGGTCAAACATGGCGTCAGCATCTTTTGAAGTATGGTTGGGCAACATCACCTATCCCAGACTTTGATTCAAATAAATATGTTCAAGCGATGTTAAATTGGCTCCATTCAATGTGTCCAGCTTTCGATCAAAAGGATTCCAAAACTTGGACGAGAAAAAATATGCCAATTCGTCTCCATGGGATTTTCAAATATTATATTGGTCATTTACCTTGGATCTGGGAGATTCGAGAAAAATGTCTTCCTATTTTTACAGAATTATGGCGATGCAAACCAGATGAGCTTCTTACCTCATTTGACGGTGGATGTTTTCTAACTCCTAAAGATGTTGCAACCCGTAAGAAATCATGGTTTCATTGCGATCAGAACCGTATCGTTGGTTCTGGATTTATCTGCGTCCAAGGCGTGGTTAATCTTTTAAACAACGGTCCACAAAGTGGTGGTCTTGTCCTTATTGAAGGAAGCCATAGTTATTACAAAAACTATTTGAAACAGAATCCGTCCGAACTTTTTTCAGGGTTTTCCAAAATTAACATGGAAGACCCAGAAGTAAAGAAATCACGGATTATTAAAGTTTGTGCTCCAGCTGGACATATTCTTCTATGGGATTCAAGAGTCTTTCACTGTAATACTTCACCAACATTTCCAGAAGATGAATTGTTTAATATAGAGAAATGCCGAATGTGTACCTATGTTTGTATGCAACCTAAGTTAGGAGCTAATAACAAACAATTAGCAAAAAGAATCAAAGCTTTCAAAGAAGGAAGAATGACTAATCATTGGTCTTATGGCCCTATGTTAACTATTACTGGAAAACATCCACGACATTATGGTCAACCACATATTCATCCAGATACAACAGAAATTACTACACTAAACCCTATACAAAAAAGTTTAGTAGGATATTCAAATACTGAATAAATCATTAGACATAGTCCGAGTTTATAATAGAACCATAATCTTCTATATATGATATTAATCACCTATATCTTCTTCACTATCTGAATATTCTTTTCCATCGCCACAGTAATATCTTGTTTCTTGGGAATTAATTGTTTCATCATGATTAGGTATTTCTACCCTTATAATAATGTTATCTGATTTAGGAAGACAACAATAACCAGTCAATATTATTCCAATAACAATAACTACATAGCTATAACTGTCTAATACAAACATTATTTTATTAAAAGTGAATTATTGATTTAGACCTATCATTTATATTGGCCAATATATTGCAGTATAACTGCAATATGTTTAAGGTTTAAGGTTTAAGTCTTTTTAGGGGGTTTACTCGCTTCTTTAAGTAACTCGTAATATCTGTCGGCCATTGCGGATAGCGGATTGCTGTCGAAAACAGGAGAATTATCCCAACCATCAAGAATAACAAAAGTTGTGTCAATACATGGTGGATTGCCAAAAATGAAATCTATGATAGCTTGTTTTAGCAAATCTTTGTCGACAGCGCAGTAAATATCGTTTGATCGAATTCTTTTGCACATGCTCTTGAAGACTTTTTCGGTCGGATTATTTAAAATTTCTAATTGTTTTTCTGTGAAGATCTCTTTGGTGTAAAATTTGTCGTCTTCATCCATGTAGTAATAACTTTCACCAAAATCAGGATGGTATTCCCACTCACCGTCTTCAGATTCAGATACAAACCGCAAAAACTTTTGATATCTTTCTTTTGGATCCAAATGCGACATTTTGTGTTTATAATTATCCCTATTATGTCTTAAAAGAAAGAAATAATCATTTTTGTCTTAAGTAACAATAAAGGTCTTTTACTTAATCATAGAACAATAAAATAATAAAAATTGTGTCTATAGGATCTCCAACAAATGTCATAACCCTTATTGCCATCTTTCTTTTACATCTAGCAAATTTAACTACAAAGTCTATATCTTCTTTATTCATTTAAGATTGGCCTTCATCTTTTAGAGAAACTATTTACTTCCTTTATTATACAAAAAACTGACAAAATGCAAAAACCATCCAAATATAGCTGAAGTTTGTGCAAACAAAGTTAAGGACGCAGTCATGATTCATGTTGAAAATACAAAAGATGTGTTAATAGAGAAATTTAACCTACAAATTAAGAAGTATATAATCAATCGAATTGAGCAAGGAATTAGCATTTCTCAACTTGCGATCATATTCCAAATACCTATTAGAACAACTATCAGAATCAACGAAGCAAGATCCACCGTCTGAAGACGATTCTTAATTACAAAAATTACTACACAGAAATTCTGGTTGATTACTGTGCTATGAACTCTTGTCTGTTCGATAAGTGAATTCAAAAAACATCTAACAATAAGTTGGTTCATGAAAGTATTTTTCCATTTCTTGCAAATCCAAACAAGATAACGGGAAACATCTCTATTTTGAATAGTCTTCAGAGCTTGAAAGTATTGATTTAATGTGTTCATATTGTTCTAGATAGAACAATATGTTTCTTTTTATTGTCTTTTATTTTCTTCTATTTAGATGTTAAAGTAATACCGAATGTCTTCTCAACTTTGGTATATTCATCTGGGTGAATCCAGGCTTTCACGAATAGTGATACTGGTTGGTTTAGTTCCCATATTTCTCCTAACCCAGAAAAAGTTATGATTTCGATATATTTTCCATCAGACTCAATGCACACTCTTGCAGCTTTAGATTCCCAGTTCATGATATATGCGATATCTGGAGCTCTTACATCTAGTGTGACATAATCTTTTGCATCTGTGTTCACTTTCAAGTATCTTTTCGTTGACATTGGCAATAGTTTACAATTAAAAGAAAAGAAATATCATTTTCAGCAAAAATCTATACAGTATGTATAAACTGTATATGCCAAGAGGAGTAATGATGTTGTTTGGAAGATTGATCAAGAGTGTCATCATCAAAAATGACTATGTTATATTTCATTTTTTAACTTCTAAAAGTTATTCTCCTATGTTTTCATCAACATCGACTAGTACAATTACTCTATCTAAGGATCAGGAAACTGCTCTTACTGGATTAATTTCCTTCCTCGATCAGAAATTCATTAAGAATAACATTAATTCATATTGTGCTACCTTATCAGGATATGCAGGTACAGGAAAGACTACTTTGACCAAGGAATTTCTTCGGATCGCTAGAATTCGCAAAATGAAAGTTGCTGGAGTAGCACCAACACACAAAGCAAAGAAAGTATTAGCTAGGACACTAAATAATAAATCTTTTATTCAAATTGCTACCTTAACAGTAGCTTCTCTATTACTGAAAACAAGAGAACATTCCTACACTGGAACTAAAAACTTCTCTAACAACTCCAAAGGAGGCAAGATTAGTGATTATGACTTATTGTTGATTGACGAAGTATCCATGGTATCAGATAGAGACTTTGATGATATTATTAAACATGCCAATATCCATGGAACTAAAATCATATTCATTGGAGATGATGCCCAAATACCTAATCCAGCTCAAGCCTTTATCAAAAACTCTGAGGGATTCCTAGTTAAGAAAATCAGCAAAGCTTTCTCTTTGAAACACCATTTATCTTTGACCAAAATTATTAGACAAGGTTCAAGCAACCCCTTAATTAGTGTTTATGATTTCATCAGACAAAATATTAATTCGCCTATCAAACTTCCTAAAAAATCTGAGATCAATGCTAAAGGCGAAGGAATTACATGGTGTACCGATTATTTCGATTTTGCTGATAAAATCAAAGAGGCTTTCACCAATCCAAAGTACAAGAAGTCCAGTCAAGATTATGCTGATCTTAGAGTGATAGCTTATACAAATGATCGTGTTACACATTATAACCGTGAAATTAGAATTATGATCAAGAGAATGAAAGATATCGATGTTGGTGAAATATTAATGGGATATGAAAATGTAGGATTTCCTTACAAGGTTATCGAAAATGGACAGGATTACATAGTTACTAAGATTGTTTTGACCAAGACTCATGAAATAGAACTTAGGAACAAGACCTTTAGTAAACTTGTCGGAAAACTAATCACTGTCAAGGAAATAGATACTCCGAAAATATCAACTTTATTCTTTCCCGATATTAATAGTGGATCTAACTTCGATGTTTTAATGGAACTCGTGAAAAGAGCTGAGAATAACAATGAAAATCATTCAACTAGGCTAGACTTTGCTAAGTATGCTGAACTTAAAAATCAAATGATATTTCTGCAAAATGTCTATCGAATTAAAGGAGTTATTATGACCAGTGCTGATGCAAAAAATGCTCATCCATTATTATTTACTAACGTAACTCAAATCATAGATGAAAGAGATGATGGGGATAGGAAGGTTATTATCAATGAACCTAATCGCCAGATCCATGCGAAGTATCCTGACATTATTAAAGAAAGAGCTCTTGATTCTAAATCAGTAGCTGTATCTGAGAAATTAATTGATCGTTACTTGATAATCAACAAAGACATTGACTACGGTTATGCTATTACTTCACATAAATCACAGGGATCTACCTATGAAAAAGTATTCATTGATGAAAATGATTTTAGTCGAGTTAAAAATAGCTGGAACTATCGATTAGGAGCAACTGAAGATCGAACTAGAGAAATCAATCAATTGAAGTACGTGGCTTTTACTAGACCTACTCTTAAGGCAATTGTGCTAGGTTCAACATGATATGATTTTAGATATAACACCTTAGGTGTTATATTTCGCAGAGATTATTGCTTTGACTAAATAACATTTTTAATCTTGTAAAAAATATATAAGGTGAATATGGCTACCACTACAGGAACAACTTGGTATAACATAGCAACAACAGTAATATCTGCTTTGTCATCGCATGCCTTTTATTCCAGTGCGATTTACTACAATAGAATTAGAACTGGAACTTGTAATGCTATGACTCAGTCTGAGGCAAATGTCATGATGTGGATTAACATTATTATTGCTATCGCATTTTTTATTCATTTTCTTTGGTCAGCACGGATGATGTTATATGTTCGTGAATTCAATATAGTGTTTGTTGATCTTGTCGAAACTCCTGCAACATAGTACTTAGGTCTTAGATTTGTCTAGTTGAAAGACAGGTTTAGGAATTACAGTCAGATCTCTAGATTTTCGCGGAATTTTCTTAATCCAATCTATTAATGTTTCAAGGTGTTTATCGTTAGGGTCTCCTAAAAACTCAGGAATCAATATCCCATTGTCAGTCGTTTCCACAAAGCTATTACTAATATCATCTACAATTAGACATGTCTTAATGTCAATAAAATCAAAGGAACTCTTCAACTTGGAAAGAGGTTTAGTATAATTTCCCTTTATTTCCTTACAATGTTGGAAGGACCAAACAGATGTAGGAAATTTACTCTGTTTTTCAAATATCTTTCCTACAATCATGTCTACATATTTAGCTGAGTTAGTTGACCACACAAAAATATGTTCAAAGTTATGACAACAGACTTTAATAAATTCGTTCAGAAGAGGTCTAGAAATTACTCCATATCCCTGAATACGATCCAAAAATTCATCATAGGCTGCAAATTCTCCAGGGATAGTTTCTAACTCTTTCGTTTTCGTAAGAGGTTTATCTGGGTCGTTTTGTTTTAAATATCTACCTTTGATTAACGTTTGGTCTAAATCAAGAACTAATGACCATTTATTTGCAGTTCTCGGTCTAGATATCTTTAAATTTCCAGAAGGTGTTGAAGAATCCATCATTAGGTTTGTTTTGCAATGCAAAATCTCTTTTGTGTGTCATTTTTGTAACAATAAAGTTTGGCCAGGGATTCACATTAATAAAATTGATATCTAAAAGAAAGATTTATAGACATTAATTAAATACCTATGGACGCTTTTCCACCGATATCACCGCTAATTCCTGTAAAAAGAAAACTAAAAAGAAATTTAAGGTTTCTCTCGTACACACAGTACATGGAAACTACAACATAAATTGGAAGTTATACACGGATCCCAAATTTTTATCTGATATTCTTGATGATGAAGAAGACATATATTCTTATCTTAATGTATCCGCATCTTTCTCAGAAGACAAAATACGTATTTCTCGAAGAATATTTTATGTTCTACATGACGAAGACACCCTTATCGATTACTTATTTGACGCAAAGAGAAAATTTCTAGGTAATAGTATGATGCATCTCTATCAAATTAATTTAGATCCCGTATATAAGGAACAATTACTTAGATTTATAAAGGCAATAGAATAGATCTGGCCTCAAAAGTGATCATATAAATCAGACTTATGAAGATTAGGCTAAACCAGTCTTTGACTATGACTACTTATATTCGACCAGAGCTTTTAGCTAAAATTACTTTTCAAAAACCAGAGGAGATCATCCATCAAGACGATGGAGAGATCTTATATGGAAATGAATATCTTCCTGAAAAAATCGACCATCTTTCACTCAAGGAACTTACTGAGTTGTACAACAGCATGAAAACAGAACTTAAAGATCGTAGTACTTGTGAGAATCTTGAATTTGCTGTTGAACTCCTTAGAGAAGTGATTTCTGAAAAAAAATCAACATAAACACGAAAATGCATAACTTTCCTCTGACTTCAGAGAAAAGTAAAAATCACATATAACTCTATGTAAGTCAATACTTAGATCTATAGTCTCACTCATAAGATGTCAAAACTGATGTATCAAATAGGATTAATAGAAATATTAGCAATGGAAAGACCAGAAATTATCAGAGATGATCTGTCAAGTCAGATCAAGAAAAAATTTGCTTATATTTGCGGACCTACAGTTTATGATGATTCACATCTAGGTCATGCGAGAGTCTATGTCATATTTGATATGATGACTCGTGTATCCAACGACATGGTCGCTATAATGAATATTACAGATATAGACGATAAAATTATCAACAAGGCCCAACAAGAAAAAAAAACATTCAAGGAAATTGCTTTGATATATGAAAGATCATTTTTTAATAGTATGAAAAAGCTCAATGTTCTCAAGCCTAAATTTTTGTTGAGAGTCACAGACTATATCCCTGAAATAATAAAGTATATAAATAAAATTATCAGCAACGGATATGCCTATATGAAAGGCGGATCTGTATATTTCGACTCTAAAGCCTATGAATTGAAATATGGAATTGGTAATCTGACTCCTAAAGGTCAAACAATGGCTGATTTTGTTATGTGGAAATCAGCCAAAACAGGAGAACCATGTTGGAACAGTCCGTGGGGAAATGGTAGACCAGGATGGCATATTGAGTGCAGTACTCTAGCTACTACAATCTCTCCAATAATAGATTTACATATTGGTGGTATAGATTTAAAATTTCCACATCATCAGAATGAGGTGTATCAATGCAACGCTCATAGAAACGACCAAAAATGGTGCAAGAAATTTCTACATATTGGCCATCTCCATATTAATGGACTGAAAATGGGAAAATCATTGAAAAATTTTATTAAGATAGATGAGATCTTCCATAACTTTGGTAAGTCTCATAGTTCTATTGAAATAGCTAATTCTTTGAGATTGTTGTTCGCAAAATCAGATTGGAAGAAAAACATGAATTTTTCCATGGATAGCCTTCAAGAATCATTTAAATTATGGTTTTCATTCAATAGTTTTGTCAGATCAGAAACTACTATAATCCTTTCTAGTAAAGAGTTAAATTCTGTTAATAAGGGGATCATGAATAATGAAAGTATTATTGAAAAATATTTAAGCAATTATGATTTTCATTTGGTTATAGGGGCGATTAGTAAAATAGTGTTTAATACTCATGAGAGTCAAAGAACAAACGAATTGAAAAAATTTGTTAAGAATACCCTTGAAACATTAGGATTTGTATTTGAAGGTAACAATGATATTTTGCCTATTCTTCTTAAATTTAGAAAACAGATGAGAGATGTGGCCAAGAAAAGTGAAAAAAATACTAGAAAAGATTTATTCAAAATTAGTGATAGCCTGAGAGACGACCTAAAATCTATAGGTATAAGAATAGAAGATAACATATAA